CGCAATGTTTTATTACAAATTGTGCATTGAATGTAATGAATTTATAGTTTTAAAACTGTGCAATTAACTGATTTTTAAAGAAATATACATATAGGGTGAGTGTGTCCCGTACGCACCGCGATATGATGAAAGTCAGTTTTTCCTGTACACTAAAGGAGAACTGACTTTTTTGTATATAATTGAAAATCTAAAAGTTGGATTGCTAAAAGTACAGAATAATGCTGTACACTAAGTGATGATTGAGCAGTGTTAAGGCTAAAGCCTAGTTAGTGATGTGCACGATTTGCGATGAGCATAAGCGTCTATTACTAACTGATAAAAAGCAATGTGATGATCACTATCAATTACCAGATGTTTGGAAACAAAGGGTTCCAACTCAGATTAAGGCTCTATCAGAGTGGAGAAACAAAATTCATTAATGTTACAAAGATGCTGAAAGGCTCTATTCAAAGGAGGCACTGGAATCAAAAAAAACAGCTCTTTATTCCCAGTTGTCCTTTTAGTGACGAAAATAATTCAATCCTTGTTCAGTTCAGGCAAAAGTATGATGAGGCTGCTATCAATTGGAATGGCAGTGTGTTTGGAATGATTATGGCAATGGAATCATCAGACACATCAGAAGATAAAGGCATGAAGGTATCTGAATTTATTCAGTTCGTCATTGCCAGATTAAAAAAGAATAGACACGCTGATGGAACGTTCAAGGGGAGCTTTGAAGATTATTTGAAATGCGAGAAACGTATTCAGGAATTTTGCAAATTTAAAAGAATCAAGTATTCCAACCTGCTTGTGTCAGAATTAAATGCTTCGTTCGTAAATAGTGTATTTGATTGGGTAGAGCGTTCTCGTAAAGGAAAGGGGATGAGGTACATCTCAAAAACGCTCCATTCGCTAATAATGAAAGCTGATGCCGAAGGACATTTGAAAGCAGAAGATTTCAAGAGTTGCAATTGGTTCAAAAAGCCGCGTGTAAGTTCTCAAAAGTTCAATACCCTTACGGAAGAACAATGCAAGCAATTTGCTTCGATTGATTTGGCTGAAATATGTAATTCAAGATGGAATGAACTGTATCGCGATTTTTGCCTGTTTATCCTTTATACTGGACAGTCAGTCTGTGATGCCGTTGCTCTTAGGTATTCCGACATTGAACAGATTGGCGGAATCAGCCATTTCGTATTTAAACGCAGAAAAATAGCGGAAAAACAATCTGTTCCATGTTCTGTTCCAATTAATACGGAAATGAATCGTATAATGCTACGTTGGAGGCATTTGTCAAAAGACGGTTATATATTTCCTATTCGCAATAAGGAGAAGATAAGGACACAGGGGACAAACAATGGGGATATTAAACACTTTATAGGGAGGTTGAATATATGGCTTAAAAAAGTTGGCAAAGCAATACAATGCCCATTCTCGTTACATACATATACGTTTAGGCATACAGCGATAACACGTTATATAAGCAAGGGTGTGCCGGTTATATATGTGGCGAATATGATGGGGACAAGCGTGGAGAACTGCGAAAAAATCTATTACAACAATCAGGGGGACATTTCCAGCCGGAACAAGGTGTTGGCAGCAATGAAGTTCTGATTAATCGGGGTGAAACAATTTAAGCACTTCATACTTTTAATTGGAAAAATATTGTTAATGGAGCCAAATCGTTTAGAAAGGTTTAGAAAATCATGTTTGAAAATTTGTGTGTATGATTACAATTGACTAATTTCGCAACCGAAAAATTATGGTTATACAAAACCCATATTCGGAGATTCCTCACAAGGTCTTTAATCGGACTTTTCTACAGGAAGTTTCGGCAAATATAAAATTTGTCGAAACGCCTTTGTTGAATAATAAAGAAGCAATTATTCATTTCTTAAAATCAAATTTTGGAATAATTGAAGACTTTCCGGGAGCCCTGACGGTTGGAGGGATAACCTTATCAGCAGAAACGGCAGTTGAAAGATATAATTTCTCAACTACTTCTGCATCTTTAACACTTGATGCCAGTATCTATCGGTGCTATAAAGTCACTTTGGCTCCTAAAATTAAACGACTTGTTGAATTTTTAAAGGCTTTAGGGATTGGAAAAATAGAGGCTTTGACGATCTCTAAGAAAAACTTGTTTAAAGCAACCTCTCCCAATGCTTATTCTTCATGGAGATTTGCATTACATGAATCTTTTAAAGATGAAAGTCTCAGGGAACTTGCCGCTAACTCATCTGTTAGTGACAAACCGTTTAAAATAACAATTGAGGGGGCTGGAAAATTTGATGGAGGTGAAGTTCGTGTACCTTTTTTGGTTGAAGTTGTTGATAAAGATAATTTCTATTTTCAAATGGATTTAATAGGAACTGTTTATGATATTGACACTAAAGATATAATTGCGAACGCAGATGTATTGAATCATATTATATTCAGTACATTTTGTAATATGGTTTCAGATAAAACGATAAATTTATTGCAGCAATAATATTATGGAAACAACTGATTACACTTTTTTATCGCCAGCATCTTTGCCTAAGGCTAAAAAGACAAAGGTTGTAACACGATTTGTCCTTGCTACTATAGTTGCAGTTGCTTGTACGTCTGATAATGTTGAGACAAGTGGTGTTTCCAATAGTGACTTAGTTAGTGTTAATGATATTGTATGTCCTGCAAAGATTGAATGTGTAAAAAATGAAATCTTGACTTTTACAGATTCTTATTCTGAAAAAGAAAAGATGTTAGGGAAACTTTCTAATTTCTTCTGTAAATTGAACAAAGAGGGGTGGGATGGTTACAATGCCTTTCCCATAGAACGAGATTCATACTTAAATGCCCGTAAAATAGTAATGGGTACCCCTGACTCGATTCTTCAATTGTGGAATGTCTTTCCATCACCTAACGGCACTATTTCCTTTGAGTTCAAAGAACGAGAAATTGCGGCAATGAGTGTTGGAAACAAAGACTTCTCGTATGTTGCCATGAAAGAATCTGGAGATTCCATTATGGAACAGAGGGAATTTAATACAGATAAAGCGGTTGAGGCTCTCATTTCTATGAGCAACCTGTTTGGCTATTTTACTTAATATGGATCAAACATTATACGATGTTGATGAATCAGAAGAAGTTGCCCGTATCCTTTTTTCTCCAACAATGGTTCAAGAAGGGAGGATAAGTCGCAATGCGTTTTTCTTGGAACAATTACGTAATGGTAAATGGGAAAAATATCTATCCGTATGGCGTACCTTACACAAGGTTCCTACACGAGAAAATGTAACTTTTCCTCCACGCACTCCTGGCGATGAAGCGTTTGGATATGCGACATTAAACGTTGGTGTTATTCATACTCAGGATATAATGGATTGTACAGCAAGGGTTAAAAGAAACGTAAAGAATGAAAATCATTATCATGTAGGTATTTTCTATGAGTTAGCTCAACAACCGATTGTAGGAAAATGTGATGCGGTGTCGTTTATGGCTCTCACGATGGCATTAGCAAACAAGGCTGCCCTTATTCCTTTTCCAAAAAGGGAAAAATAGTGTTTTGGAAGTTATCAAATAGAGATAATGACGGACAAGTACAATTCATTTGAAAATCCAGAATCCAGATATAAGAGAACTTATAACTGAATCCCGTTTACATTTACACAAAATTGTGGACAGTGCCTTATTCCGATTCAATCTTGCCCGTATATTGATTTCCTTTGAATTTCATTCCTTTGGTAAAGCAACCTGGATAACCTAACTCTTTACCTTTTATGTGGGCAAGCAATAAGTTCTTTTTACTGGTGGAAGAAATAAATTCCTTATCTTTTTCCAAGCCAAGTTCGCGGGCTTTTCTGGTAACACTACGCTCTGAAACACCAAGCATTTCAGCCAATTCACGATTAATAGTGTTATGGTAATGGCGTTGCATGATGGAAAGCATATTTCCATTCCAAAAGATACGTGTGGAATAGCCTTTGTGTTCTACAATACGGTGCAATTTCCGATGCATAAAAGTTCCGTCAACCACTTTCAGTTTCTTTTGGTAATACTCACGTTTGTACTTCAGCACGCAATCATGGCACCAGGAACTCCGTCCACCTTTCTTTAACGGATAAAATTCCTTCAGCCATAATTTACGTCCACAATGTGGGCAAATTTTCTTTCTATGTTTTTTAATTTTATTCATAGACGATTGATTTGGCAATCATTTAAAAACATTCTCAGCTTCTTCTATTAATTCTATCATATATCCGACAGAAGGGGCGCAGCCTTTTTCCATTTTAGCGATTTTCTGGCAGAATCGGATGGACTTGGCCACTGTCCTGTCAGCTTTCATCTTGTCTTGGACTTGTTTTGGTAAAGCGTTTTGAGCTTCTTTGTCGAATGTTATACATCTGATTTTTTTCATTTTTATCGTATTTAATCCAAATCATTGAAATCCTTTATCTCGTATTCCCAATCTATTGCATCCGATTCATGTACATGGTCTGATAGCCATTCGGAAGCTGTCTGTTCTTCATTGTCAAATCCGTCTGTTGTAACTTGCCCACCTTCGTCATAACAATTGGATAACGCTTCATAAACATCATCAGATACTTGTACGTTACTCAATCCTACTGTGTATGTTACTTTTATTGTTAAATCTTTAATCGTTTTCATAATCTATTTGGGTGTTGGTTTATTATTCGTTTATACTTGGAAGCTGACCGGATTTCATATAATAATCCAACCTTTCAAGTGAAGAGGTTTCTTTTCCGTTTATTATATCAACTACGCAATTCCATGAACGCATTACATTCCGATCCAAACATGTTACTCTTTTAGGAGAATCAAGTGCACTTGCCACCATACGAAGTGTATCGGCTATTTCTTTTAACTCCCAAAGAGGGACATTTATCATTTTCGATTCATTCATACCCCTTATTCAGTATTTCAATACATTGCTTTACTCCATCATCGAAACCATGCTTATACCCTTTAGCGTATTCTCCAATGTTATATACCGCCATTGCCAACACAAACAGGATGATACCTACAGGCTTATACCAACTGGGAAGTGATATAGAAAACGGCTTAAATGTAATTGTGAGATCTCCAACCCATAATAGGGCGATAATACATATGATTGTAAATATAATTGTTTTCATAATCATATAAGTTTTAATGCTTCCTGTAATCCTGCTTCAAGTGCTTCCTCGTAGGTGGTGACATATACTTTATAGCCATTCCCCTTGTTTATTTCGTTCTCCATCCAGTCGCTTTCTTCTGTTGGAACATTGAAATCACAAAAAGAGACCTTCCATTTTTTTCCAATAACAGGTTCTACCCATACATACACACCTTTTATTTCTCGTAGCCATTTCTGGGCTTGGTATAAAGAAGGAATCGGTATTGCGTTCTTAATATTCTTGTGACGCACGATTTTCTCATTAATGATACAACCCCTAGAAGCTCCAATGACGTCATCATCTTGGTCTAATATACAATATTCATAAGTCTCATCAAATCCTTTCTCTTTCAGCAGCTTCGCTGTTTCTAATGTTACAAGTTCTTCGGTCATGGTTATTCCTTTTTTAATTCATTCAAAACCTTCTTTACGAGCTCGTGGCGTGGTAATTGCCAATCCTTCGCAATATCATCTATTTTATCATCATAATGATTGTCGTAAACATACTGATTTAAGTTGTCAACAAACCCATCACTATCAAGTCCTTCGTCACAATCATCAAACATATCAAGTTCACAGGCTAACTTGGAGCAATCACAGTGACTCACCCAGTCATAAACATGCCCGTCATAAACATTGGTCTGCCTGTTGTATTTTTCTCCAACGTGTATTACTTCACCGCAAAATTCACATCTATGCTCTTTGCAAGCGATAGGAGTTTTATCTCTTAATACTTTCATATCTTTAAACATAACGTTTAGTAATATTACCGAATGAAATATGCCGATACCAAACAATATTTCCACGCTGAATACTAGTAAGCCAATCACAAGCCTTAAAAACTTGTCCTACATTGTATAGGAATGGTCTTTTTTGTATTTTTCTTTTTATTCTTGCTTTCATTGTTCCTCCTTTCCTTTAAAGCATTCGATCAGTTCGTCTACAGTAGCCTTGTGAACGGTATCTATATTAACATCAATATCATTGTAAACCCAATAGGAAGAGAACTTGATTGCAGGACACATAATCCATTTATTCCCATCCGTAAACCATTGGTACTTGTCCGTATCATCCCTTAATGCAGCGATAGCCAGAAAAAGTTCTTCATTCGCTCCGCAATCAATAAGACCATCTATTTCTTTAAGACCATTTGTATCATAATCGTCCAATGAATAAACCGAATTAATTCCAAATACACAAGTAAATAGATTATGCCAACCTAAATATGGATTACAATAATAGCCAAGTTCTTTTAATCTATTTCTAATATTAGCAGTATTCTTGTGTATAAAACACTGTGTTGTAAATCCCATAATTATTCCTTCTTCCCAACTTTAACATATCCGTTTTCAATGCACCAGCACAACATATCGTATGCTGCATCAATGAGTTCTTTACTCTCTGTAATCTTTATAATAGACCTAGTATAAAGTTCCACATACAAGCACGTATAGCTATCTGCAAGTTTTTGGATGGTCAGCACTTCTTTGCCAATAAAGCAAGGCAACTTATCGAGAATATCCTGCAAGGTGTAAGCAGGGCATACATGATCTTCACTAAATAGGCTTTCACTCCAAACCGATAAATCCCAAACTGAATTAGGTATTCCATCAAGTATTTTTGGATGCCACAAAAGCATACTTGTATTTTTTAATTCAATTCCAATCTTCTGTAAATATTTCATCTGTCCAACTGACAATACCTGTTTCATTCCTTTTCCTCCTTATCTATCTTAATATCCGTTACTTTACCACGATTAATAAAACGTTCATCAGAGTTATAATATCCAGCAATTACTGTACACAAGGAACGATCTGTTCTACATTGTTCTTGTAGACTACAATTGTCACATGGTGCACTATTCCGCATTAATACTAATTCATGCAGCACTCCATCTATTATTATTCCGTTCTTTACTTTCATAATTAATCTCCTTTTTCTTTTGATTCATCAATTACAACACCCCTAATATCTCTTTCACCAAATAATTTATAAGTAAGCGTTCCTCCATAAAACTTTATGGTATCTCCCTTAACAGTAATAACCATTCCACCTTTTAATCTATGTTCCATATCATCTTTACAAGATAACATCGTGGTTGCCATAAGTATAATTAATATAAACCTCATATTCAATCTCCTTTCTGTTTAATTCGTTCAAGCACATTCCTGTTTTCTTCGAGTATATCGTCAAAGGATGGTATAGGCATCCAATAGATGGGTTTACTATTATGGCATACCCACTTCCCGTTCATTACAAAAGCTACTTCGTAATAATATCTACCCTCGTAATTAGTCCCAACCAAAACACTTTCTAACTCTTCTGGCAACCGTTCCTTAACGCTAATCCAAGGTGATTGCTTTGACTGCCATTCGACACCTAATATAAAAGGACATTTAACATTTTTGCTACTATAATATCCATCATATGCCTGTGCATGATTAGGGCAATCTTGACAGCCCATTTCGCATTGTGAGCTTATTGCCGCTTCTTCTACTGTCTGTTTCATATCTTATCCTTTCCACCTATCCTAAAAGCATATACATTACTACTAGGAATAGATAATAAATTGTTGTTTTACTCATTTCTTTCTTTTGTTATTACATATTGCAATCTCCACACATATCCACAAGGCGATCAAATTCTTCTCGTGAGTATTCAAATCCATTGATTACGATTACCTCGTTACCATTTTCGCCAAAATAAACTCCATCATTCATTTCTTATTTGTTATTAGTTAATTACCAATCTCCACCATCATTTAATATGCCATCAATAGTAGTTACACTATTTTCAATATTATTGCCTCCATATTGTGTAAATTCCGGTGTAGGATTATAGTCTGTATCTCCATGCATCATTACATGAAGTGAACCACTGGCTGAATACAGCCAAAGGCGTTTACCGTCCTTTTCCCACTTTTTTGCAAGTCGTTTCAAAGAGTCAATCAACTTACATTCTTCGGGAGTACATTCTATCCCAGCTTTTGTTTGATATTTGCTCATTTCTAATCTATTTTGAATTTTTTATTCATTTCTTTTTCCGCAGCTTTAACACCTTTTTTGAACCCCTCCACAAAGCTGTCAAAACAAGCTCTATGGATCTCCAAAGTACACCTTTTCATAATCGGACATACAGAACATTTTTGGCTAAGTCCGGCTGATTTCTTGGCTATTTTCGTTACATTTTTCATGATTATATAATTTATCATTAAATTCTTTTTCTTTCAGAGCTTTTTTACAAGTTTTTTCTTTCATAATCCGTGGACAATCACAATTTTCAGATCTGTCATTGTACCAACAACAATAATCGCACTGGTGCATTAGTTATTTTTTTATTTGATTTGAATTAATAGGTAGTTTCATGAAGCACATCCACATAGTTTTGCCATGCCTTCCGGTGGTATGACCAAACAATGGCTGTCGTCCGATGGCTTTCAATACTTCTTTAACCGTTATCTGGTCTTCATTCCATTTGAAAATGAGAACGCCGTAATCTTCAAGTACTCGAAAGCATTCATCAATTCCCTTTTTTATCACCCTTGGCCAATCTTCGGGAAGTTTACCGTACTTCTTGGCCAACCAACTTTCTTTACCCACATTTAGAAGATGGGGCGGATCAAAGACTACCAGTTTAAAAGATTCATTCAGAAATGGCATATTGGAAAAATCTGATATGATATCTGGATGAATTTGAAGTTTGCGCCCATCACATAAAACACATTCCTCTTCTCTTATATCAGCAAATAAAGTTAGTGGATTATGCTTGTCAAACCAAAACATCCGGCTTCCACAACAAGCATCCAATATGATTTTCTTATCTGTCATTGTTTATTTATTCAAATTTGTGAATAAAGACGTATGGTTTTTCGCTTTCATACGTCTTTGACGAATACTTTCTGTTTTAAAGAACAATTTCCCAATCTTCAGCAAATACATCACTGATAGACGGTACCCAGCTATCTGCACGACCTGTATTCTCATTGTAGATAAGGCACTGGCATGTATAGTCAATGAATCCCTTGCCTTTCAGAATAAGGTCTTTCGCTGATTGTGGAAGTGATTGCATCTTTGGAATAACATCCTCTGTAATGCGAGCTGGAACCTGCTTGATTACCCACAAGCCCTTGCCATTCCAGCCGCTCCTACGGACGGCCCCACCTTGTTTCAGGACTTCGATAGCATCACCAAATGTCATCTGATGCAAGGGAGCTTCGGGGGAACCATCAACTCTCCCAATACGGCATTCCAATACATTAATATACCTGCTCATAATTCTATGTTGCAAACGAAGCAAATAATTCTGATATTTGTCAGTCACAACTTCGTCTATTTTCCCAGATTCAACAAATGGAGCAAGTTTGTCCATTTTTTCATATAAATCTCGCATTTCAACATGCAAACGGTCAAGGAATGTATCAACCACTTTATATGATTTCTTAAATTCATCTTCTTGCATCCACCCCTCAAATCCATCTTCATATACGACACGATAACCGTTAAGATCTCCCTTTCCGTCTTCTACCATATCACCGTACTGAGATTGATGTGTGAGCTGATAAAATTCGCTAACAGTCATAGGTTCAGCTTCAACCTGTTTTGTTCCAATGTACTTTTTCATACTACAATTAATTAAAAATGTTATTTACTATGTTTTAATCTTGTGATAGCATCCTTTTTAGAATACGCCATCACTTTCTTTCCTTTCACTGTAAACTCACGTAATTCACGATGTTGTGTCTTAGGTCTATAGTTAGGATTAAATTTCATGCCACAGCTGGGATTTTTATCCATATACACATTATTTCCTGAATCAGCCAAACCCATCATCATTGCTGTTTCAAGCATTATTTGTTTTAATCTACTCATAAGCTAAATCTCCGTTAGTGTTGAGAAATCTTCCAACTCCTCTTTAGCAATAGATTTAATAAGCCGAATATCCTGCTTGCTAAATTCAAATGTCGGAATGTATTTTAATATTGGACAATACAATGTGCCACAGTCTGTTTCTTCTACTTCCATATAAACTGTAGCATTTGCCAGTGTTCCAAGTAAAGACACGAGCAATGCTTTGATTTCTTCTGTTTTATTCATTGATCAATTTCATTTTAAGTTCTACTCTCTGAGGACCGTTCTCCCATGTTACATCAGGAAAATCATCAGGATTGAGGTGCACCAAACATTGACTCCACTCCCCAAACCATTTGAATCTTATAGGTTTTTTATCAAATAACCTAAGTGTACCTCGTTTATCTCTGGCAACCCAAGCATAGTATGTTCTACTTACTTTTTCCATTTCCTAGCCCTTTTAAATATTCTTTATTAAAATGCCTATTCCGAATGAGCCAATCTATCATAGAAACACAACATTCTATTGGTGTATCCTCTATGTGTGTTCCAACCAAACAATCTGCTGTATATCTTCTTATTGATAAATTATATCCTGAGCTATGTTTAATCAATTCTGGATGATGAGATTTAAATCCTGGTTTCGGATCTGGAATCTCGTTTGGTATCATTTCTAATAATCGTGATAGGCTCCATGCTGGTATTATGTCTCGATTCATATGTACAGAAAACCAATTGCCAGTATTTATATTTTTTGTTAGAGCATGGATGTAGTATTCACCAGCTTCAGGTAACGATGATTTTTCCAGATACATATCCGCAGTTTTAGGTTGTAATCCTAAAGAAAGAAGCCTTTTGGATTGTTCTCTCGTTGTGCATATTTGACTTTTAAAATTCATATCCTTATTCATGGTTCAAGTAAATTTTGCATATTGATAAAATTCCTATTTTCAATTACTGCATCTTCTGGGTAATAAGTGGCTCGTAAATACCATTCATTATAGCATTTCGGGCAATACCATTGATTGAGCACTGCAATATAATATCCTTCTGTAGATGTATTGCCACACCAGTCGCAAATGCCAAATCCACCTATATAATTAATTTCAGGCAGATTCATTTTCATCACTTTGAATCCTTTTTTATTCTTTACAATTTCAGCCATAATCAGTAACTTTTTCATTTTGCTTTTTGGGGAAGTCGTAATGCGTATATGGATACTTCGTGGTTGCAAAAATCTCCGGCACCATAAGCAGTTACTTCATATTTGTCGCCATCCATATCTACTATGATTTGATTTGTTTCGACCTCCGTTATTTTACAGTCCATCAGTAAATGATTGTGTATAAAATCATTCATTGAATCCGTTGTTGTGTAAAGAGGATATTCTGTTTCCCATCTATAATACTGCAAACCATCCAGTATCATTTGTTTAGTTAGCATTATACACCTCCTTTCTTGATTGTCAGTTCTACCTCGCCATTGCCATTAGCAATGGTATATTCATCACAATTATCATTCTCGAACTTCTGTTGAGAATACCACACAATCAGACCAAGTATTTCGTTTTCTGTGATTTCTCGTCTAACTTGGCTCATAAGAGCCTTGTCTTTGTTCCTTTTAGCTATATAAGCGGACTTCCAGCCGGTCACAATAACTGTTTCTTGTAATTCTTTTTGTGTCATTTTTCTTCATTTTTGTTTGTTAATACTTCGATGATTGGCTTTTCATTGAAGAGAAATACGGTTTCACAATCCCAACAATGTAAAAAATATGGATAAGAGCAGTATGTCTCCATCATTCCACGAACTGTAAGCCAAATGCCATCATACATTTTTACCAATCCCCCCCAGTTGATACAAAGCAGTCCATATTGACCAAGTTCCATGATATGTGGATGTACCATTTTTCGTATCAAATCATCCAAACTATCAATGATAAGTAATCGACTTGTGTCTACCTTCAATCTAAAACTCTTTTCAAGCTGCCATGCATGGAAATCTTCACGTAAACACCATTTTCTCCAACTGTATTCCGAATCTATTGGTGACGTCCATAAACCTCCGCTTTGTGGCTTGGAAAATCCGTGAACTGGAATTTCGCAAATTGAGTGTATGGGGTCAAGATGGTCATTCCCACAATGTTCCACTTCTATTATTTTGCTTTCATGACTATTTTTCATTTTAAATTATGTTTTGCAGTGTAAAGCATTTGGGAAATCTTATTTGAAACATTTCTTTTCATTACACTACTAATGTCTTTGCTCCAATAATTACTCTCTATTTCCGAGATAACATCATAAGCAAATTTCGATAATACATCAGCATTATGTTTATATCGTTTATCACCACGTTTTTTAAGCATTGCTTGAAGCTCCTTATAGGATGTGGGAATCTTAATAGTCAGTGTTTTCATTTCTCTTCCTTTTTGATAAATGATTGATATGATTTACAATAACGAGGTGTTTTTCTTGCTGTAATGCGCTTTTGCAAAGCCTTACAATACATTTGACAGTTGGGGCATGGTTCATAGTGTATGCACTCACTGCAATGTGCATCCGGATTGATTATTTTAGCCATTCATCATAGATTTTTTCCCAATTATCAAATAAACCAACTCTTGTACCAAAAGCATTGTAGCATTGCAGTACGGTTTCTTTAGGTGGAAGATAACGTCCATCGCTCAGCATTATATATCCTTCATTAATTTGCTGTTGAAGTAGTTCCATATCAACTGGCATTATCTCATCTGGGAATAAGACCACGTTCCCTTTGCTTGTTTGGTAACTCACTCTGGGAAGTTCAAAATGTCCTTTTTGTCCCGTAAGCAAAGAACATATTCCAATTTCTCCAGTGATAAGATGAATCTCTGTATTAGGAGAGTTTATAACCATAAAATATGCATTTTCATCACCATTGAAATGGTTTACAGTTCTTTCAACTCTTACAGTATCGCAGTTTTGGACTCTTGCGTCATAATGAAATCCCATCTCATCATAATCGTTAATGTACTTTCTTACCTTATCCCATGTCCTCACTGATAAAAATTTAGGAGCCGGGAGATTAAGAGTTTTTTCAGTGCCATTATCATATTTAAGTTCATGTGCAACGTAATGTCTTCTTGAACCTGCACGATACATATCGGTAACATCAAAGCTCTCGTCATATCCATTTTTTGTAGAATACTCTTCAAGAACAACACTTTCACTTACTATAATCTCATCAACTATCTTTTGAAATTCAGCTTCAGCATTAGTAAGCAAACTATCAGTGTTCATTTTATCCTGCATCGGGATTTGTGCCACAAGTTTTATCGGATATAATCTTTCATCTGTGTCATAGCACATATTCTCTACGATGCCACATTTGACCTTGCCACATCTTTCGTAAAAGAAGTCCATAGTCCTCATTACATCCTGGGAACTCAACTTGGTTGGTTGTGTCACAAATAAAACGTAGCTTACTTTTACCCGGCTGAGAAGTTCTATATGCACATTGGTAACGCTTGGAGGTGTGTCAATAAGAACAAAGTCCGGATTAATCTGTTGCAATTTCTTTTTAGCTTGTTCAAGGTACTGTCTTACCATTGATTTTTCCAAGTATATGAACTTATCAAACATATTACCAGACGAATGAACCCAAATGTTTTTTTGTGGATGCTCACTCTCGAACTCTGTATTCATTGATGGAGTATTGATATCCGCATCTATAATAAATACTTTATGCCCTTTCTGAGAGAGAAGTCTCGCTATATTTGCTGTTGTGGTAGTTTTTCCAACACCGCCTTTTCCTGAATATATTATAATTGCTTTCATTACACTATTTTTTATCTTCTTTAAATACAACACGTGATGTCTCTTTCAATTCTGGAAACATATATGATGGTATGGTTGCTATTTTCCTTGCATTTTCCCAGCAATACAATTTCTTTTCTCCGTTGAATACAAGCTTCGGAGTGTCGTAAAATAGGTGGATGGCACCTCTTGAACAACAACCGTCTTCATCACATTCAGCTTCATCGCGAGCTATCCATATTTTATAGTCCTTTTCCATATTGCTTTTTTGCTTAAACATTATTGATTATCTTAGAAACATCGGCTTCTTATACAATGCCAATAGATTTTCTTTTTGAAGTTTTGTGGACACAGAGGTTTAACCTTGGTATTCCATCCCTCACGACATTGTAACCTCTCACTTTGTATCAGATTGTTTTTATATTCCATAAATCCCTTTACCGTTTCAGTAATACTGTTAGGATGAATTTCATATATTTCATTTACTACCATAAAATATTGATTTATTTTCTGTTAAAATCTGCCGGTATTTCACCAAATGTTCTGTTGTCCCATTTTACGACTTCTATTTCATCAATCCAATATGCCATAGCTCTGAGGTATATTTCAGCCTTCATCAGTTTATCATTGCGTTTACCTGAAGCGGTACGTTTATTTTTGAACCAACTGATTGCTGTCGTGCTATCGGAAAAAATAACTTTTGGATGGAAATCATGTTCTATGATGTATTTTACGGCCTCTACGATTGCAAGGAACTCACCAATATTAATGGTTTGATTGCCCAAATCACAGTAAAATAATGTTTTCCCGTTTTTTAAGTCAACCCCTTGAAATTCCGTTTTACGGTTTTTTGTTGAGTGGGCGGCATCAACGGCTATACCTTCATTGAGACTAATCATATTGCAAGATTGTTAATTGATACTATTTTCATCATCTAAAATAAAATCAGGATATTTAAATTTCATTCTTTGCTCCATTGAAAGAGAAGAATAAATCCTTGCATAGTTTACCATTTCGGTTTGTTTCTCATTCAGCATATCCATGGTGACAAATGTATTGGCTTGCAGTAATTTTCTGTGTTTGTCCCACTGAAGTAGAGCAACGCCATCATTGACTGGACCAAAAACGTGTACCTTATTACGGAATACTGAACGTGTTTCTATCCAAGTCATTGAAAGATTGCGTTTCATGTAAATCGCAATAATATCAACCGATGATTTGGAAAGTTCTAATTGTGAACGTGTTTGCCAATCACAAATCTTACAGAAACGATTTTGATACCTGTGAAAGAAATGTGGTGTGAACTTAATGGCTTGTTGGCTTTGAACATAAAAAGCAATAGCACACACACCTTTTGAAGTATCCATCAGTCCGATATGAAAAGAAGTCCAGTTCCATTGTTTTTGTTGCCCTTCTCCTGTCTGAACATAAACCAATATACCAAGATAACGATTTCCACGCTGTGATGTAAAAACTTTAGTAATTGCTACCTGTAGTTTCTTACGGCGCTTCCACAAATACTTTAAGACATAATCCGTCTGGTCAAAGTTGATAGTTTGAATTTGAATATCTTGAAGGTCTGCATAATATTCTTCAAACAATTGACCGCTTGACATTCTTTCTTCAAACATTATTATGAGATTGTTCATACAGACGTTTGACTATGCAGGCTGAATTTATAAAATCTTCAGCTACGCCATGTGCATTTTCAAGGTCAATACGGCTCCGTAGATTGTCTGCTATAGCTTTTATCTCACGTTTCCTACGCTCCTTGCTGGAAGGGTCATAAATAATAACCTTGTTGCCGAACTTTACAGTAACTAAGAATACATTTTTTCTACAAGTCGTTGAAATAGTGCCAGTAAATTTTATAATAGATGCAGATTTTACAATGAAGCCCTCTTCGTTACGCATCGGGATCAAAGTGCAGCTATAAAGTACATTTGGTATAATGTCTTCTGAAATGGTGGGGTCAATGAATACAATTTTCTTTTTGACAGTATCTTCCCTACACCCTCTCCAGCTGCCGTTGGATTTGGTTACGAAGCCATACAATCTGTCTTGCATATTGTTAAGTCCTTTGTAGAACTTGATATTCGTTTTGATTTTATGTATCATTTTATTCATTTTATCAATTAAGACAGGATAAATAAAAAGGCCCTGCACCATGTAATAGTACAGAGCCTTAAAGAAGTTTTATTAACAAATCTTAAAATCGGGTCAGATAATAATCAATAATCGGCACGTTCATCACGCTTTATTTGGTCCACATCCGGGATAATGTGTTTCCCGGATGAATCAAGTTGTTGAATTAATCTGAACGACTTATTGATATTGGATATTTGTAAACTGTTTATGATATGGGTCTTTAATTTTCCATTGACATTTTCAGTTGCAAGAAATTCATCATAGCCATTTGCATGATTGTAAAATTGAACTATCAGGACTTCATCATCCTGAATTTTCAAATATTGCCATAATTGTTGAATTTTAAATGTTGCGTCCATGATATACTGCTTTTAATCAATTATAATTCTAAATCGTCTGCAAAACAATTGGAGCACAAACCATTGGTACGTTCATGACATTTTTTTGTAATGCGTATTCCGCAACGGTTGCAAAACAATATTGATTCATTTCTTCCATGAAGTATTTTGTTAAGATTTGCCTTGCTGATATTATATTCTCGTTGCAGAGCCCTCATTACTTCAGGAAAATTATAATTCTTATCTTGATGCTCCAACCAATGTAGTCCGCTTGTCAACCTTTCATAGTCTGCACGGATAAGGAGACTGCGAATATATGTTACATTAAGCAGACGTTGTGAATTGAAGCGCTCTAATGTAGCCAACTCAATGCCTAATAATTCACTTGCTTTTTCCAAATCCTTTGGACGTAGGCTGAATTGAACAGAATCGGAAACCCCCATACTATTCTGTCTTTTGGAATGAAATAGTCAAAACCGGCTTATATTTTTCGTCAACATCAATATTATAGAAGTGATCTGACAAAAGGTTTAGCATTACACGGTTACTATCCTCATGAGACATCTTATCCCAGTCAAGTCCCATCTCATCTGATAATGAACGGGCAGCTTCATAAAATGGATTTTCTTTGGGAATTTCGTTAACATCGACAGGTGCATCATCTCCAAATAAATATTTGGAAAGGCTGAAATAATCACCAATTGCTTTTTGGGATTTTTCTAATAGTTCTTTTTTTGTTGCCATAATGGATTGTTATTATGACACTGCTTTCATCAATTAATAAAAGACAAATCGCAATGGATAACTTCGCAAACGGCAAGAAGGGTTTTGATAGAAAGTGAAGCCACATATTTATTAGTTCCAGATGTAGCCTTGATTTTTTCAAGTTCTTCTTCAACCAGTGATTTTGGAGCCGTATAATGAACCGCTGTTTTTCGATAAACGAGCTTATTATCTACTTCGTAACGATTCATTAATAAATCCAACACCTTATGCACATCAAGCACTGATATAGGGTAAAAACAATCTTCGGTAGTCAAGTCTGTCATCACAAATTTCAATCCCAAGTCTTGACAATATGCGATTAAATTTGAAACCGGGTAATTGCTTCTGCCGGATTTGATGGATTGGATAGCGTATGCCGAAAGACCACCTTTGTACACCTTGTCTTGTGATATTGCTTTAAGTTTCTCTGCAATTTGCTCTTGATTCATCTATGGATCGTTCTTTTAATTGTATTTACTATTTCAATAACATCATTTCTTATCAATTCATAATTAAAGACATCCATTTCCTGACATTGTCCGATAAGAATTTCGAGTTCATCATTGGATTCAGACAGGTCGGATATATTTTCTGACAGCGTATCATTGCCGGCAGACCACTGAAATGATTCCGGTCTGTTATCAAGTGCCTCCTCTTCCTCATCCACACACTGTTCAACTTTACTTTGCGCATTCCGAACGATTTTTAATACGGCTTCCTTGTCCATTACCGGGTCTCTCAGTCTTTCTAAATCATCCAGTACAAGATGAAGTACTTTTCTCCGTCTTTTATTCATACTTTTTGTTTTTAAGGTTTACTGAAAGATGATGCAAAGTTATAAAAAGTTTAGCAACTGCCTTTCAGCTTAAAATATTTATTCTATCTGTTTACAAATAATAAGTTCTTCGGCATACGGAAGAGATTCTATCCATTTGCAGAAAGAACGCCAACATGGAAGTTTATGGTTCTTTCTCTGAAGATAAATGGTTCTGAGCTGTTCATAGTTTGTAGAGACGCGCATAAACAACATAACGCCTTGTGGGCAATTGGATAGAACTTTCATGAAATTATCTTCTGATTTGTCATTATTGTATTCTAAAATGAGCTTTTTCATTTGTCGCTTCGTCTCTTCCGTCACCCATTTATTGCAGCATTTATCAAAATCCATCTGCATGATTCGGTGCATCTTGGATGATGATGTCACGATGTCAAACCAATGATACCGTTGCATTTCCGGAGAGATGTAATTCGGATACTCAATATCAAAACTGACGCGGATTCCGGTTCTAAAATTGGCATGGCATCTCACTTCCCCAGTAGATGCTTTACACAGTTTCTTTGCCCGTTCAAGACCTTTCTCAAACTCCTCATCAGTATATTCTGGTGGAATTAGACGCATTGCATTTCTACAAGCGATGACTGATTCTTTCAGGTCATAGACCCGTACATTTGTTACATTCATTTTTGTTATCTATTTTAATTAAGTTTAGAGTTATAAAATAATAGAGGGTTTAACCTGTCATTTTATAATAACAAAGGTTAATCCCTCCAATAATTCTAAAGCTAAAAATTACTTCTTAAACGGGTCCCAGCCTAAAAAGATTGCAATAAGCCCCACTAAAAATCCCAATGGAATCAATGATGTAAGTGCCCATATTATTTTCCACCCAGGTGAAGGATCTTCAAATACAAGAAAACCACAACAGAAATAATACCATGCCCAACTCAATCCGTACAAAATGATAATTATTAGTCCAGTAATTCCCACCCACATAAGAAATACCCCTATCTTTTTTGCTCGCTCTTTCCATTTCTTTTCAGATGATTTTTCAATTGCTAGACAGATATTAATTGCAATTCCAAGTATCATCCATATTGCAAATATTATCCATCCCATATTTTACGTGATTAAGTTTTCATAAATACATTTCATACACAAATCTCCAATGGCTTCTGACTCCAGTCTGGCAATTACTTCTGGGTTTTCATGCCATCCCCATTCACGAAAAATACGAATAGTTTTTTTCTTTTTCAAATAACTCCCAAAGCATTCTATTTGATTCGGTTTTAATTTGAATGATATTGATGCTGTATTGCTATCCTTGTCTTTCCAACAAGCCCGTTTGTTTTGAAAGAAAGCAATTACACTGAATGGAACAACTTCAGACCGCAATCCCATTTGTTCCAGCATCCAACTTCCTTCATCTTGTTCACCCAAAAATCCACGTGTAAACTCATTTACATAATAGCCATTGACCTTAACTTTGTCATTAATTTCTTTTCTTTTCATTGTTATTATTGATGGTAACAACTGCCTTCATCAATATGCCCGCACTTAGTCATAACACCATTCAGTAATTTCGCAAGTATTGGGGTGGATAAAACAAATGAGTTCAACCTCTCCATTCGGAGTATCTGATGTGTGCAATGATACAGCTTCGATATGACCCTTATTTGTGTCATCGTTCCAGTAGATATTAAAATCAACCCCGACATAATCAGAACTGGTCGCCATGTGGCTACGGTCAAGTTCGATTTCACAATATATAATAGAGTAATCATCGTCAAAACCGTCATCACATTCGTACAAATTTAGAGAGTTCCACAAGTCCTCAAATGTTTTTGCCTTTGATATGGCTTCCTGAATAACTTGCTTTGCTTGTTCGTATGCATTTTTATTAAAATTATTGTCAAACAATTCTTGCTGTTCTTTCGTTAAATCTATTCTCATGATTTATATTTTTGTAAGTTAATTATTTAGCCTTGCATCTAATGCTAAATCGAAAATTTTATTAAGCGTTTTTCTCATTTCTTCTGCGTATTCAAACAGTTCATCTTTTGATAGGTCTTTACGTTGCCAATCAAACATATCGCAATATCGGCATCCAATAGCTTCATTTTCAATTTGCTCAAATTGGAGTTTATAAGGATTCTCCTTTTTGTTTTTAGCTTTGCTTTTCATATTGTCACAATCTTTGTTTTTCTTAACTCGCCGGAATATCCATGCGCTTTTAGACCATTGACAAAGAAATCAACTGGAAGTCTGACATAATCGACACAGGAATAATGAACAGGCTTCCCAACATATTCGTGAGCCAGCAATCCATTGGCGTAGGCGCTTGCCGGAATTTTCATAAGGTCTAAACTTGGATATTGTGTCAATACCGTTTTTGTAATAAGCAAGTTATAATCATCACATTCTGATTTATTGGAATAGGGACATTTACCGGCTCTATTTTTAAGAGAGCAATCCTTACATAGCTTGTTTAGTTGGGATTGCAATTTTTTGTTGATATTCTGGTTATAGCTCATACGTTCACCACTTTAGAGTATCTTAATTCACCGTTGAACCCCCTTCTTCTGAGTTCCGCAAAAATCTGCTCGTCTGTAAAATCAGCAAGCGTAAGGATCGCTTTATTGCCAGGTTGAGGTATGTAATTTACTGGACGTGTTTTGTCCAGTTCTTCTGTTTCTATTTTGGATTTTGTTCTTGCCATATCTACTATGATTTTTTATAATTATATTTGAGAATTAAAATTTTTGATAAATTCTTTTGCTTTACCACGATTGACAAATTGTTCACCTGATTTGTGTTTTCCAGCAATCACAGTACATAATAAAAACTCAATTTCACCGTCTTAGGGCATATTGGTAAAAGACCATTCTTTAAATCCTGTCGGAATTTGACTCTTATCTGGATAATATCCCATGATTCAGTTCTTTTTAGATATTAGCAAATACATACTTTTCACCTGTTGCGATAAGTTCCAAGGCATAGTGTTGTCTTCCCGAAAACATTTCCAGTCTATTTTATCTTCAAAGCCAGGACAGTGATGCTTGACATACTTATAAAACTCATCACGCTTCTGCTTTGCAGAATCATCCTCTTCTTCATCCAGCATGACTATTTTCGGTTTGTTTTCTTTACGGCATTTTTCTGCGGTCTGATAGAACCGTTGAAAATGTTCAGCATCATATATATTCCCGTTATAATCAATGAAAACTACATTTTCATTACGAATTTCGCAAATCCTTAAAGGCTCTCGTGTTGCTTTTTTTATCGGTCTCGAACCATCCCATAACCAACCGCAAAACTGAATGCCATTCCATATAAGGTGTGGGAGGAATCTTAAAGAGAAAGACTCCATATCCAGCGTTTCAAACAGTATAGGATTGGTTTCCCATGTGGCATCTTCGGCGGTTTTATACAAGGAGATATTTGTGTTTATTTTATTCTCATCTAATTTGCTGCCAAACCAAAAGATATATTCAACCATTGTATCATTTCTCAAATCGCTTGTATATTTTACTATAATACCTCGATACTCTGCTTCACGAATAGTTCCATTTCTATGTATAAATACTCTTTCCCCAAAAGAAATTTGGGGAATTTTCACATGTCCGCCCATATTCATCTCTTTTTAGAGTTTAATTTCATCATTGTAATTGTTCATTATCCATTCCATTAACAAGGTTCTGTTAGTAGAATCAAGTTCGGTGTAGAAACGGATAAGATAGGTATGTGCATCTTCGGTACGCGTAGCGTATTTCCATTTTCCTATCATGTGACTGATAGGACAGGTCCACTTAACTTCAACTATAAATTCAGGGACATAAATTATCGTATCCTTATCATCAGGATAAGTGTATGGAACAACATCGTAATTCAAGCTGAAATACACCCATTTATTTATCGCTGCCATAGCGATTTTCATATTGTTTGTCATAGTGCTAAATATTTTTAAGCTGCTCGTCTTTGAGCTATTTTGTTCTTGTTTGCTTTGATTAATGCAATTATGCGGTCTTGCAATGGAGGCACTGAGTTATATATCCCGCGGCATTGAACGATTTCCAGATTGTTGATGTCCATTTCAATAGTTGCAATAGACACACCATCAACAAGTGCGTGTAATATTAATGACTCCTCCTTTTGGTAATACTTGTTTACGAATACACAGTGATGAAGCGTGTGCCATTCATCAATAAATTCCTGAATACTGATGAGTGGTTTGATGGTCAGTTCAGAATCTTTAAATTCAAGATCGAAATATCGAGATTTGGATTCCTTGTATTCGGATTCTTCTTCAGCAATTTTCTTTTTGTTTGCCAAATACCTACGTTCTCGATCCAGTTCACGTTGCAATTCATTTTGCCGGCGAATTCTGTCTGCATGTACTTCTCTTTTATGTACCCAATAATCATGAGCGTCTTTTAAATTGTCCGGACAAATAAATTTGGGGTTCCGAGTATCTTTCCCTAGGTAATCAAGCGCACTTAAAAGGTCACACCATAAAGTTGCATCACTGACGGTATAATTGTTTCGTATTGCTATCTTTATGGATGACCAATTTCTGTCAAGAGAATAGGATGAACTCATAAAATACCCTGCAAGCTGAAACTGTCCGGCTTTCCATATCGTTTCTATTTTGCTATTTGTCAGTAGGTTCTTTATAACTTTAAATGGATTGTAATCATGAAAATCACCATTAAATCCATTTCTGACCAATTCAGGAATAGCGTACACTCGTCCGATAATTTTACTCGGACAGACTGAATGGGCATAATGTTCCGAGCGAACTTCTAAATCACTGAACCAATCCCAAGAATCTATATAATGGGCTATCCAGTTTCTTTTCCGACTGATAATGACCTCTTTACCATCAGAAGTAATCCAGCGCTGGAACGCTTCACCAGTCCACCAAGTCACTTTTTTACCTTTACGCAAGGTTGCGGACATAAAGAACATCCTGACTACTTGAAAACCTCCACATCTTGTAACTATTGCAAAATAGTCTTTGTAAACAATCTTGCGCTTCCGGTCTTTTTCAACTGTCAGTTTTGCGGAACAGTGCGGACAAGTAACAATATCAGCATTGCCTTTATCACCTTTCCATGATTTACCACAATCCATGCAGGTATATTCTCCTTTTGAATTGAGTTTTGCTATATGGGGGATGATATGTTTTTCGACCTGCTTTTTCTGGTAATCACTAAGCTGGGGCAGTTTCTTTAAGTTTTCTACCACCATTTTTTGTAGTTTGTTCCTTGGCTTCATTTTAAACTTTGTTTATGTTTTGTTAGAAAAGTGGGATTTCCAGCACATCAGGTAAATCTAGGTCTGTTTTGGTGAATTTTGACTTTCTGGGTTTGGTTTCCTTTGGTTTTGCGGCAGTTTTTTCAGGAACAGAAGTGTGCTGCACATCTTCCACTTTATTCTTTGGCCCATCAACAACGATGTCATCCTCATCATAATAATGGATAGCAAGACCATAAACCTCTTCATCAGTACAAGCCACACATCGCTCATTATTCTTTCGATTTTTCTCCACTTGCTGAAAGATATATTTGCAGCACTCGGATATTGATTTGTTGGGTTTTGCATAGTTCTTTGAGAACATTTCATCTTCTTTGGCAAGATTGTCAAGAAAAGTCTTGATAGCTGTTTCAAACGCTGTAAGATTCAAATCCATAATATTGTAGTTTTATGTTTTGTTATAAAAAAAGAAAAATGATTTGCTGTTAATATTGAGAATATCTTTATCCAATCTGATTCCAAGGATAAAATTCTGTTCTGATATTTTAATGGTTTCAATGCCTGTTGGTGTATCGCCTTTGATAAATTTCACTAAACGAATTGATACATTAGGATATGCAATATCGACTACATCATAAGCAAAAATTTGTCTTTTATGTTTGATTACGATAGCATCACCGCTCTTTATGCTGGAGGGATCACGATATATTGACATTCTATGTCTTTGCATAAAAGAATGCAAAAGTTCCAGTTTAAATTTGAGAATTAGGTCTGATTTATTTTTATTGAGTTGCAATTCATTATACTGAAACGTACTTGCAGTAATACCTTGTAAGGAACCACCATTTTTCATTAATGAATCAGCTTGTTTCTCCATGAAATCAAGCACTTTCATTTTTGCTTCTGCTATAGCGGCATTGTCTTTGTTTTTAATAATTTCCCTTATTTTATCCCATTCTATGTCCATTGTTCAATTAATTGACAACCCCTTTATCTCTTAGCTCACTTCGTTCGCAATCGCTTCGCTCTAAGGGATAAAGAGATAAAGGGGGTTAAGAGTTAATGAAATGCTGCCACGGCACGCACATAGAAGCTGTTCGACACCTTAGTGTACCAGCTGAGGATGCCGTCGTTCAGGTCCAAGCACCAAGCGTGCGTCGCCGAGTAGCCAGTAGAACTCCAGTACCAGCCATCTTTTATGCGGCTTCCGCCGCTAAGTTCGATGGCGGCATTGATGGAGCGCTTATTGAGATAAATAAGATACCATTCAGCAACAGACGGAATCCATTCATCATCTTTCAATTCTATACCAGTACCCACTTGTTTGATATGTTCGGTATTTAGTTTACCATCCCAGTCGGCAACAGCATCATCATAATTATTAATATAGCCGTCATAATTACCATAGTCTTGTGTGTTAGTCAATGATTGTTCTGGTAAATCCTCCAAATTAATGGCAATTGAACGATCTCCCATAATGACTCCTATACGCTTGACTGCTTTTTGTGGTTTGTTTTGTTTTACAAAATCAAACAGTTCATCAGAACCATCTTCATAAAGATAATAAACTCCATCAGAGCGCAATATAGGATTCGCATCTACAATGAGTTGATTATTAGACTTATGATTAAGCCAATCGAAAAGTTGTTGTGCATCTTCACCAAAATCATTGTAAAGTGCAAGTTTTAATTTCTGTTCTTGTGACAGTGCGCTATACGCTTTTTCTACATACTCTTTTTCAATCATACTGTATAAATTTAATAATTAGTTATTTACCGTTGCTGAGACATAAAGCCAATTTATCAAGGTCCGATGTACCAAAATAATTTTGAAGCTCCTTCAGCACAGATGCTTTTTGCGACTGAAGGAGCTTTTTGATTGTAGCCGGGCTACCGCCACGATATAATTCGAGGCAATTTTTTGCTTGTTGTGTCATTTTATTTGTTTTATTAGGAATAGTGTGGAAATCACTTAAAATTAGAAAGAGAACGCCTTTTTATAAATGTTTAAGTGTTCTTTTCGATGTGAAAGTAGTTGAATGGTAGTTAGAAGAAACCTGTTCACAAGTTTAACCTACTAATCCCGGTATTTGTGGTAATTGGCGAATAGCTTCTTTCTGCTCTTCTCTCTTTTGCCATTGTTCATATTCTTCACGCGCCGCATCGGTTGTCGGAACCAAAGACATAACATCAGTATTGCATCTGAGAAATTCATAGACTTGTTCTTTCATTCTCCAGTCACTATCACCCTCAATGGATTCGCCTGTTTTAAGACAATAGAGATACCACAGAACGCATTCCAAATAATTTGTATTGTCCGGGTCAACCAAGTAGCCAAACCAATCTTCTATATCATTGCTCATAAAGCTCCAAAAACCAGGAGCATCAGAATGCCTTTCTTTGATGATTTTAGCAAGTTTCACACGATACTTTGGATCACTCATCAGGTTTGTTATCTTGGCTATGAATGAATCGTAATCGCCAACTTCGATGTTACAAATAATTTTATCTGTAGTAAAATTATATTCTCTGGGACTATTAATACTTTCAGATGTTAGTTTGATATTTAGCTGAAGTTTTTCGTTTAATTCGTCGATGTACATTTCAGCAAATTCTTTAGTAACGGTATTGCGATAGTTATCTGAATCTATCTCCCAATCTGATAAATGTTCAAAATCAGGATATTGATCTTGTAACATTTCCCGTTCATCCTCTTCAATATATCTTTCATCGAAGATCGTTTCATAAAAACCTGGAAAACTTTTTACTTCTATTGTTGTTATCATAATTTAAAAGTGTTAGATATTTTACGTTCTGGATACGCATATATATTCCCCGTCAATATTGTATTCTCCATATTTTCCATCCCACGAATTAAGAATATTACACCAGCCATCATCTATAATTGATTTTAACCAATCTTTCAAAGAATCAGTTGTTTTTTGGGCAGCAACAGCTTCACGCCAGAAGTATTCATATTCATCGTCATTATAAACTCTGTCACTAGCTATTTGCTCTAATTCGTCATCTGTGCCTATATAATATTCTGTTCCGTTTGCTTCATATAGACAGTCTCCATTCGATTGAAAAGTATCATTCAAATCACTAAAAGTCAATTGCAGATGAATACCAAGAGCTACAAACCGTTTGGCTTCCTCTTCTTCACACTCACGCATTTCCATGACCTTTTCAATAGTGTCTTTTGTGGCTTCAAAATCACCAGCCATATCAAAATCGTTTGGTACAGCAAGATTTTGTGACAATTCTTTTTCCTCGTTTTGTAACACTTCGCACAAGTTATCTATTCTTTTGCAAATATCTTTCGGAATAGGTATATAGAGCCAATCAGTTCCATATTTATACCCTTTGTCAATATACAGTCCTCTGATTGCCAGAAAAATGTATCTCACCCAAAGGTCATTAGAGTTATTCTTGATGCGCTTTGGGTCAAGTCCAAGAATATATTCAATAGGATTATTATTGGTATATTTTGCAATCACATTCCTCAATACAGCCATGTGTTTAGGCTGTACCTGATAGAACTTACACATAATATTGAAAGACGTGCTATCAAATTGTTTGCGGAAATTTTCATCGTATCCGGAAAACAGATTAACGAACCCGTCAAAGTCTTTTTTGTATTGCTCTCCATTAAGATATTCTTCTTGCGCTCTGGTTCCACTTGCCATACCACACAAATGATATTTAGTCCAAAAATCGAGTAACTCTTTTTGTCCGGATGTTCTTGGTGCTATGCTGTCATAACATTGACCACTGCAAAAACCGCCTTCACCGTGTACAGATACTTCAAAGCATTCTTCAAACTCTTCAAAAGTATCTACATTTCGTCTTGTACAAGGACCTGTTTCACGAACCTCAAATTCAATTGCCCAACGGTTCATGTTGTTATCACGAATTGTGACTGAACGGCTATATATCTTATTTTTCATGATTGTTACTGATTTAATTCTTTGATTATTTGTTCAATAAATATCCGAGAGACCGGAATTTTCTCTGAATACATCACACCATAACTTTGCTTACGATATTCAAAAATGACCGGCTGATTCTTAGGTGTGCTTTCCAATTTTGAAGCCAATGAGCAAACCCATTCTTGGATTGGCTTAGGTTTCAAAAATTTCAGAATGATACCGATGGATTTCTCCCAGTCGTAAAATTCCGGATTCCAGGGATTCCCGACCATATCTGAAAGACTAATCACAAAACAATGTTTACTAATTCGCTGCATAGGTTTATTTTGAGCGACCTTTAACATTGCGGAAGAAATCGCATCAACCAATATTTTCTCCAACTTATTTTTCTCTTGTTCGAGATTAAGCAACTCTTGCTCTATTTGTTTTATAGATTTATCCATGATTGTTGCTATTTGAAGGGTACATTAAATCATCATGCAAATTGTTCGGGCACCGCTCATCAAACCAATGCCAAACATCAAACTTAGAAGTACCAGCGTCAAATTCAAGAAACTCATTTTCAATCTCATCATCATTGTTAACTGGTATTTCTGAAAATTTTTCCCAAAGTTCTGAAAGTGTCAGCAGTTCAACGTGTTTATTGCAGTTGTCGCACCAGCAACATTGTTTGTCGTCTGTGTTTGAATAGCAATCTCCTATTTCACGGGAATTTGGGTTTACCCATTTTGCCATTACTATATTTGTGCTTCCACAATTAGCACAATATAAAGCGTTCATTTCCCCCTTTGGTTTGCCATCACTGTTTTTATAATAAGCAGTACAAGTATCGGATAACTTCAGTTCCCAAAATCCTACTGATGTGGCATCATTGATACGGCATATATCAAAAATGCCTCCATTCCGATCCTTTGCATATACAATGTTATCTTCTGGAATATCTGCTATTGCCTCTTTCAAATCTTTAATTGTTAGTATCATAATTGACTTGTTTGAATATTGTTATACCATTCTATTTCAGCAGTATTTGCTTTGCGATACAGCATATATACACCACCAAGAGTTGAATTATAAATAAGGGTATATCCATCTTTATGATGTATGGAATCAGTTCCATTATTTACCCACCTGGGTTCTTCATTACAAATATCATTGTCAGTCCATTCATCACTATCCCATTGCTTCAAATAGTCAATGACAGCTTCTCCGTTTGCATCAGTAAAGACAGTGCCATGCTTGGTATCATCGTACAGCTTGTCACATTCATTTCGCATTTCGCCGAATTGAACATCAATGATTATCCGATATATTTTTTCATTCATTTTGTAAGTCCTTCTTTTTAAATTCTATGTCAAATTCAGACAAGTTCTTCAAGACACCTCCGATTAATAACTCAGTGATAAATTTGTTCATCCGGTCTTTTTCTTCGGGAGTATTTATCTCCCATACATTAGCAGCAGCTTGAACGGCATTTTGAACTGAAAGAGAAATTTGAGTCCAATCATCCCATTCTTTCTTGTCATTAAGTATTTCCCATATTTTTTTATTACATCTTTCGATATATTTCGGGTCATACTGCTTTGATTGCATCTGAGATAACCCAGGATAAGCCGTACAAGTGTCTGACAGCTTCAATTCCCAAAAGCCGACCGATGTCGCATCATCAACACAGCAAATATCAAATAAATATCCGTTCCAGTTCTTGACATATATAATGTTGTCTTCTGGAATATCGGCTATAGCTTTTTGTAAATCTTCAATTGTGCGTATCATATCTGTTAAAATTATTCTGTTAATTCTTTACCGTTTTCATATTGATGAATCTCCAATCTTTCTGTGGTCATCCACGAACAATCACTCAAACGGAATCCATACCTTTCTTCAATGGTGGAAAGGAAAGACTCAAAATCGTCATACTTTTCCGATTCTTGCAGTTCTTCGTCCGTCAACTTTATTATATTCAAGCAGCCGATACAGAAGTCTAAAATCAATACATATCTCGGTTCCATAGCTCAATCTATTTTATAATGATTCTTCAGTTATTTCGAGAGTTTTTATCAAAACATCTTTCTCTCTTTGTTGTTTTTCAATATGTTCAATCGCAGATTTTACGGCATCTTCCGCTGTTTTTACCTAAAAATCATGTTTCATTGACCATTGTTGAATAGAGCCGTGGCTGCTGCAAATCTTCACAATCCATCCACTTTCACGTTCTTCTCTGATTCTCACCACCTTTTTAATAAGATAGCCATTCTTGAAAATTGAATTATGGGCACTCAAAAAATTACGTTGTATCATATCATCGAACTTTTCTTTAGATATGGGTCTAATGATATGTAAGTGGCAATTATCCAGCTCCATCTGGGTTGGATTTTCCGGAAGAAAATAAGTATCAGTTTCGTGATCCGGCAACCTCCTTAAAGTCAAGGAGTATTTTTCTAACATTGCTATAATATCCATGATTAATTGCTTTATATGTTTATGACACCTCTTTTAATTGATGTTTATTGTACACCTCCATCTTTGCAAAATCATCCAGATTGCCCCACCAATCCATGAAATCATAGGTCGCAAGGTCATAATCCACTTCAAATTCTTCATCATTATTCAGACACATATAATCCTCTTCTTTCATGCCAGCCACATCAAACAAAGAATCATAATCAGTACTCATATCTTCTGCCCAATCTTCTGCTTCCTGAATATCATCATTTGACACGCCCTTTTCAAGATGTTCGCCATCCTTATATCCCAACCAGTCACAAATGGTGTTGAAGTCGAACCAAAACATATCGTTGATAGCTGTATCAGACCATCCATCTTCCGGCTCTATATCTTCTAACATTTGTTCAACTGTATCAAGCTGTTCGCTACTCAATAAATCGGCATTGTCTTTACCTCCACTCCAAAAATTGAAGTTGCTGAGGCTGTCTTCTACATGGTATTTCATACACTTTTATTTTTTATTAATTTCATCCAATATGCGCTGCATCTTGGCTCTCACGCCTGCTGGAGAATCCAGGAACCTCCATCCTTGACTAATTTCTTCATCAGAAAAACCTGTCAGATAGTATTGCAATCCAACTCTCAATGCTTCGATAACGTAAACGCTTGACAGCGTATTTCCATCCAAATTGCAGACATGTACTATTTTTTGTTCGTTTGTCATACCGTTCTTTTATTTAGTAATTGATTGGCAACAAGCCCAACATGCTTTTTGTACATTTCCCATATCTCATCATTGTTTTTGTCTTTTGCAAACTCGCAACCGCAATCACGATAAAAATCATGTATTTGGTCATAGTACACTAAAAGATTGCCATATTGCACAATATTGAAATCCGGCTCTTTGGGGAAATGGTCTACATATCGCTTAATTTCACTCAGACTTTCTTCCTCTGTATTACACATAGACAATAACTGCTCCTTAATCATTTCAAAGTGTTTCATTGAATAATCCTCCCGTCTATTCTCTGTTCAAAAATTACCAAACCCTAATGTCATAATCTTTAAAATAAGATTCCAGTTCTTTTAGCCCTTACAGGCTATGCACTCCACCATTACCAACCACCTCAATGTCAACAGATATTTTGCAATCAGCTTTAATGCTTACCTCTGAATTTGTGAAAGTTTTTCTTACACACTCTAAAATGCTTAAAGAATCACTGTTGTTTTTTACTATATTGATTATCATTGTTTTCTGGATTTTAATCATGCAATATCATCTAACGGCCCACTATACACACGTCCATCCGTATAATACAGCCTATCTTCATACTGATTATTATGTAATTCTTCTCGGATTGCTTTTTCATCATCAGCCCAATATCTATATTCTTCATGCCAACACTTGAAGAAACTCTCATAACATTGTTCTATTAAGTCTGTAAGTGAGAAGCTATCAGAATAGCTGCACCAATTCTTGTAGTATTTGATTATAGGTTCTAATAAATAATAATCATAACACATACCAGTTAACGGACAATCATCGAATGATTTAAGAACTCTGCTTCGTTTGTGCTTATAGGTATATTTCCCATCTATGTATTTTCCTGTAGTTGAATAATACTTGCCTTTTGTAATATATGGTATGATATTATTATTGACGTATCTAAACAACAGTTTACCACACAGTTCTTCTGCATAAATATCTTTGTCACAATCAACAGGGCACTCAAAAATTGGGGAGTCATTATATTTATAGTTAAACGTATAGTCACAATAATCAACATTCCAATTACTTGCTTCTGTATCAGTTAATTTCTCAAAAGCTTTCAAGGATGCCCTGTAATCTGAGCTATAAGCATCCATACATCGCCCCATTATATTCCAGCGTTCGCGCTCAATGATTTCTTTCTGTACTTCCTTAGACAATTCATCAAAAGTGTACAACTGTAATGTTATTGTTTTCATATTGTATTTATTATGTATGAATTTGCCAACCGTATCTCGGAACCAACTGGACTGAATGATTTTCTTTATATCCGGTCTCTGCCCATCCATGAAAGATGACGCCCCCAACTAATCCGGATTTTTCATTGATATATTCGCAAAATCCAAATTCATTATAATGTGGATTGTAACTAACCTGTATGTAGTGGTTAGATGCAACTTGGCGATACCGGTGGAACCGTCTTAATGAATCAATTAATGATGTGTCATTATGCTTTTCACAGTCACGAATCAACTGCTTCAGTTTGCTAATAGTGAGATTATTGAATTTGATTTTTACTTTGCATTTTTTTGGCAAAGCTCCATGTAGTGATTCCCATTTCTTAATAGCAGGCACCACATAATCACGAACTGCGTTCCGTGCTTGCTCTACAGATATTTTGGAAACCTTGTCTTTCTCGATAAGGAAAATACAGTCGTTTTTGAACATTTCAAGATAAGGGTCAAACCCATTATCACCTTGCACATAATTAAGCCGGACTGCTTCGCTGTTAAAGAATATCTCTTTATAACTGCCCAAATGTAGCAAGTGCGTATGTGATGTTCCGACAATCCAAATCATTGGGAACTGGTGTGCCTCCGCTTTTTCGATGCATAATTTGTCATACTTCTCAAAGTCGGACTGGAAACTGGTCATAACATCTGAAACGATGTTGCGCATCTGTTTTATAATTGTATCATTCATAACTCCATGTTTTTAAATATTAGGTGAGAAATGCTTGTTGTTTTTACTAACGGATGTTAATGTGGACATTTTGTTAATGCTTTGAGCTTCGCTATATGTTCACGACTTTATAGTATTTCAGTTCTCCGATATATCCACGTCTCCGTAATTCATCAAAGATTGCATCATCAGTGAGGTTGGAAATACTAAATACAATTTGTTGCTCAGGTTTTATGCCGGCACGTTGTTGTTCTTTAAGTGTTCTTCTTTCTTCCCTGCAACATTCTTTACAAGTGCTCCAGAATCCATCTTTTGAAGTACGATGGCGGTAGAACATAGATGTAGAAAGCAATCTACCACAATGTTTGCACACTTTAGTTCCTTCTGCTGGCATATTATCACGACATTAAATTCAACATTCGGAATCCGACTTTATAGAACTCCAACCAAAATTTTCGTATTGATGGGGACAGCTTGGGGGAGTGGTACATAAGCACTCCCCATGCCAACCCTAATATTATGCCAACGATACTGTCTGAGCATATAAATATGCATGGAAAAAGCAATATTGTTCCCACCAAATATATTATCACTGATTTCATTTTGAATATCTTATTATTTTGCTACCTGAACATGAAAGTATTCTTGTTGCGCGTCTGATTTTAACTTTTACTCTCATCTTATGCTACTTTTACGTTTAAACCAAGTGCATTGGCGCATTCTTGTACACTGGCTGTACGGAACACCCAGCCCTCGCCACCATTCAAACGGCTATTATAAACTCCTTTAAATTGTTCTTTGAGAATTTTGCGCAAAGGCTTTGTCTCTCCACGCAACACCCAACACTTGTCATTGTATTTTTCAAATGTCAATCCAAGTTTCTTGATTGCTTTTGTGTCTGTGATAGCTATCAAGGTATCATTGTCTTTACTTTCCTTGGTTTCTTTTTGTGCCTCTGATTTTTGTTGCTTCTCTTGCTTTTTGAACTTTTCAGCCATTTCTTTGGCTCCAGCTGTTTTGCTGTTCTTGGATTTTGATTTTGCCTCTGGTTTTGGTGTTTCATTTGCGGACACTTCGACCTCCACGACTACTCCTGTATTACCTGATTTAATTTCCGTTACTCTGGTGTCAAAAGCCTCTTTAACCTGACCGCAAATGTTATTTGCGACGGCTTTCAAGTCATCAACGGTATCATATTTTGCAAATACGCTTGTGAAATTACACTTCACTTCAATGTTTGTTGTCATATCTTTAAATTTTTGATTTTTGAATAAAAACGGCTGACACCAAAGAGGCATCAGCCGTCAGATTTGAAAATATTGCAGATCATTATTCGTCTGCCAATGGGTCACGTGATTCAATTTCGTCTGTAATGTCCTCGATGTCGGCAGCGAGCAATTCAATTTTTATATCGTCATTGCATGCCATCATTTCATTTTGAATCCGTTCACGTTCTTGTTCCAGCTCGTAAACTGTCATTTCTGCATAATTTGCCATAATTTTTGAATTTAGTTAGTAATCAATCAAGTATAATATGTTTCCTGTGACTTTTGCGGTTCACCACCATTACAAGGGCACATTCCGCTCCATGTTTCCTACAAAGATTGTACATCTCTGCCACGCTTTTTGATGCCGGTATGAGCCGATTCTCATACATAAAGTAATATTTGGTCACTTTCTTGCCGTTCGAGCTTGTTGTCTCATCCAGCACGACTTTTTGTATTGAAGCGTTGTTCACCGCAATGGTGTCATTCTTTACCTCGGTCTGGGCATAGATTGATATGCTCCCTGCAAATAAGGCGAGAGCCAAAATGATTCGTTTCATGTTGTCTGTGATTAATGATTAGTCTTCGTTTTTCAATTCGTACTCTATGGTTTCGTATTCCTTGGTAGCATAAAGCCATCCGTATAATTCCCGGTGGTTTTCGAGAGCGTCCACCACCTTGAAATAAGTCTCCTTTGTAACGCGGATGGCCTCATAGAATATGCCGGCATCCGCGTCATCATAAATCAGATACCACGCCCCGTCCTTGTCTGTACCATAGCATACATTATCCACCACGTTCAGAACATTAAAGAACATGCTGTCATTTTCATCTTCTGTTTGTACTACCTTAGCCGTTTCTTGGCTAGTATTTTGCGCTGAGATAAATGACGTGCCCGCAATGACTACAAAGAGGGCGCACAAAATGGTTGCTGAATGTCTCATCGTTTTAATTCTTAAAAAGGTCATAGATTGTTTTGCGCTTTGCAGTAACGTTCTGTGATTTCGGAAGATAGAATGTCATTGATGCGTTTGCTACTGACATAATTTTCACGTTTGTTCTTGAAATTCTTGCACGTCTCATGATATTGTTGTTTTAGATGTTAATTATAATTTTGAGTTCGTATCAATAACCGTAGGCTGTTAGGTTTATGCTGAGGTTGTTTTTGATTCAGCACCAGCCGGCAAGTGGATTTGGATTATCAGCGCCACAAGCGATTGCACCTCTTAGGTCGATAATACTCATTTTGATATTATCTCGCAATTCGTTTAGTTTCACAACTTTCGCCATGATTTCCGGTGTCTGGGCTATACATTTAAGTGAGTGAATTTCTTTGTTGACTTGCGTTAGCTGTAAACACAAGTCTCTCAGTATTTGGAAATTTGTCATTGCCTTTGATTTTATAGTTATCTTTTCTCCATTCTTATACCATTCGCCAACTTTGTAGAAAAGCTTATTTTAGTTCCACATTTACGAGAAGGTCTTTTGCCCTTAGCTGCATAAAAAAGTTCTTCCGCATCCATCATATAGATGGGCTTGGAAGTGTCACGACATTCAAATTCAGCCATGTTTCGGTTGGTCCCTGGGTGCAGTGCGGTTACACGCTTTCCTTTTACGATGTAGTATGCTCTAAACCGGGCATTTTGCCCATATTGCGATTGTACCCTTAATTCAAACTCCAAAGTCCTACCACGGACACACCAAAAGTTACCAATTTTTCCGATTGCCACTTCACGACGGTTTATGCTGCACCGACCGATAAATTCAATATCTCCACGTTCAAAGTTGCTGTTTGCTATTTGTGCTTCTGCAATACGCATCAGCCCGACTGCATAAGCGTTCAGTTCCGATTTGGGCATGGAAGTCCCTTTGATTGTTGCTGTCATAGTTTTCTGATTTTATTTGTTTGAACTCAAAGCCTCTTCTTCTTCCACAGAACCGCACCAACAGTCAAGAAAGTAGTTTTTTTGCTCTTCTGTGGGCTCATTTACGTTATAGGCTGCACAATATGCCTGCCAACTTGCATCCGACTCAGGCATATTATTATTACAACTAGAGAAAACTGATACGGTAAAAACCATTATGGAGAAAATAATCGCTTTCATTTTGCTTTGATTTTTAGAATTAATACTTAGTGAGTGGGGAAGGCTTGAACTTCCACAATGCCGCCACGTTCACCCAAACCCTTTCTCAGAATTGCACCAGTTCTTTTTTGATTTCGATAACCTTGCGCACTACATTTCCGTTTGTGTCTTTGTCAAAGCGTACAATATACACGTGTTCCAAGCCTTCCCAATCCAAGTCACTAAGCACGTTCTTTTCGTTTTCCTTTTCAAAGTTGTTTTTTTGTTTCAGACCTTTAAGAATAGTTGCGACGCTCCATTTGTTGTCCGCTATCGGAGTAAGCATATAACGGCTAATTGGTTTTCCGTCCACCTTTTCAGCCTCTTCTTTCGTGAACACCCGGAAAAAAGTTTCCATATCACGCAAGCCCATACGTTCCACGTCTTCTGCACATGGTTGATACTTTGCGGGCACATTCCTGAACACAAAGGCACGTGTTCCTTTATCCTCAACATTTTTCATGCCTTCGTGCCAACCGTCCATAAGCAATGCCGGAGTATAGCCTTTCTTCTTTCCATTCTTTTCAAAACGTGACACACCATGTGCGCTCATCCATTGTTCCACAGTAAGTCCGTTACAGTCGGGAAGTTGTTTTGTGTACAGTCCGTCAAACTGTTTCAAGACTTGTGATAACTGTGACGTCAAGTCTAAAATACCTCTTGCGCCCTTGTTTTCTTGTGCTTTTGTAATTGTTACTTGAGTTGACATAACGATATAGTAACCCCACACGTGAGCGGTTACAACTGCTTTAAAATGAATAAATTGATTGAATTGTGGGTACGGGAACGCATTGCAGTCCCCAGCGCCGCTTTTAGTACGGACTTACCCTATAAAGTGTTTTTGAATTGTTGATTCATTACAACGGGTGCAACTTGTGCTCCTGCACCTAACACAGACACGCCAACCCAGTGGTTACATCAGTGCGCTTCGCTTGCGCTGCCTTACACGTACTTGCGCAATGTATTTTGAACATTCTGTATATTTTTGCATTGGATAACGGTCCCAATAGCGGGAACCTGTGGGCGTACTTTGCCCACGCACAGGCATATCAATCCCATGACTTGCACTACAACCTTATTATGCCTTGTATCTCTCACATACTTTCTTTACTTGCATTTCGTACCTATTGCTTAACATAGTTAAGCCAAATTTTCATACATAGTACAAAAGTGGTATTTTGCCGAAATGCTTTTAAGCGGATAAAAATTTCAAATGATATATGCAACACGCTTGCTGCACTGTAAGAGTGATTGTCGGTGTTATCCGTTGCTCAAATCTTACACCCCAATATTGAAGTGGTCTTTGGACGATTACAACAGTGAATGAAAATTTTTTTTGAGAAAGTGCTTTTATTATATAATATAATGTATGATGGGGGGTATTCTGTTATTAAGTTGTTGAAAATCAGTTAAATACAATAAAGTTACTTTCCTTGTAAAAATTGTTTGAATAATATTTTTAAATGACTGAAAAAGGCTTGAAAAAAGGTTTAGGGTTATTTTATTGTTAAAATAATGTTAAAAAATGGAGTTTTTCATATATATAAAGTTGTTTCACTTTCAAAAAATAGTGAAACAAGAAAATGTAAATCAATGTAAATTTCTGAAAAATAGATATTTAAGCAAGTTGTAATCAAATAAATATATATTAACATTTGTGGTAATGAATTTATACAAATAAAATAAGGTTCACTTTTGTAGAAAGTGAAACAAAAATAAGCCACTATGTTGGCTAACTAATTGAAAATAAATAAAATAACTGGGTGGGTGGCTCACTTGCTCTTCAAAGCGGATGTAAATTTTTCCCGATTTTCAAATTTCGATTTTTAGGCATATTTTACTTATATAAGGAACTCACATCAGTTCCACAAAACACCATAATATCAAAAAACTTTGTGAAAAAATTATTATCAGAATTATAATTTTGTCTTAAATCATAGTTTCTGTCTGATTTTCAATGTTTTATATATTTCTACATGTTTTTGGTGAACGGAAGAATTTCCGAATCCTTGTTTTGCTGACAGCTATAATCACCTGCTATTTGCTCGGAAATACCCTTTTCCTTGATTTTGCGACATTTTCTTCGTTGAAATGAATACTTGTAAGTCAAAGGAAAAATAAGGGCTAAAAATGGCTTAAAATGTAAATCATGGAATCGGTTTGGGCTATCCCAGATTTCTTCTCATGATTATTTGGTCATAAATCCCCGAATTTTTATATTGCTACTAATTTCTTGAAAATATTTCAAACACTAAAAATCGCTCATGTACAAACTCCAAATTTTTCCCGACCCCAAATTTCAAATTCAGTTTTTCGGTATGTGCCCAGTGGTTAACGGCGAAAGGAGGGGCTAAATGGGGTGGAATGAGAATAGGTGCGTAAGCACAGGGGAATTTTTGCGGAGCAAAAAGGCGCAAGCCCAACAGTGAGCGAAAAAGTAAAATTAAAATTTAAAGCTGGGAATGGAACTGCGCCTACAGTTCAAAAACTTAATTTTCAAATTAAAGCTGGAATAATCCTTACAATGTTTTAGCTCTCTCCTAAAATGCCTAAACAGTCTTTGTTTATTTACTGGGAATGGGAGTGCAATATTATAGTGGTTGTCCTACAAGTTACGGGCACTCGCGCACGCGCCAGACTTTTTCGAGTTTTTTCTTCGAACTTGTGAGAAGAAAAACGAGAAAAAGACTGTTTTTCTTTTTTAGGTAATTTCTCTTTTCTCTTTTTCTTTATTTATTTCTTTTTCTTTAAGGGGTCCAGGGGATTTTTCTTTTTCTTGTTTTTTCTTTTTCGGTTTTCTCTTTATCGACCTTTTCTTTTTACCAGAACCTGCCGTTTTCAGAACTGTCGGTACAAAAAGTGCGCCGAACTTCACAGCCCAGCGCACTTACCAAAATCCAAAATTATTTGCTTTATCCAAGTATTAATAGTCTCGTCATCACAAAACCTCAGTTTTATTCTACCATGACTTCTTTTCCATACACTAATGCGGTTTGAAGTTCTGCCAGACATCCTTTAGACTTTTGCCAGTTCTTGCAGAGATAAATCATATCACAATCGAGCAATGCCGCTATACATTTGCTCATCGCTTCGTTATATGGGGTGTTTACAGACCGTACCACATCGAACGGGGTAATGACTTCATGGTCTTTCTGGACAAGATTGGTTGCTACAACAAATGCATGATTGCGTTGGTCGTTGTAATTCTCACCAGTTATAGGAATTGAAACATAAACTTTCTTCATTATCACAATTTTTAAATCACATTGCTGTTATCACGTCTTTATTTGCGCCGTTTATTTGCTCTACGCTCTCTACGATTGGGTTTTCTGACTTCTTCAATTCTCACTATCGCATCTTGCTTTGGAATATCAAGAAGAATGTCTGTATGCTTGATTGATGATACTGTCAGAATCGCACTAATTAAAATTTGGCTTATCATGATTTTTATCTATTTCGTTTGCTGGCAGCCATGAAAACTGCCATTGATGGTTTGATGAAAAACATTGAGTAATTTGGCCAAGGTCAAAAAACGCTGCATTAAAATTGTTTATTTTCAAGAATTTGTGTACTGAATCATCTTCAGTACGACAATGCAGATAAATGTTTGCCCCCTGCTCTGGATAACATGAGAATGTATTCCAGTTCAACGCTGTCAGATATTCCCTAAAACTCATATCAATCAAACTTGAACCTATGGTCAGGAACAATTAAACCTTGCTGCTGTTTCCAGCCTTTTTCTTTTTTCAGTTTGTTGAATTTTTCAATCAAATCAACCATAACACTGTCACTTACGTGACCAAGATGGAAATACACACATCCGTCTATATTCCGGCAGTCTTTGACAGTCTTCTCAGGGCATTTTACAACAAGTTTGCCATTTTCCATAACTGGTTGGAAACCATAGTCTGATAATTTGGAATCCAGTGCGACTACTGTTAGATTTTTAAATTTTTGATACTCAAAATGAATAGGTCTGCTCATAGATTAAACATTTAAACTATAACTGCTCTAATCAATTAATCATATTCCTCTTCTTCAGCTAGATCGTGGCCCGGCTCAAGAACATGATTGTCGTATGCGTTTTTTATATCATCTTTAGTAAGGCTCATGATGCTTGTTTTTCTGGTAGCCTTGCGTATTCTTGTATATATGCCGGAATCTTCTCCTTCCACCAAGTCATTAAGATGTTGAATCGCTGTATAATTGAGTTTACGTATTCTGCCGGCCCCACGTTGGCCATTTGGGGCTTCCTGTAACAATCCTACTTTTCGTAGGGAATATAAACAGGAACTTACTGTGGGTGTTGAGATTTTAATTTTAATAGCAAGCTCTTTAACTGATGATGCGCATTCTCCGCGTTCATTAGTCTCTTCAAGAATAGTGGACACAATCATTAATTCATTATGTGTCAAATAGTATATTAACACTTTTGGAATAGGAAGTACCATTCCATTAAAGACTTGCTCATTCTCCACTGAGGCAAGCACTTGATATTTAATTTTTGGCAAGACAATCCCTGTCTTTAATTGCTTCGGATCAATCTTGATAACGATTGGTTCCGGTTTTGCGAGTATCGCTTTTTGTGGTATTCGTTTCATGCCATGTTATTATTCATGACACTGCCTTGATCACGTCAGGATATATCCTCATATATAATTAGTTGCAAAGCTATTAAAAAATAAAATTCGGTCAAAATAATCCGCATTATTTGAGTTGGATTTAAGTTTTAATCGTACCTTTGTCAATTTCTAATTTTCAATAATATGATATGAAAACATTAGACCAAATAATCAGATATACATCCCAATGCAGATTCCCAGATGACGACTGGCAGAAGGTACTTGCTTATTGTCGTGAGCGTTTTAAAGGAGGTAAGATACATAAGGCTTTATCTCCGATATCTGAATCATCATATGACCAATTTGTTAACTGGCTTGATTCAGGATTCGGTTCTGGAGATTTGGTCAGTTATGGTAAAACAATGGGGGTAATAGGTGATTGTACGCCCAAAGTCACAACTCTTATTGCGTATTGTGACTATGAAGAGAATCTTATAGTCAAAAAAATGAATGTTCAGGACGTTTTAAGGCTAAAACGTCTTGATGAGGAAAGAAGCAGGGAGTTGAAAAAGAAAATTTATGAACGTGGTCTTGATATTGTTGTAAGAAACGCAAAATTGTCTGAGCTGTACATCCCCAAGAAAAATTTCTATGTCACTTTAGGTGATAGTGAATATGGAGATTTAAGTGTCGGAATATACTTAGAATCAAATGGTTGTTCACATCATTTCTCTGCTTTCTTAAATAAGAATGGTAAACTTGAAATGGATTGTTGGATAGACATTGAGTGTACACCATTTAGGTCGGCTACCGAGAAAGATATTCAAAGATTACATCAAGCCACATCTAATGCCGGATGGTCCTTTAACGGAAGAACCAATACGTTTATCAAAATGCCTAAGCGTGGACATAATAATGTTTACTGGTATATGAATGATCGGTTTGAAATTGTGCTGGATAAAGATAATGGCTCCAAGAAACATACAGAACGATATGATGCCGGAAATTATTTTCTTGACAATACTGAAGCGTTGCTATTCATGAAAGAAGTTAGGAACATGAGAAATGGAGGAGTTTAATATACCCCTCCATTCTTGTTTTTATTGTAAGTCTATTGGTTTGAATGTTGACTGAAGTGCCACATCATACCAGTAATCTTCCGCTTTTTGTATTGGAATCTCTACCGCTATGGATTTCTGTTTGTTTGCTTTATTCCATTCTTGTACTTTATTTTTGGAAAAAGTATACATGCCAATCGGCCTCTGCCTTAAAGTTGCTTTATCATTAAAGCAACTGAATATATCTACTTCTTCAACATATAAATGTTCTTTGTATTTTTGCTTGAACAGAATCCAATTGTCCACTTGGTATTTATTGTAGAACAATGCCCAGCAATATATGGCAACTTCCATGTCTGTGAGTTTATCCCATCCGTTATTTGCATCATCCTCTGCAAGCATAATGATTTGGCGGAGATATGTCCTATTTGCTTGGACATGTTCACGTGAAATTTCATATTTCTGTAAAATATCAGGAACAATTCCGCATAAGTTCATTACCCCTTCTTTGGTAATCATATAATCACCATCTGTTTCAGGAAATTTAAAAATAAGATGAAGCCTTTTATGGTCATACGCATTTATTTTACGGATAGAATATGATTTTCCCCATATACGCACTTGTTTATGATTAGATGCAGCATCATTAAAATCAGATTCTATATCAATTACAAGTCTATCAAGTATTTTTTTAGGAATTTTGAATCCCCACATATCATCAGGGCTAAATTTATCATCACATTCTTCCGCGTCAGTTTGAAATGTATCAAAAAGACAACTGAGTGCATACGCAGCGTGCAACATGTAAGGTTGATCGCTAACCTCCCAAGGTTCATGCATCAAGATATCTAAATCTGAAGCACTGTAAGATTGATAGTTATTCATCGTCTGGAAGTATTGAATTAATGGATTGAAGCAAATCAGTGGAATAAGGAGAATTATTTGTAATCATATTCATTACATTCAATTTGAGAATACGATAAATGGCGGCACCAATAGGATTGTTTGGCTGGTGCATACAGGAAAAGATAGCTTGTGCTATATTGTCCGAATTTCCATGTGTTACGGCTCCACACCGTCCTTCTTTATGGGAAATGATAAATATATCTGCATCTTTTCCCATGATTTTTTTAGCTTCTCGAAGCAAATTGTCTGTTTTTGTCTCCATGAGGATTTTGGATTATTGATTGACACTGCTCTCATCATTTAATATATCTTTTTTGTTGATGAAGAATCCACAATGTTCATCACCAATCTTCCATTTTGGAGGAATCGAATTATATGGTCCGGCTCCATCATTTTCTTGCTCTGTATTATATCTGAAGCAATGATACCTATCTAAGCAGGCACGGGCATTGCATGTTTTGTTTGTCCTTTTTAATTGTCGGTATGCCTTTAGAGTAATTTCAACTACAGTAGGATGAAATTTATCCAAGAAACGATCTGGTATGGTTCCTATAGTCCATATATCGTTTGATTGAAGCAAGGAGCTGTCAGGACGCATAAAATAGCGCATTTTACCTTTTCCCCCTAAAATAAGGGTTTTATCCTTTTTGTCAGCTACTGGATGTATTCTTAAACACTTGTTATTAATCACTTCAAGATATTTAGGGGGATAATCAATTATATCTTGCCAGAATGCACATTCGTAACAGATTTTTTTCTGTTTCATTATGCGGCTTATGTGATTTTGAGAATCATATCCATGCAAAAGCATTTTTATTCCGCAGCATTTACAATATCCAATATGACTGAATAATTTTACCGTCATACCTTTATATTTCTATAGAGTTAAAGATGCTGGAAATCTCATCATCGCGTATTCCTAGATATATCATGGTTGTATCTATGCTTGTGTGTTTAAAAATACGATTTAGATATACCAATGATTTTTCAGTTCTTCCACTCTTTTCATATACATATCTACCGAATGTCTTTCTAAAAGTGTGTGTGCTGAAATTGTCTATGTCAAGCTCATACTGAATCGCCCACTGTTTCAGTGTTCGATTAATATATTGTATAGATACCGGCTTGTTTTCATTTCCCTTTTTATTGGCTAAAATAAAATCTCGTTTATTCGGTTTCCCCATTCGTTCATATAAGGTAGTAAAATGGTCAGAGGCATTTTGACCAATTGGTATAACATGGGTTTTACCTGTTTTTTTTGCTATAGCAATGACTTTTCGTTGATTAAGAATATCACACCATTTTAATTTGCATACATCAGAGAAACGTAATCCGGTACAGAAAGACAGTATGCAATAGCAGGCCCACCAATATTTTTTTTCATTTATCAGTGCTTGTACAAGTTTCTGATAATCACTGTACGGCAAATAATCTGCCGTTGTTATACTTCCTTTTTGGCTCATAACTTTATTATTTTGGAATTTGGTAATGCAAAATTATCGTTAAAACTAGAATAAGCAAAATATTTTTCATGTTTCACTTTCTAATAAAAGTTAAACTAAATATATATAATTGGTGTTCAAGTGTTTAAATATAGAACTTGTTTCACTTTTTATAATCACTCATGTTACTGACCGGAATTTATATACATTATTATATAGAAAAGGGGCGTGTCGTAAAACAACACGCCCCTGGGACCACCGTCCTATCATGTAGTTAAGAGTTTACTTAGTGCCAGTATGTCCAAATCCACCTTCTCCACGTTCGGTCTCGGACAATTCTGTAACAACTTCGAACGGTTCATTGCAATAATGGCTAATCACCATTTGGGCAATTTTCGTACCTTTCTTTACAACCAATGGAATAGATTCATAGCTTTTTATAATTACTCCAACTATACCACGGTAACTTTCATCTATTGTACCTATGAGCACATCAACATCAAATCTTTTCGAAGTATCCATATCATCTACAAGATATCCTTCAATTCCTTTTAATGAAAACCCGCTACGAGGACGTATTTGAGCTTCTGTTCCAGGTTCCAGCTCTATACTGATATCAAGTTTTATGAGGTTGCGCCCAGGGCTAATCACAAAATCACATGGGATATATAGGTCATAACCAGCCGCACCCTTTTCAGCTCTTGTGGGCACTTTTGCCCCCGGTGATAACAATTTTACTTTCATCTTATTTATTATTAATAGTATTGGTTGATTTATTTATTCAGTATTGCAAGATATTCACTTTCTAATATTACAGAAGATTTGAGCATTTTTCTGGTACTATATATTTTTCTATCTTCACCAATCTCTGCGTCAAAATCAAATAAGGTCAGTTTGCCGATATCATCCGGTTCAATCTGAAAATCGGATGGAACAGTTCTCCAATATCTTTTATTTACTGATATTATTTCTCCATAAGCAGCCTTAATAAGCGATTGCCTGAGTGTACCGGTAAGTGTTGCCGCTTCACTGATTGACTTAAAGATCGCAACCAGAATATACGTTGCGTCAAAAGCAACAATTGTTGTAGGATTGTTATTCGGTTCCCGCTTCGTCATTTTTCCTTTCGTTTATTATTTCATTAAGAGCTTCTGAAGGCAGTCTTTGAGCTGCCATGCTATAGAGAAAACCATTACTGTATGCTACTCCGTATGATATAGCATCTGTAATAATACTATTGAAATACATGCACATCTCGGGGTTTGCAAAAGCAAGAAATATAAAAGCCAATTCTGCTGCTACCAAAATATGTCCATTCGTGTTCTGGTAAAACAGTTCTGATGTCTTTTTTTGTGACGCTTTAATTAATGGTTCTATAAAATGCTTGTTGGTACGCATAAACACCTTATAGTCTATGTACTGAATTTGATTTTCTTCAAAGTAAGCAGTATAGTCAAACACCGCTTTGTTCTCTCCCATAGAGCCAAAATACAATCCCTGTATTTCAGGAAGTAGAACCTCGTTAATCTCAAGCTCTTTAATGAGTGTTGTTGTTTTATAATCCATTACTTATTCTTGTGTGAGTTTTTCTTCAAACACATCCATGATATTTGTCTCTGATATGCTGGTGATTTTGAAATCAGCCATCGTGCTCTTCATTCCGTCTATAAAGTTTTCAAGTGCATTACGGAAATCAGAAGCTTGTACCAACATATAATTTGCGGTTTGTTTTTCGACACCGCTTTTTTCATCAAGCGTAATGAACAAAACCTTAACCTTATACCATCTGTCTCCCTTTTCATCATAGAAGATTTCAGATATGTTTGTTTTCTTAACTGCTGAAACCGTAAAATCGCCGGATATATATGGTGTAATCTCCTCAATTATACGTGCCTCAGCTTCAGTAAAAGACAAGGCGTTCACGATATTTGTTTCAGTAACGCTTTTCAAGGCCCCATCTTCCATTACTTTATTGTAACGGACTTTTGTTTCGATCCAAAATGACATAATTCTTTCGTTTTAAATTGTTAATATTAATGTTTATTATCTGATTTCATCAAGATTGATATACAGTGCTTCTTCAGGAACTTTATATGAATCAATCATTTTTGGATGTTTTATCAACCCCCAATTACATTCAGAATATATCTTAAACTTATATGTGTCGTAACTACTGCCAATTTTTACACATATATTACAATCCTCTTTTGGTGGATTAGCCCTTAAATTTTTCCAGTTTACCATGATTGCATTGTTTTAATTAGTATACTTCATTATATAATAGTATATGATGTACATTGAGTAAATAAAAAGTGAAACCCAATTTATCATAACATGTTGAATATCAGTATTTATTTTCTTTTATTTTTATTTTTAGAGCCGTATACCTTATAAAATCTTGCTGTTCAGTGTTTTCATAGGTTGCTGTACAGCGCATCTATTAATAATAAAAAAATAATGATATGCGTAAACGGACAGCAAATAATTCAAATGGCAATTTCTTTACCGATGAAGCTCTTATAGCGAATTATAATATTGTTAAAAAAACAATTGTTGAATATACTGATGAGTTGACCAGAAGATGTCGGTATAAAAGTGTGGTAAGTCAAGTGGATGATGGTGTAGTTATGGATGACCGTTCCAGACTTATAGATATGTATGATTCTTGTTATATACAAAATGCACATCTTCAGGGAACAATCGCCACTCTTTTTTCTCAATTGATCGGTAAACGGTATATGTTTGCCAAAGAAGATAAGGATGGCAAATGGGTTAGGGATCCACAACAATCTCGAATCTGTCAAGGATCACAATTTGAAAAGATTATTAGAGCTATTGTCGAATCAGAGCTTTATGGGTACTCACTTATTGAGATTATGCCGGAACTAGATTCGGAAACTGGCTTGCTTAAAGAAGTGAACAGTATTGAAAGACGATGCGTATTGCCTGACCAGCGTCGTGTCGTACAGCGTTGGGGACAATGGACACCGGGTTGGGATTTGGATTCTGAACAATACAAGCATAATTATATTCTCGTGAATAATGGTGGATTTGGATTATTTGCCGCAACCACTCCCAATATTCTTGCCCAAAAATATACATTAAGTAATTGGGTTAATTTCAGTCACACTTATGGGCAACCGATTATTCATGGAAAGACAGGTGCCGAAGACAATGAGTCAAGAAGCAGGTTGGCACGTAAAATCGCTTCAGCAGCCCAGAATAAGGTTCTTGTAACCGGCAAAGAGGATGAGATTGACATTAAGGCTTTTACTATGTCAAACTCTGAAAAGATTTATGAGTCGCTTGCGAATTATGTCAATAAGGAGAATGACAACTTAATATTAGGGTCTGAATCAATGGCTGGCGGTATGCAGTCTTATGTCGGCTCAACTAAAGCCCATGAGAACATATATCGTGCAAGAATCAATTCTTATCGTACAATTGTAGAGAATGTGATGAATGAGCAGGTGGTTCCGGTTCTCAGATATTGGGGAATAATTTCAGATGATGTGTATTTCAAGTACATGACTAAGGTGGAGATGTCAGACGAGAACAAAATCAAATTGTTCGATATGCTTACCAACAAATATGAAATTGACCCGGAAGAAATAAACAAAGAATGGGGTATCGAAGTCGGGCAACAACGTAACTTTGAATCCAGTAACGGTAGTGATAGCATAGGTGATTGGGGAGATGGTAATGAAGACGGTCATAGAATGAGCGATGAGGAATATTACAAACGTTATGGGCACCATAGGGATAAAGTAAATTTTCTGTCAGGGGTGCATTAAAAGGCGGATGCACCTCTAAACTTTCACAACAGGTAAAAGCTGTCATGACAACAGAACAACAAGCTCGACATGATAGTGAATACCAGTCATTACAAGCCTTATTCATATCTTTGTTAAGATCTTTACGTGATGGAAATACAGAAGAATCTCTTTATGCTTTATGCGAACTCAAGACTGATTTGGCGTTTAAATATGTGCTGGATGGACTTGGGGTGGGTTACGATGAAGCCATTATATTGATTCAAAGTGCTAATGACGATAATTTGACACAACATGACAAAGATTTGAGGGATCGTTTGATAGCTGCCATTCAGAACCTTATTGATTTTTCTGTTTGTGAGGAATACCAGCTTTATGATGAGGCTGTTGAAATGCTGGGGGACGGTGAATTGGATTTTAACTCGGAAGATTATGAAGATTTACTGGCAATATGTGAAAAATATAATGATACATACGCTTCCATTGAAAATAGCGATATTGAATATGCCGGGAAAATAGCTGCCATGTGGATAAGAATGTCTGCCAATGATTATGTCGTGTACTGGACCCAAAATGATGCTAAAGTTCGTCCGTGGCACATGGCTTTGCAGGGATATGCGGCACCAAGGGATGAGTTCCCGTCGTGGATGATACCACCAATAGAGTATAACTGCCGGTGCTTTCTTGAAATTCTTGAAGTTGCTTCTGTGAATGGAAAATTGCGTCAATTTAAAGGGGCGGCTAAAGGTATTGAGAAACCTCAAAAGATAAATGATGTTTACAGTGAATCTTTAGCTAAATGTGGGAGGATTTTTGGACCGTCACACAATTACTTTACCATAAAGGAGGGTGATAGAGAAATGCTTCAAGGCTTTGTAACAAAACTAAAAGAGAAGTATTATGTCTAAAGCCAAATTTGATCCAAGTAAATTTTCTACGCGATGGGGAATCCTGTATTATGATGGTCAAACAGCCAGCCAATACAGGATAAAACAATATAATAGATACGTTAAAGGAGCTGGTGGACGCATAACGTCAGTCCCCAAACAATATAACAAATATTTTAGTCAGGGAACCAGTTTTACAACAAGGCAGGGGCATCTTCAGTCGTGGGCAAAACCATTGACTTTAAGAGGTGGGCAAAACCCTAATTATAATTGGAGTAGAGTCAGTTATAGTGATTTCGATGGTGTCATAAGAAAAGGTTCTTCAAGTGGTCGTTGGGGTGCAGATATTAATCAAGGCAAAAAGGGTGTTTCTGGTTCAGCAACTATGCTTGCCGGAACAAAACAGTGGATACGCCAAATACAGATAAGTTTGCACCAGTTATATGTGAGTTCCGAGAATTTTCGTGTTGTTGCAGGCCGGCGTGCTATGAAAGTATTTCAAAACTCATTTAAGTATCAGCAATTTTATAGTAATAAGTCTCATAAATGGGCTTCGTTATCATCATATACTCTGAAAAAAAGAGCAAGGCGTGGCACAGGCAGCAAGATATTGAAAGAATATGGCGATTTATATAATTCAATAAGAATAGACGAACACGCAGGCTTATATGCCACTCGTGTATATACTGATGTGGTTCATGCCAATGCCTCACACCACAAAAAACATAGTATCTGTTATGCTGGATATCACAATGAAGGGAAAGGTACTTATGGAAGTGGTTGGAATGGGCATAAGCCTAAATCTTATATCCGCAGACAGTTTATGGGGCATTCAAGTCATCTGGACCCATTTACGGACAATTTCATGAAAAAGATGATGAAGCTTTATTTATTCGACAATGTATTCCTCGTCAAGAAGATATAAGCTATTATCTATAAAGACAATGTTATGATTATAGATAAAAAGAGCAACAAAGTTCTGAGTGGAAACAAGTCAAGTGTATTTGCTTTAACGGATAAGGAATCAGAGAACCAAGTTGTAGAAACACCCACTCAAATTGAGCCTGGTGGCCCGATGGATGTATTAAAAGCCATCAAAGAAATTCTTCGTGGAGTCACGTGGGAATATGGCGTTGAAGGTAGTCCATTGATTTTTAAAACAGTGCAAATAGATGATGGTCAATATGAACGAATCATATCTTCAAAAGGAAATCAGGAAGAAACGATGGGGTTCCCTGCCGTTTTTTTTCATTTTATAAATTGGCATTATCTGGTTCAACAAGCAAGAATAAATGAAGGTCGTGCAGTTCTCAGAATTCGCTTTATACTTAACAGTTTAAATGTCCATGAAGATGGGCATGATATGGATGTGTATTATGTGGCTGAACGTATTCATCAGACAATTCAAGAACAGATAAGTCAATATGAATGTCTGCAAGAACGTTGTCAGTTACAATATATTGACCCGATGGAAAGTTTTGATCATGGCTTACAACCTTGTTGGATGACTTATGAAGTTTGGTTTAAGCAAGCAAATATCTGGATTAGGAGAAATAAGGCGTATAAGAAATTTGTTTGTCCGCCATTTACAAATCATGCAGATCAAGACAAATCTATTGAAGGAATAAATCCTAATAATCATACAAATCTGGACCATCCAATCACTTATGATGAGGCTACAGAATTTGCACCATGATTTATGTGTAATAATTTGATAATCAGTAATGTATAATTGCTTTTTACATAAATATTTATTATTGCATACTATTACTAATAAATTGAAATACAATGGCAAAGCAACAAGGGTTTAAGTTTATTAAAGGTGTTTGCAGTACTGGTAGCCCGGCGGACATTTTCCTTTATACAGATGTGGACTACTGGAGTGTTGATAACTTTCTTTGGGAGTTTGATTACCTGATTAATTATGTGAATCCAAGCAAAATAAGAATACATATCAATTCTGTAGGAGGAAGCGTTGTAGAAGGTATGAGTGTATTTGCAAAGATTCAAGATTGTGCTATACCGACAGAATGTATCAATGATGCTTTGGCGGCTTCAATGGGGTCAATTATTTGGGCTGCTGGTGATGAACTGTATATGAAAGACTATGCGTTACTAATGATTCATAATCCATTTTGCGATGTAAATGGGAATAAACAATATGACCAAACAACAGAAGCTTTTACAATGCAATTAAAAACTATTTACATGAAACGCTTCGGACTTAGCGAAGAGGATGTGGAAAATATTATGAATGGTAAAGATGGCGAAGACGGTACATTCTTGACAGCGACCCAGGCAATTGAAAAGGGCTTTGTTAAAGCCGACCATGTTATTGAAACCCCTCAAGCCGTAAAAGACAAAATAAATGCTGCTTTAAAAAGCAGTAAGGATATAGTTCAAATTAAAGCAGTTTATGGATTGATCTCATCTACGTTACCAACAGCTACTATTAACAAACAGAATATCAACTCAATTTTAGAAACAATGGAAAAGAACGAAATTACTGTTTTTGCCGCTCTCCTTGGATTGACAGGAGAAAAGGCAACGTCCGAAAATGTTTCTGCAAAGATTAATGAACTGAAGGCAAAAGCCGATAATGCTGATGCCCTTCAGAAATCACTTGACGAGACAAAAGGTGAGCTGACAAAAATCAATGCGGAACTTACCGGCGCAAAAACTTCAATCAAGAATTTGACTGAAGATTTGGATAAGACAAAAACGGCCCTGAAAGTATATCAGGATGCAGAGACAAAAGCCAAAGAAGAAAGAGTTACAGCACTCATCGACAAGGCTATTGCAGAGTGTAAAATCAACAAGGAAGAACGTGAAGCCTATACCACTATGGCCCAAAACAATTTTGAACTTGCTGAGAATGTGTTGTCAAAAATTCCGGCACGAGACAATTTGGGGCAAATCATTTCACAGGCAAATAAAGGTAATGCAGAAAAAGGAGTTCAAACTGAACAGCAAAGGGTTTTTGCAAAGGTGGATGAGGTTGTAGGGAAAGACTTCAAATTCCGTACCCTTAGCTAAAATTATTATAACTAAATTTATACAAATATGGCAGCATTTAATTTTAACGCAGGTCAGACCAACTACACCGGTGAGGTACTTGAAGATCTTTTGACCCTTACCGCTCAAGACAATGAGACTTATAAGGAAGGTCTTATTCACATTAAGTCGGGCATTCAAAAGAAATACGCACTTCCGAGTGTTCGTCTTGGCAAGATTATCCAAGATCATAAGCCGACTCCGAATTCAAGTCAAGGCGAATATGAATTTGCAGAACGCTATTTGGAGCCGGAAGATTTTATGGTTTATTTGGAATTCAATCCTCGTGATTTTGAGCAGTATTACCGCCCGTTCCAGCCGAAGGGCAATTTAGTGTTCCGTGAACTTGATCCGAAAGTTCAGTCTGTTATGATTCGTTTGTTGATGGAGCGCAAAATCGAATACATTAATCATGCCATTTGGTGTTCAGCAACGACAGAACAAAAAGCAAAGGTTGCTAGCTCTGATGGCAATATAACCGCAGGTAAAACTGAAATTGGTAGTGATGATGATGCTGGTCCGATGAAATATTTCAACGGTGCAATCGTGCGTATGCTTATGAATTCAGCAGCAGAAGAAACTTCTGAAGATGCCAAATGTGGTCAAATCAAAGTTGCTGGAACAGGAACTTTTGCTGATGGTGCAGCTGTTGAAAAAGAACTCTATGCGATGTGGCAGGCTACAGCTCCGAAAGTTCGTAAAAAGAGTGGTTTGGTTATCTTAATGGACTATAAGTCATGGGATGCCTATAATCAGTATTTGTCCGACAAGACAATGAAATACAACGATAACCGTACTGAAAATGAGCATCGTTTTCAGGGTAAACGAATCATTCCTATGGTTGCATTACCTGATGACACAATCATTATGGGCTGTTTCACAACCGGTGTTGATTCTAACCTTTGGATGGGTATTGATTACGCCAATGATGAAGAGGTTCTTCAGGTTGAAAAGCTTCAAGCTAATTCAGAGTTATATTTTTTCAAGATGTTGATCAAGATGGACGTAAACATTGTTCGTCCTTCTGAAATCACGGCACACCTTCCGTTCAAATATGAATAATAAACAAGTGTTAGCGAGGGTACATAATCCTCGCTTCACTTAAAAAACTTACAATATGGGCAGAACAAGCAAAAAAAACGAGGCTGTTAATATTGAGGAACAAACAGTAGGAACAGTTCAAGAGGAACAGGTTGCTCAGGAATCACATGTCACTGAGCAAGCATCTGAACAAGTATTGAACAAATCTGAAAAAAAGGAAGAAATTCCTCCTCGTGTGGCAGATCTGATGCGTCTTTATCCTCACTATGAGGAGCTTTGGATTACCACTAATGGGTTTGTACATCCAGTTGGAACTCCAAAGTATCTTTTGAAAGATGCAGTCCTTTATAAGAATAAATTTTATAACAAATAAAACTCTTTACAATGGCTACGAATACTAATTTAGGAGGTGTTTTTACCACTGATATTGATGGTAAAAAGACCAGTAATGTGTTCCTCAGCACAGAAAATGTTGTTGGTCTTATTTTTGATACCAGTATCGTTGGTGGGCTTGAAAAAGCTCTTGGAACAGATACTGTAGCAGCTAAAGCTTTTGCAAATGGAAGTGTTGTAGAGCTTAATACTTCAAAAGATCTGAAAGAGGCTGGTATCGACGAATCTGTTTTGGCAGGTATCGCAAAATACCATCTTGATTGTTTCTTCAGTCTTGCTGGTGGAACGCAACGTATCTTTGTTTCATTTATGAACAGTGATGATGACGCTGATTTTGAAGCTGTAGAAAAGATGCAGCTTGCATCCGGTGGCATCATTTATCAGATTGGTGTATGGACTGGAAAACCTATTGCTACTAAAAACGGTGATGATTCTTATTCGGTTGAAGCGGGCAATATCTGTGCTAAACTTGAATCTGTTGCTGAAATTTTAGGGGGTAAGGTTGGCATAACTAACTATGAAGGTAATGCTCCATTAAACATTTTACTTAATGCGCCTATCATAGATGAGGCTGTTGTGGATTTGAAAAAACTTCCTGATCTCAGTGAGATGGATTTTCCTAAAGTAACTGTACTTGTTGGGCAAGCTCCTACTGATACAGTTCATAAGCTTATGTATGATGTCAATCATGTAAATGACTCAACTGAATCATTTGCCCCGGTTGGATGTGTTGGTGCTGCTATTGGATGTTTAGCGGTTGCCCCGGCAAATGAAAGTATCGCTCATGTCAATGGATTTAATCTTGCCGCAGTAATGCAGGATGCAGAACTTGGTTTTGGCAATATTGTTAAAGATGATGACAATGACGTTTATGGATCTGAATCTTCATTTACCAATATTAAAACAATTGGTTATACCAAGCGTAACACTTATCTTCACAAAAAAGGCTATGTTTTCTTGACCAATTATGACGGGCTAGAAAATAGTATTTTTTTCAGTAGCGATCAGACACTCAGTATTGGTGATTATCGTACAATCGCACGTTGTCGTGTAATGCATAAAAGTCGTAGAGTTGTTCGTCGTGCTCTTTTGCCACGTGTAAACAGTAATGTTGAGATTGATGTAACGACAGGAAAATTGTCCGCTTCTGAAATTGCAGAATTTCAGAATATTGTGATTCAGGCGCTTGATATGAATATGGTCGAACCTGGAACATCGAAACCGCAAATTAGTGGCCGTACATGTATTATTGATGAAAATCAAGATGTGCTTAACACTGATGCGATTGATATTCATTACAGCCTCGTACCTCTTGGAGTTACCAGTGTAATCAATGTTACAGAAGGGTTCACGTCAACCATTTAACGCCAAAGTTTAACCATATAAAACTATATAACAATGGCAGCAGAAATTAATAATGTAGCATATAGTTGGTCTATGATTCAACTTCAGACCAATTTTGATGGAGAAAGCGCTCAAGCCCCCATCTTTGTGGATTGTACCGCAATCAAGTGGGACACGAAACGAAAAATTGAATCCATCTATGGACTTGGCGGTCAGCCTCGTAAACGTGGTTTTGGAAACGTAACTTATGAAGCAAGTATCACATTGCCATATGGCACTCAAATTGCTTTACGTGACAAATCCACTGACGGCACGTTGTTAGGTCTTGGAGAATTCAATCTGATTGTAAGTTGGGTAAATGATGTGGCGGCAAATGTAACATCAGAAACAGTCACTCTTGCCGGATGTATCCTTGCTGAAGGTGGTATGGATGCGAGTCAAGATGATACTTCAATTACCAGAGAATTTGATTTGCATCCGCATCGTATTTATACTGGAAAGGTTCAATCCAATGCAAACATGAGCTGGTCTCACGAATTGTATGGCGGTGCGTAATCGGTTTTCTTGTTTTATACTATCAGTTGTTAAGGGGCGGTCAGAAATGGTCGCCTCTTTTTATATATTTTTTGAGGTTTACTATTATATAATGATGGCGCATCAAATACGCCTCACTGAAGTATAATTTATAAACAATTAAAAACCAATTACAGCAATGGCAAAAGAAAAGAAAACAGAAGTAGTCGAAGACCGACAGGCAACCCCAGCTATCGAGTTCATCAACGATGTGAATGTTCCAATTGAAGTACGTGAGAAAATTGTAAAGAAAGCAGAAGAACTAAAATCCCAGCACAAATTGCGTAAAATCTTCATCATTGTTGTTGAAGGTGAGGATGGGGATGATAAGCCTCTTTATATCGCTTATTTACGTCGTCCGAGCCTCATGCATTTCAGTCAGTATATGAATTTTGTCCAAAAGGATTTGGTACAGGCAAATAAAATGCTTGCAACCAATGTGTTCCTTGAAGGGGATCGTGAACTGGTTGATGATGATGAGTTGTTCTTGTACGGCACAATGCAGCAACTCAGTCATTTAATTGATTCTCGCAATGCTGACATGGTAAAGCAATAGAGCGTTGCCGGATAGGTAAAGAAGATTATTTTCGACAACGCTTTGCACTAACCGCACACTACTATCCTAATTTAGATTTTAGCACTATGAGCATTGAGGATTTTGCCTTTTGGTCAGAGAATGCGTATTGGATGCATTCACAAATGCTTATGGTACAACAAGCAAATTCATTAGGTACACTAACAGGCGGTGCAAAATAGAATGGAAAAATAGGGGCTATTATGGCTCCTATTTTTTATTCGTACTATTATAAAGAAAACAATATGGCACAACTTAGTTATATTAACACCGGCGTTAAACAGAAACCGGATTTAACCTTTAATATTCCGACTGATGAAAGCGTCGGGGCAATGTTGTTTGATATAAGTGGATTTGATAAACCCTTTGACGATTATCCATTGCTGTATCATAATTTTAAAGATGGTAAGATTCAATGTGTAAAGAACATGGATGATGCGGTTTTATTGGGTATAGCTAATGATGGTTTTATAAATGGTTTATTATATCATCATTTGTCTCAATTTTATGATTTTGTTGGCAGAAATCAAGCTGTATATGTGGCTATTGCTGATTGTTCAAAAGATTGGGATATTGTTCAAAATATGCAGCAACAAGTAAGTGGAAGGGTGTTTCAAATAGGAATATGGACATCCCAACCTATATGGAGAATGAAAGATGATAATACATTAGGTTTTACTTCTCTGATTACGGATTTACAATTACAAGCTGATGAGATTAATGGTAGGGTTGGCATATCTACGCATACTATGATACCTCTTAATATTATACTTTGCGGAAATAGCTACTATGTAAAAAATGGGGAAGTTAATTATAAAATTCTACCAAATGCAATTGAATTAAATTGCCCAAAGGTTTCAGTGGTGCTTGCACAAAATGGCTCTCCAGAAGCACATCTGATACAAAAAGACAATCCATTACAAGCTCCAGTAGGTTCATTAGGTTTGATTATGGCATGTTTGGCACTTTGTGGAGCTGAAGAAAGTATTGCTTCATTGGACAAATGTGATTTGAATAAAAATGAAGGATTCAACTACCCTGAATGGGGAGTTGGAAATGACGGTACTCCGATAGATAGTGTGCATCGTATATGGGCCAATATTATATCATCACGCGGATATATTATACCGGTTGATTACGAGGGTATAGAGGCTTCATATTTTTTTAGTAGTGACCAGACATTATGTGATGGGGATTTTAGTACGATTGCTAATAATCGGGTCATACATAAATGCAGAAGAGCTGTTTGTACGGCTCTAATACCATATGTTAATAGTCATCATATCTATGTACCCGGAACGCATAATATCAGTTCAACATCAATCGCAATCATCACAGATTCTATTAATACTATTTTGGACTCTGTTATGAGAAATAAGCAGGGGCTTAATCAAATAGATGGCAGAGTCGTGACATTTCTGGAAAATAATGATATTTTGGAAACAGACTCTATCGCAATAAAAATGGATATTAAACCAATTAATTATAGCGGATTTATTTCAGAAGAAGTTTCACATGATATAGGATAAGTATATCATTATAAAAGCATACTCCCAAGCCTACAAGTGACTTGGGTTTTTTATACACTATTAATAGGTAGTAAAACATTTAATTTTATTACCTATGGCAGATTATAAAGATTATATCGTCAGATATGATATCCAAGCCGACGTAACAAAAGCCGCAGAAGGACTTCAATCAATCGCAAATATTGCTAAAGAATTTGAGGTTCCAATGAGAGAACTTTCTGCTGCAATCAAACAAGTAAGCCAGTCGGCATTTCAGTTAAAACAAAACGCAAATATTTCTTTTACGCCTAAAATTGATGTCGGGGCATTCAACAACCAATTACGAAATATGGTTGTGCAAGTCAGAAGTGCCGCAACCGAAATGCACGCTGCGATATTCGAGGCACTATCTGGAAATGCGCCTGCAACAAAGGCAATGCAAAAAGGCATTGGAACAGCTCTTAAAAGCAATAAATCCATTAGTGACTTAAAAAGCGACATAGCTGCTTACAATAAAGAGCTTGATAAACTTTTAGGCACGCCTATTACTAAAAAAGGAAAGACGATAAGAAATAGGGATGGCGCAATTCAAATGGCTAAAAATGCCAAAATGGATGACCGTGTTATCGAACTGGAGTCTCGTAAGCAAATGCTCCAGAAGCTTATCAAGCAGAGAAGGGCAGATCTTGCACTTGCTGAACAACTTGAAAAAGAGATTTCTTCTAAACAAGTTAAGACTGATTCCAAAGCTAAATCACCAGCAAAAGAGACCACAGTATTAGGCACACAACCAGCTAAACTTACAAATGTCACGCCGGCTGTTATCAGAGAGTGGAAAAAAGTGTTTGGAGATGCTAAAAGCAAATCTTTGACAGTTAATATCAAAGGGAATGCAGGAGGCGCGAACGGTGCATTAACAATCATCAAACAGATACAATCCTCATTAGAGGCATTGCAGACAATGGGCACATTCAATATCAATCCGGTATTGAACATAGAGGCTTTTGCTGCTGCTGAAACTCAACTTAAAAGACTTGCGGCATTAAGTTCTTCCGTTACAGCCCCTTTTATCGCAAAAGACGAAAATGCACAAGGAGCAAAATTAGGTAGCCCAACAACGTCACTGACAAAAGATGAAAAGAACAAACTCTCTGAGGCAAAGAGGCAGATTAAAACATGGAATGAAAAGATAGCTGGTGTTCAGTCCAGACTTCATGCGAATAAAGAAAAATATGAGCAAGCACCCACTCCAGGATTAAAAGGACAGATAACACGTGATACAAAAACGCTTGAAAAATATCAAGTCAATAGAGCGGCGCAAGAAGATGTTGTAAAAAGTCTTCAAGGCAAAACCGCTACTGCTGTTCAATCCGCTACCAAAGGGGTGAAACCGTTATCCATTGATATTATAGGGAACTTAAAGGGGGTTAATGTCACTGGAAAAACACCTGTAGTGCCCATAATTGGAGAGCTTACAAAAATACAGGGTAAGATTACCGAAACCATCCCGGTCAATGTTAAAATTATGGCTGATCAGGTGGCTGCATCCATTAAGTCTATACCCACTCCAACATTAAATGTCAATGTACGCCTGAATACAGAGGGGATTGCGCAACAGTTGCAGACAGTTGCTGCAAAACCAAAATCAGTAACAAAACCTGAGACCAAAACGGAAACCGTTCCTGTGAAAGGAATTGGTGCTAAATCTAAAACACAGTTTCCTAAAAGTACAACTTTAATAACAGGTGATATTGATACTAAAAATATCGTCAACCAAATAAAAAATATTCCACGTCAAATGATTCCGATAGCGGTAAAATTGATGTGGGAAAAAGGTGCTGTTGGCAGACAAGAGCAATTGAAAAATCTTGCAACTAAAATTCCACCTGTAACAATTGCTCTTGATACCAAAGCAGCTATTGCAAAATTTGAAGAATTTATAGCCCTTATTAAATCAAACAGCATTCAAAACATACAAATTACTGCAAGCGGTAATACCTCAAATGCAATTACAAAGGCGGTCACTTCTGCATCAGCATCTTCTACATCGGTTATTGCCGGTGGAAACAATAATGTTACTGCAAAAAACAAATCTCTGACAGCACAAGACAGGTATGCAAAATTAAAAGAGAATGCTGTAAAAAATGCAGAAAAAGCCAAAGCCGGTGGAAAGCAAATGGTTCTGAAAGGGCAAGAGGTTAGAGCCAAAGAACAAGCATGGTATGCTCAACAGCAAGCTATGTACAATCGTTTATTTGAGGCTGTTCCTAAACCTGATTACGGGTGGTTACAACGACAAGAAACACAAAGAGCTTCAGAATTGCTCAAAATGCGTGAAGATGCAACCGCTGCATTTGCTAATCCGACACCTTTTGAACGAAAGGAAGCGGCATCTCATAAAGAAACAGTTTCAAGTAGTATAACCAGACACCAGCAAAAAGCTGAAAGACTTAGAGCGCAAGCTTATAATTCAATGTTGCCGTTTGCTCAAAACAAAGAGCAGGCAAATATGATGGCTAAGCACCGCAAATATTTTAGACAGGCTGTTACAACTACTGGCATTACACCTACACAAGGAATGGACGCATCTCAAATGCTGAAATACTTACAAGGCGTATCAAGTCAAATGCAGTCATCCAGTGTAGCTGTTCCATGGCAATTGCAAAATCAAATAAATAAACTGGAAGGGCAGATTGCAAAATCAAAAGGTATTATGAGTGGCGGTTCTACGCATAGAACTTCTGTAACACCGGTTAATAGTCAAAAAACATTTTTTGACCAGTCTCGTAAATGGGCTTATCCGTTTACTGGGCAAACTTCATTCGGTGCCCGTACCCCTATGGCTGTAGATATGGCTAAAGGTGCAGGTGTGATGTTTGCTGTTGGAGGTGCTATGTCCGCAATAAGTGGGGCATTCAACGAAGCTGTAGAGTATCAAAATACCATGCGTACAACACAGTCTATTCTTAAACATGGTACAGATTCATATACTAAAGACTCGTTTAAGAATATGGAGCGTACAGTGCGTGACGTAGGTGTAAAAACCAAGTTCTCATCTTCTGAAGTTGCTGATGCTGCCAAGTTCCTTGCAATGGCTGGTTATGATATTGAAGCTATCAATGCAGCCATTGCGCCAATTGCAGACTTAGCCCTTATCGGAGATTCTGATTTGGGTGAGACAGCTGATAAGATGACCAACATTATGACAACATTTCAAATTTCCCCCAACAGAATGAGGGAAGCTGCAAATATCATGGCTACAACTGCAACCAGATCAAATACAGACCTGATGATGTTGGCTGAATCAGCCAAATACGGTGGTGGTGTTGCGAACATGTATGGCAGAAATGACCCAAATCTTTTTGGGGATACGATGGCTTTGTTTGGAGTTATGGGTAATGCTGGTATCCAAGCATCTTCAGCAGGTACTGCGTTAAGAATGATGTATATGAACTTGTTTAATCCCAACAATAAACAGAAAGCGCTTCTTGATATGCTTGAAAGCACATACAATATCAAACGCTTTAAAGATAACGGAGAATATCGTGCAATGTCTGATATTTTGATAGACATGGCACAGAGAATACCCGAAAACAAAATGGCTGATGTTGTTGGCAAATTGTTCCGTATCACAGCACAACCTGGAGCAAATGCAACTTTAATTGCGGCAGCTGGAGGGGAATTGAACAACGAGCAAGAAATCGTGTCTGGCTTCAATAGCGTTGGAGACAAGATACTTAAAGAAGGTCTTGGACCACTGATTTCATTGATGAAAGCAAATCGTGAGTCTATAAATGGAAATATTTCCGGAGATATAGCTGGCTCCAAACAGAACACGCTCAAGGGATTGTGGGCACAGGTTACATCCACTTTTGAAGAAGGGGTTCTTGTTACTCTTGAAAACCGGCAGGGTGAATTTGAAAACATGCTCAAACAGTTAAGTGAATATTTTGCAAAGCCTGAAACCATACAAATGATGCAAAATCTCATTGACATGATTGTTGATATAGGTAAGGTTATGGCTGGATTTGTGAAGATATGGGCAGAATTGTATAATATGGCCCCTGGATTGATAAAATTATGGGTAACTACGCAAATGCTCTTTACACAAATAGGAACATTGATCTCTCCAATCATATCATTAATAGGTGTTTTCAATAGACTTGGTGGGGTTATTGCAAAGCTTTCAGGAGTGTCTATGGTCGGAAGCATAGCACTTGGAAAAACAACATCTGGCAGAATGATTACAAATTCCGCTTTGCTTGGAGCACCGTTTGCTGTTGGTGGGTCTAATGTTATTCGAGGAAACGCAGCTGTAAGAGCAAATAGAGAATTGGCATCCAATGCTGTATTGGCTGGAGAACTTGCACTTAGTGGGGCTTCAAAAAGAGATACACTTGATGCTCTTAATAATGAAACACGACAGCATTATGCTGAAGTGCGCAAACGTGCAAACAGAATATATGGTACGGCACGAGCTGGAAGAGCCTTTAGAGCAGCTGCAACAGCTGTACCTACAATGGCTGCATTTGCTCCAATGATGACAGGAGTTAAGAGTATGTTTGTCGGTCTTCTTACTTCATTGGCAAAAGCTATAGGATTTCTTGTAAATCCGATAACATTGGTTGTAGGAGCATTAGGTGCTCTTGGATTTGGTGTATACAAATTGTTCCAGTTCGTAAATGGCAATACTGAATCTCAAATATTGGCTCAGCAAGAAATGGCTAAACGTTCTGCTGAAGCAACTAGTGCTATGATTAACAATAGTCAATGGTATAAAGAGCAATTGAATAAATTTAAGAATCCGGCACAGCAACTTGAATCAGTTGGAAAGTCCAGGAAACAACTTGAATATGAAGAAAATGCTAATAGATTCAAAAGTGAAAACGCTGATATATTTGCAGATTTGTCTAAGAATGCGAGTTATAAGGGAATAGATCAGCAAGTTTCAAGTTGGCGTGAAAGATTTAATAATAACCCTCTTTATAAATTTGCCATAGGAAAAGACTATGATAAATTTGTTGGAGATGGATTGACTAAAGACAATTCTCAGTTACAATACACTGGCACTGATGCGGATGGTGGTATAGCTTTATATAATCTATTATTTGGGGCAAAGAATAAAGCGAAATTTGTTCAAAATAATCAGATTCAGGCGGCGTTAAGAACAGCTGGTGCCAATCATCCGATTATACAGAATGCCAATGAGCAAATTGCTAATCTACGTCAACAATTTTTTGATGGAACTATCAATGAAGATGAGTATTATAAGCAAGCATATAAAATTCGTGATAGTATTGTAAATCTGAATAACCCTAAACTTCGTTCATCTGCCGGAATGACACTTGAACAGTTTAATGGTATTTCAGACCCAAGTATCTATCGTGAGTATGCAATAGGTCAGTATAATATTATCAATTCTTTTATTAATGGTGAGTATGGGTCATTAGTTGGAAAGATTAATGCTTATAAAGAACTTAGAGATGGAATTGAAGCTTATTCAAATAAATGGTGGAATGCAATAAGTAATGTTATTGGCGATTTTCCCTTAATGTGGAATGCCATTTCTACTGATGGGAAACAATCTGCTAAAATTGAATTGTCATTATCCATGCTTCCTGACGGAAAGATAGATCATAACAATATAGTTAAACAGATAGAGGAAAAAGTTGGTGCGTTCAATAAGAACATACAAGACTTTGCAAACATGTATGCTAAAGTTTATATGATGATGGCTGAAGCAGGTCTTGTTCCAAAGGATAAAGAAAACGCTCAGAAATGGACATTACAACAGCTACAGAATCAGCAGATTTCAGCTGAAGATGCTGCATCATTCTATCATAATAATGTTTCAGATAGTTCTGTTTTGAAGAAATATGGAGTAACTGTTGAGGAATATCAGAAATATATAGCTAATCCAAATGGGAAATTGACAATTAATGGCAAAGCCTATTCTGCGGTCAACGATGTAAAATATATACGTAAAACTTTAGCAAACCAAGCTGTTGATAAAATATTGGGTGGGGTACCTGAATTTAATGGAAATGGACCACTTTTACTAGGGGGACAAAACAATGGAAATGACAATGTGAATGCTCAAACGAATAAGACTACAACGCCTAATGTTACAAATCAAAATGAGTATGCTTCAAAATATGAGCGTTCGTCTGCCAAACCTACACAAATAAACATCCATATTAATGAGCTGGCTCACTTTGACCGCACAACAGTAGCTTCAAGTGCTGAAGAACGAGATTTGGTTGAATCAATGGAGTCTAAAATCGCTGAAGCTGTATATAGAATATTTGCTGAAGCCTCTAACCATGCGCAAAGTACTATTGATTTAACATAAAAATAAGTCTCCGATTACTAATAATTGATTGGAAAAGGGGGCTTTTCAAATTTACAAACTATTATAAGACATGAGTAGCTTAAATAATCTTGCAATTACAGCCACAAACAGCGCAATGACCTCGGCTATGGGGGCGATGTTTAATACTTTGCAAAGTAAAATAGCAAATGGTGGCAGGGATAGGAACTGTAAGTTCTACTATAATGACGGCGCCGGTGGTTCTATTTTACAAGTAGCCGTTAAAGGTGCTGTGGGAGGCGCTGTGTCCGCACTTAAAAATGAAGCGGTAAACGCATTTAACTCATTATTAAATGGGAAACGTACCAAAAGTAATATAGGATCAGCATGGATAGAATCTGAACTTAAAAAACAGGAAGAAGAAGCCAAGGAATATGGCATGATGCAAGTTGATGGTGGAACTATTTACGCACTTGACGACTGGGGATGCAAATCTCCAGAAGCCTTGATGCTTGGTATTGAATTGGATCAAAGTATCACAGTGACTCAAAAATTTCCAGTATATCGTACACAAGTGATTGATGCAAAAAATGGCATATATAAAGAACAAGAACCTAATACGATTAATAATGTGGTGACTACTAAAACTTTAGTGTGGTATGATACAACAGCTCTTATAACAATCAATTCAGATAAAAACTTAATTGCTACACGTGTTCAGGGGCGTGACTATAGTAGAAAGGAGTTAGTTTCTAATGGTGATATTAAATTCTCTGTTAGTGGGCAAATCACAAGTGGGAAACCTGATATTTATCCATCTGAGGAGGTAAAGAAATTTATCAAAGTTATGCAATACAAAGGCATTATCAAAATAAACAATCAGATACTTGACCAATTTGGCATTAGTCATATTGTAATAACAAATTTCAATATGCCACCAAGACAAGGATATAAGGCTCTTCAACAATACTCTTTTTCAGCTATAGGATTACAACCTGAAAAAGATATTGAGATTTCAGAAGATACGATATCAATCATACCTCAAAAAGCTGTGGCTGACAAAGAGGATGATGGTAGTGAATGGATGAAGATGTTAAATAACCAATTAGAAGGACTGAAGTCTATGGCTGCTGACGTATTTAGTCAGGGGGCGGGACTTGCAGCTGGAATGTTGGAAAATAAATTATAACTTATGGCAACAGATTCAACATCATTAAGAACACAACGTCCTGATATAGTTCAAAAAATAGACTATACTTTAACACCTCAATATTATGAGCATAAAGCGTATGAGGATAAGTTGGCGATACTTGTTTGTCAAATTAAGATATGGAAAGCCAATGGCACAGATTGGTTTTCCATTCCTTCCGCAAATCAATGTTTGACTATCCGGGAATGTGAAAGTATTGAAATATCAGATTCATCCAAGGAATTGATAAATAAAGCTACTGTCAGGTTTCCAAGAGGTACAGTAATTAGTCTGTCAAGTAAAAAAGATAAAAGTGTCAAAAGTGGGAGTAAAGAGGATTCAACTGAAAAAACGAATAATCTAAAAGACACTAATAATGATGGTGATGTCACAAGCACATCTACAGCACAATTTAGCGATGATGGAGTTTCAACCACTTCTATGGCTGTTAACTATGATGATAAGGGGTTAATAGATTTTAATCGCTCAAAAACAGAAAAAGCATTGTTAAGTCCTAATGATGTTGCTGTTGGAAATCGCATTGAAATTAGGCTTGGGTATGCTTATTCTGAAACTGAGTTCAATAAAATGAATGTGGCAGATAATGACCCGAATATGAATGTAGCCTTTACTGGATTTATCACAGCTATTTCTGTAGATACTCCACTGGAATTGGAATGCACTAATATGGCACATGTCTTAACTGCGGTTAGCACACCTAACATTTCAGAAAAGGCAACTTTATTTGTTAAAGATTTTTTGGATGATAACGGAAAATATCATCTTCTAAAAGGAACTGGCATACCATTAGCTAATTCCAGCAAAAATTCAATTATCTCAGTAAGTGGCGGATCCATCAGTAATAATTTAACTGTTGCAGATGTCCTTTCTGAATGGAATAAAAGTGGAGTACTATGTATTATGGAAACCAAATCTGATGGCAGTGTACAACTTCGAGTTGGATTAACATATTATGCAGGAAAAGGCGGTGGAAAATTACCTAATAATGATAAAAAGTACATCACATATAATGGTGGAAACAATTCTGTCATGCTTATTCAGTTTGACTGGGATGTGGCGCAAGATAAATTGAGTTTAAAAAGAAATGACAAAAAGTATCTTGCGGTTGAAGCACAAGGGCGGACAAAGGATAACCAATTTTTTAAACTCACGATACGGAAGAATCCAAATCCAGATGATGAAGGGTGGATGATAGACTTTGACGGTCAATTTCAAGTAATCAATCGTCGTAAAGTTAAAAACAGAAAAAAGATGAAATATGTCAATGGCACATTTAGCACCAAGATGATTGAGGGACACTTGACAGATCCGGTAAAGTTAGATAAATACAATGTTATTCACTATCTATCTACAAAAATTGGCATTACTGAAGAAGAATTGATTGAAGAGGCAAAACAATATTGGGCCAATTACAATCCTAACGGTATATCAGGTTCCTTAGTGATTTTTGGAGATTTGTTTATTAAACCAACTGATATAGTCGGGCTTGTTGATGTTCGTCAACCAGAAAAGAATGGGTATTATTACGTCGAATCTGTCAATACTACATTCGGTATAAATGGATATAGACGTGAACTTAAAATACCATTCAAAATAGCCTCATTTGCAAAACCAGTTCAAATCATAAAATAAAATAGATATGTCTCTTACAGGTGAAATAAATAAGATTTCAGGCGGTGTACGTAGATCCATAGAAAAAATGGCTAAAAACGGCATGGTCAGCTCTGACGGTTCAGTGCGTGGCACAAAAAAAATATTTGGTTATGTATGTGCTATCCATGAAGATGGGGATTTAGCCGGGACTATTGATGTACAAGAATTTAATTATGAGCCGGATGAGTATCAAACAATGGGTACCGGCCATCATAAGGGAGTGTTGTTATCTGCTATTCAAGATAATAAAGACGGAATACAAATTGTGCCAATGTTGTATTCAGAAGTTGTTATTGTTCAAAACCCGACTGATGGATGTGAATACGTGCTAATGTATAGCCATGCTCGCCATATCAAAATAAAGGCCTCGTCATTGGAGGATTTGGATGATGGTGAAATAGAAATAGGCGTGACAGAAGTCAAAAGTTTTGTTGAAACAGATGATGGGCTGGAAAAGGATTATTACGAATTGGAATCAACAAGGCACAAAACAAGTACAACCTACAAATCACAATCTATAATAGACCATATTGTTTCTCCCGATGATGAAAAAGGTTTTAAGCAAGAAAAAACAGTTGAACATAAAATCATTACGGTTGGAGATACAAAAATTACTATTGATGGTGAGAATATCATTATTGAAACAAGTAAGCTGGTAAACATCAAAACCGATATAGCAAAGGTGGAAACAAACGGTTGTGAGATTAAAGGTAATGATGTTAAGGTAGATGGGAAAACTGTTACTATCACTGGAGGAACATTGAAGATAAAAGGAGTAAGCAATACAGATTTGAATGGCCCATTCAATGCCATAAAAGCCTGCCCTTTCAGTGGTGCACCACATTGCGGCTCTTCAGTTAGTGGAACTTAATTTTTGAATTATGAGTAAGACAGCTTTTGCACAAACAATAATCAGTAAACTTAAAGCTACTATAGGAACTGATGGTGGCAGCTATACTTCCGGAAGTGCGTTATCCGCAATGGCTGCTGTAGCACAAGGGATTACAGAATATTTAATAGCAAATACAACCGTCACGATTACGTATGCCGGAATCGTATCGGCAACTGTGCCATACCCGGACCCGATAATTGCAGACACTTTTAAAATTGTAGGAACTTGCACTCCACCCAGTCTGGCAAATAGTTTTGATAGTTGGATAAAACAAATCGAAACAAATATTATAACCGGATTTCAATTAGCCCCATCAGGAAATGTAGGGGTTGTGTTTGCGCAAAAACCTTTTTTAAATGTTGGAATTAAAACCATGCAAGAGAATCTAAAATCCGTACATGATGTTTCGGATAAGGACCCACAATTAAAAGTATGGGAAGTCATTTGCGGTGGAATTATGGATTGGATTAATAGTGTCGCATTAAATAGTATTGCCGGGCCTGCATCACGACCAACCGCACCATCGGTAGGAACGGCATCAATCACTAAAATCACAATTACTTAGAATGATGTTGCGGTGTACTATTATAAAATATAAGATATAATTAATATGGTAAGGGACTTGATTTTAGATATGAAAGAGCGTGATTTGTTAACCGAAGACAAATCCAATACCGCTGAACCGGTATTTGACTCTTTATGGGGGAATCTATTTGATGAAGATGAGGCCATAGATGTTTTGATTTGCAATATAATCATTCCCGAAGCGTATTGGAGCATTGTTGGATATGAAAACGGAGAAATGACTTGTCGCTTTACATCCGTATATGTTCCGGATACAAGACATTTCAGAGTCCGTTTAGTTGGATTGAAAAATGGTCAATACGGTGTCTTTGATAATATTCGGGGCGAATTTGGAATTCCAGTAAACAGTTATGCCCTCAGTAAAAATATCGCAGCACCGATATCAGCCTGTATGTTGCCATACATTGATATTGATGGCGAGTTTATTGTAAAGATGGTTCAGAATTATAAATCTGAAATTTTGGACAAGGCGTATATTTACTCATCCAAAAGCACTGATATCAGCATAAACTATAGTGATGACCAAGCTTCTCAGTTATTAACACTGTGCGCACCCGGTAAAAGCTATCGTTATCCAACTACCGGTGTGGGCATTACAAAATATCTTAATTGTATAGTTGCTCATTCAGATTTACATAAAGTACTTGAAATACAATTTGATGCAGATAATAAACCTATTCAAGATGCTGATTTTGATAATGAAACCTGCAAACTTGATGTTCTTTTTAGCCCTGAAAAAGAGGTGGCAGATATAGGATTGGAGGATTTGGAAAATTTGAATCTTGATTTCTTCAGTATGTTTACCGATGAATATGTACGTAGAAATATAGTATTGACAGAATTATCCGATACTAATTTCATGGAATTGCTAGATAGATATTCAAACGTACTTAATATAATACTTTTTCAAGACTGTACAACCACATCAACCCGTATTGCAAATAAGATTGAACCAGGTCAATTTAATGGAGTCGGAGACGTCATTCCCAGTAACGAATACTTTATAGTTGCAGCAACATTGGAGGCAAATACCATTATCATGTTTGATGATGAAAAAGAGGATGAGATTAAAGATGCTCCCTTATTTATCATTAATGATAATGATGAAACACGTTTATATACAGCATTGGTCGAACAACCATATTGGATTACTGAAACGTGTCATAAGTGTTTTATACTAAAACGCAGGTCCACTATCAAATACATGATTAAACAAGAACAATTTAGAATTGGCAAGGGGCTATATATGGTGCCTCAAACAAGTGCGAATATTAAAAATATGCTTGGATTAATACAAGACGTTAATACTGGACGATTACTTGGAATTGTTTCTAACAGCACCAATATTAGTGACATAACATTGGATGAGATAACTCAACATATATATGCAACTCAAATAATTCAATAATATCATTTTATCATGAACAATAATAATATTGTCAAAATAGGAACCGCCCTTAAATGGCGCAATACATTTGATATTACAAAAAAATATTATCAAGAAAACGTAGTCACTGTATGTGGTTGCGTATTTCGATGTAAAGTGTTGCAGGCGCAAGGTAAAACACCGGTTCACATAGCAGATGATGCAGGGCATCTTGCTTTTGCTAATACAGATGTTTGGGATGTAATTGTTGATATGGTGTATTATTACAATTTCGCCATTGATACTAATAATCTCACAAAAGAAACATTAGAGTATATTAAAAAATTAGATGCTGAATGGCAGAAGCAACAGAAAGAAATTGAAGCGATTCAAAAAGATAACAAGAAACAATGGGAACGCATAATTGAAATTGAAAAATTAAATGCTGAACAACAACGTGAAATCAATTCTGTTCTAGACACATATAGTTGCTTTAGTGAAGGTATTTGGTTTGATACATTGCTTTGGAACAATGACTTGTTATGGAATAACAACAAGTATGCAATTACAGATAATCTCCAAAATCAAATTGATGAACTTTCAAATCGTCATAGAGAGGACATTGAACAAATCAATTCAGATATTGAAGAGATTAATGCGCATATGGCTCAGCACGAGGAGGAACAGCGTCAAATTAATAATTATCTGTTGGAACAGAATGATAATTGGAATAATTCTATAAGCTGCTTTAGTGAAGGTATATGGGAGAATTTGTTGCATTGGGGCAATCTGTCTTTATGGGACAACAATAAATTTTCTATTACAGAGGATTTGCAAAGTCAGATTGATGATATTGTAAAACAGCATGATGATGACATAAAGAATACAATCAGTCGTTTTGAAGAAGATGAATTGTTGATAAATGAGCATGATGCACAGTTAGTGGATTTGCTGGAGCGATTTTGTTGCTTCAATAATGGCCAATGGGATAACGAATTAAAATGGAATAATGCAACTGTATGGGAAAATTCAAATATGATGTGCAACACATTTAAAAATGTGTTGGATAAAATAGATGAACATGATACGAGCATAGCAAATCTCATTGATGAACATGAAATTATTTATAAAAGTATTGATCGTTTAGAAGAGGAGATTGCCAATAATAAAACAGCAAATAAAGAGCAACAGAAACAAATAGATGATCTTCTTAGAATTCATTCAGTCATAAACAATGGCTTTTGGGATAACAGTTTGCTTTGGACCAATGAATCGGAATGGACCAATCAAACGCCCGTTGACCAATTAATTGAAGTGGTTGTCCAGAATACAAATGATATTGCTCAAAATAAAAAAGAGCTGGATGACTTAAATGCGGATGCAGAAGAATTGGAAAAGAGTGTGGCGAGGTCTGAGAATAACATCAAGACTATCAACACGCAATTAGAAGAAATCTCAAAAGGACAAACTGTTCAGAATGAGAAAATTGCACAGATTGGATCACACTTCTGTTGTTTCGCAGATGGAATATGGGGAGATTGGTTTTTGTGGCATAATGATGATATATGGGCTAACAATGTAAATAATCATGAAAGCCGAATTTCTGAGATGGAGATGCAGTTTGCCAGCATGATGAATACGCTTGTAATCCAGCAGAAACAACTTACGGAGCAGATGGAAGAGCTTGATAGGCAGAAGGCTCTTCTTAATACCATAATGGTTTGTTTGTCTGTAATCAGTGTCGGCGCATGGAACAACGATCTATTATGGTATAATGAAGCTAGATGGTCAAATGGTAATTTCTCGGAAAATGACAAGTTGACAATACAATCTTATGATAAAAATAGCGGGACAATAATATTGAATCCTGTTGCATACTATTATAATGAGATGGAACAATCTCTCGAATTCAAGGATGTGGGGTATTCTTATGACAAACCTACAGAAACCTTGGATTTTGACGTATTAAGTAAACCCTAAATGTGGAGGGGTAAAGATCCACAACTATATATTAACTGCTTAATTTAATAGAAAACATGGCAGATTTAAATGTAACTCGTTTTATCATTGACGGTAAAACATTCGCAATTCCAGGTGCAGGTGCCGCACAAGCAGGTTTGATGTCGGCTGAAGACTTCAAAAAATTATCAGGCGTTGCAGCCGGTGCACAGGTCAATGTAATTGAAAGCGTGAAAATCAATGGTGTTGCTTTAGAAGTAGCCTCAAAGATTGTGGATATCCTGATCACTTCCGGTACTAAAAATGGTACTGTCAAAGTGAATGGTGTTGATGTAGAAGTAAAAGGACTGGCAGCATTGGCTTACAAGTCTCAAATTACTGAAACTGAATTGGCAGAAGCCTTGAAGCAAGTCATTAATGCAAAGGCTGAACAGAGTGAGGTTGACACTTTGAATGAAAAAATTGATGTCTTGAATGGCGCAGGCGAAGGCTCTGTAAACAAAGCTGTAACAGATGCGATCAATAAATTTGCGACTGATGTTACCGATGATGACGTTGTAAATTCATTTAAGGAATTGGTTGATTGGGCTGCTTCACATGGATCTGAGGCAAGTGAGATAGTTGCTTCCGTTGAAGAACTAAAATTAAATAAGGTTGATAAGATGGTTGGATATGGTCTTTCAAAGAACGACTTCACTGATGATTTAAAAGACAAACTGAATGGTATCGCAGCCAAGGCGACAGCTAATACCTATAGTTACGATGAAGGCACCCAGACTTTGACTCTGACTGGTTTTACAGTAGCTCAATAATTCATATCCTAAAGCTAAATCCCAATGGCAGACAACGATGTATTCAAAACACTAAAAATAGGAGGCAAAAGTTTTGGCGTGAAACCTTGTTGGGAACAACTTGGAATCACAAAAGACTATATGCTTGCTCTGTTAAACCGTGATGAATATACTCCCGTTGCGACCAAACAACCATCATATACAGATACACTTTATACTGACCCGGTAAGTGGAAATCCAGCAGGGTTTCATGCCGGACAGTGTGTGGTATATCCAGATTACGATATTCCGGACGGATGGGGGCTTTCAATAGCCAAATACGTCCTTTACGATGATCAGGGAATTCCTACAAAAGTATTTTGGTATCATGCGACAGACATTGAAAAACACATTGCTTCATTAGAGGAAAATGTCACAAAGACTTTTTATGGATGTCTTGGTACTGGATTGTGGGTAAATGAATTTCCATGGCAAAATGATGCTGTTTGGAACAATGGTATTTAAAGTTTTTGTTTAACGAGACTATTATATATTGATTAAATATTTAAATCAAAAAATCAAGTAATATGGCAACAGAAATTACAATGGAAACCGACTGGGGAGCGAAAGGCGCTCAGTTGACTGGAGCACAGGTTCAAGCGTTCATAAAAGAACAATTGAAGTCTTTGCATGAAAAGGACACTTCACTTCAGAATCAAATTAACAATTCAGAGCCTCGGTTGCAGGCTGCAACAGATGGCTGTTTTGTCACTTATCATCGTAAAAGTGACAATTGGCCTTTAGCTGTTCCATATTGGAAATGGCCGGATTTGGAAAAAGCAGGAGAAAAAGCTGATGGAGTACTTGTATTGATTGACGGACAAGCACCTATTATTGTTTCTCCAACTGGTACTCAGCTTAAATGGTCCAAGAATGCTGTAGCTGTTAATACTAATGTTGGTAGCGATTACAGTAAAGCTTATGTCGATTACACTGGTAAAACTCGGACCGCTGCTATCATAGCAAAAGGTACAGAATTGTTTGGTGATAATAAAAGTGAATGGAATCAGTATGCGCCGGCGTGGTGTAATGCTTATGACCGTTCCTATGATAAGGGCGATGAAGCACATACTAAAATCGGTATTGGCGCAGGACAATGGTGGTTGCCATCTATTGCAGAGTTGATCATCATCTGGAAACACAAGTATGCAATCAATCAATGTCTCTCAGTCATTTCGGGCGCCAGCCCGCTTGTTGAGAGTTGGCATTGGAGTTCTACTGAGCACTCGGCGACGTACGCTTGGTACTTGAACCTGTACGACGGCAACCTCGGCAGCTGGTACACTAAGGTGTCGCTCAGCGGCTATGTGCGTGCCGTGGCAGCATTTCATTAACCCTTTATCCCTTCAACCCTTTAACTCTTCGGAGCGAAGCGACGTGCGAGCAACGCGAGCATAAAAGGGTTGAAGGGGTAGTATATATTCAACTTATCACAAGAGACGTCGCCTTTTGGAAGGTTCAGTATGGTTCCAACCTCTTGTATAAAATGAGTATATATGGAATGTTAAATCAAGGGTTGGTAATTTGATGATAATCAGTGTTTTGTAGTTAAGAGAATTGATGAAAGCAGTGTTTAAATAAAAAGAGAAGTTGTTATGGCTTTATCCAACGAATTACCGGTTTATATAGATACATATCATTACATTCAAGCAGTACTCGATACTCACAAAAATTTCCCAAGAGATATCAAACATACAGTTGGGCAGGAATGGATTAGAAGAGTAATTACGCTCCCTACTTTTATAGTACGGGCAAATATGTTCAAAAGTGAACGTGAAGCGTATCTTACTGATTTCATTTGTGAATTTGAGTTCTGCAAATTGATAGTTCGTTTAGCTGGTGAAAATCATTGGATAAGCCGTAAGCAACAATCTCACCTTATGTATTTGGAGGCGGCTGTCGGCAAACAAGTGACAGCATGGAAGAACGCATCAAAAGCAAAATATCGGAAACGTATTAATGAAGCCGAAAAATAGTAATTGATGCAACGCACGGAGTATGGAAGTTTACGGATGACCATAGAGTTTGCGCTTCCGTGAGAAATGGGGGTACTACTGCCATTATGTAGTTAAGGATAAGAAAATGTACCCGATACACTGAGAACTCGGCGACGAACGCTTGGAACTTGAACCTGAACGACGGCAACCTCAACAACTGGAACACTAAGGTGTCGAACAGCAACTATGTGCGTGCCGTGGCAGCATTTCTCCGAAAGGTAATTTTGCGAATAAGTAATTGTAGTACAATATAAAATAAGTATTATCACATTAGTGCTGATATGGTGACGTATGAGGATTTGGTAGAGGCCTATTATGATTGTCGTGTACATAAGTCGCGGACAAACAACTGCATTAAGTTTACTCTTGATGTAGAGGGTAATCTATATGATATGATGCAAGCCATCAACAATAGAACCTACCAGCCTAAACGCTCCATTTGCTTTGTCGTTAGTCGCCCCAAATACCGTGAGGTGTTCGCTGCTGATTTTGCAGACCGAATCGTGCATCATTACATCAGGTTACGGTTAGAACCGATTATTGAGCAAAAATTTAATGATAGGACATTTAATTGTAGAAACGGAAAAGGCACATTGGCTGGAGTTACACAGTTGAAGCACGATATGATTGAATGTTCTCATAATTATACAACAGACTGTTATGTAGCAACAGTGGACATCAACAGTTTCTTTATGTCTATCCCTAAAAAACTTGTTGAAAATTTAGTTATTCAACTTGTGAAGGACAAATATGATGGCGATGACAAAGAGGACTTAATTTATTTATGCCACGTTGTATTAAGCCATAGCCCGGAGGACAATTGCATCAAACATTCATCAGACGAAATGTGGACGCATCTACCGTCCAGCAAATCATTGTTTACTAACGGAAAGGGGCTGGGTATGCCAATTGGTAATCTGCCATCTCAGATGTTTGCTAATTACTTATTAAATGAAGTTGATTGGGCTATTGAAACGGATTGTGGTATTAAATATCACGGACGCTATGTGGATGATATTTATCTTGTTGCAGAAACAAAAGAACAAATCCTAAACGCCATTCCAATCATCAGGACACGCTTGGAATCATTAGGGCTTAAATTATCTCCAAATAAATTTTATATACAACATTACAGCAAAGGTATAGATTTTACCGGTGCTATAGTAAAACCTGGAAGGGTCTATCCTTTGAATCGGACTGTCACTTCATTCAGACACAGTATTGACAGACTCAACCAGTGTAAAACCAAATCTCAGATAATAAAAGCATTGTATTCCGTAAATAGCTATTTAGGGCTAATGAGACAATATAATAGCTATGCTATCAGATATAATGCCCTACATGAAATAGATAAAAGATTGTATAAATGGATATATATTAAAGGCAATATGGAAGTAGTTGCCCTGAAAAGAAAATATCATCCTAAAACACGTATAAATTATAGATTATCACATGGGCTTAATCACAAATTGTCATTACCAAGACCTATAGCTGATTTTGAAGAAAGAGAAGATAGAACAAAATATATCAGACTATTGGCTGAGTACACTTCAGTCGATATTTTCCCAATAAGTGAACTTAAAGAGAGAGCAAGACTATTATCTAATATATAACATAAGTTTAATTTTAAAATTGTTGAGACATGAGTGAAATTAAAAATGTCAATGAAATTGACGAACTTAACGGGTCTGAAATTTTAACCCCGGAGCAGATTGCAGAAATTGAAGCTCAAAAAGATCAAGAACTGTTTGGCGATAATGTCAAAAAAATTGGTGGATGTGCCGTAGTGACCGTTGACAACGAAGTTATTGCTGTAGAGATGCCGTTTACTTATCCGCAGCTTGTGACGGCGATTGTGCGACATAAATATGGCTCAGACCAAACCGAAGCCATTCTTGCCAATATTATTTCAACACAGACGATGCAAGTGTCAGAGGAAAAGGCAGATGAATATCTGAATGAGTACACCACATACAACAACTGGCGAAACAAGGCAAAAAGTATTGCAAAGGAAGTTCTTGGAGTAGAAGAGTAACAATCTCTTGATAGAAAGCCGCCCTTGGGTGAATGTATCCTTGGGCGGCTTTTTATAGGCAGATGATAAGTTTCAAGGTATAATTCATAAAAAATAAGGCGATGAACTATTATTAATAAAAACGAATACGAATGTTACAATATAAGGTCAGAAGCGGACAAAACATATATGATGTTGCTCTAACTCTCTATGGTAGTGTAGAGGGAATTTTTGACTTGCTTGTAAGCAATGAAGGGCTAAACATGGATACAAAGTTATCCTATGGCATGATACTCAATTACCATGAAGAGTTTGCAATAAATAAAGACATTGTTATATGGTTAAAAGACAACAATATACTGGTAAAGAATGGGGAGCATGTACATAATTATCTTGATATAGAAAAACTTATAAAATCACATATCCAAACTTATCATCAGGACATATACGATGAGTTACAGCTTATGTCTCCGGACGAACAAGATATGTATTGGGAATCCTTATACATGCCTCGGATGGTAATCCAGCAACAAGGACAATTGTCATCTATCAAATTAAAATTGAAGCCTCAAAAACACCTAATTGTTGATTGGGGGGATTACACACAACCACTTATCGTGGAAATTAATGAAGAACATGAAATTGAACATTGCTATAAAGGAAATGGGCAACACACTATTACATTATATGGAGATTTTGAATTTGAATTGTTCGATTTAAAAGAAGTAAATGGCGTGTACTATCCACTTGGAACCATTTATGCCGATACATTTATATCAGAATTGGATATTGAGGATTCAAAAAAACTGATAATAACACAATGAGAAGCGTGAGTCAAATCTATTCAGAAGCTGTTGCTACAAGAAACAATTACTTGCAGTTGACAGAACTAAATACTGGGAGAAGTAACAGTAAACTCAGCATGATTAACCTGCTAACGTATGTAGTAGCTGTTTGTATTCATACTTATGAAGCAATATTAGACTTGTTTCAGGTTAAATTAGTCGAGGTTCTTGATGGTAGAATTAACGGAACTCCAGATTGGTATGCTATCATAGCTAAAAAATTTCAATATAATGACACTACAGAGACAGGCGACCAATTGATTTTCAATGAAAACACTATGAAGCTTGAATATGCCGATGTAAATATGTCTCATAGAATAATTGAAAAAGCTGCATGGCAAAATGATGAAAATGGAACATCCCTAATACTTAAAGTATGTAAGGCAAATGACAATTCAAATGAAATCAATAATGGAATACCATATATGCCATTGAATGACCATGAATTGACCGCATTCAGAATGTTTATTCAACAAATAAAATTTGTCGGAGCAGACATTTATTGTGAAAGTTCACCAGGTGATATTGTGACTATTGTTGCAGACAAATACAATCCCATATTTTATAATGATAGTTATGTTACCGCTGCACAAGCACTTACAAATCTACAACAAGCCATGATAGATTTTGCCAATGAAATGGAATTTAACGGAATGTTTTACTATCAGTCTGCATTAGACGTGATAAGAAAGACAGAGCACATCACTGATATTGGCAATAACATCAAAATTTATGTAAGTTCATACAATAGCGAAGACCGAAAATATAATGAGCCGGTTGAATTGGTTGGACGAATAAAACTGAAAAGTGGTTATATTCGACTACTTGATACAGATTCAGCAATAACAGTCAATAGTGATAACTTAACATTGGTTCCGGCTTCAAAAATGGACCAGTATTTTGAATCATTGAATCCTGAGAAATGATAAATATTGATTTTGCAAATATCAATAATGCCAAATTGATTGGGCGGCTCTTACCTTTTTGGGCAAGAGGTAAAAAAGTGTCTTTGCTTTTACAAGCAATCCTGTACCCAATTGCTTCGGTTCATAATTTATTTAAAATATGGGCATTAGAAAAATTCATAGAGTGTCACATAACTGCTCAAAAAGCATCGTTGGAATGGTATCTGAGATATAAGCTTAAATCTCATTTTCATAATGAAAATGATAACTTTTTCATTACACATGGCATTAATGAATCACTATCATGTTTTAGTAGTGACGTTTGGCGTAATGGATTACATTGGGACAACAACTTACGATGGAACGTGGAAACTGAATCATTAGTACACATGAATATGAACCTGTCTTGCATAAACACTGGTATGTGGGAAAATAGGATGTTATGGAACAATGCTCTGCTGTGGGATAATGAAGATAATGGCAAAAAATATAATGATGACTATTTGGAAATTGTAAATCAGACGAATGTCTATGCCCCAGCCATCATTGATACGGTAGATTATAACCATGAGGATTACGAACGTGACATTAGAAATATCATGTCCAAATTCATGATCAACTTCAATAAAATACATATTATAATTGCGGATACAGAGTAACAAACCAATAAATAATTTATCAGTATGAAGATTTATAATTTTGGCAATGATTATGCCTTTCAGCAAAAACAAAAATTAGAACAGGAAGCACCAAAAATGAATCCAAGTTCTGAAAACAAAGTAAAAGAGGAATCCAATGTTGAAAATCAAAATTCAGATGCCGGACTCGACAATGTGCCAGCTATCATTAAAGAGGATGACAAACAAATCCAGGTGTCGGAAACCGCAAAAAAGAAAAAAGAAGCGGGGACCAAAGGTTGGAAAAAGCAAGAGGGTAGTCAAGTTTAATGAAACTGCTGTGGGGCATTTTCTTTATGTCTATGCTCCTATTCAGTATCATCTGCTGATGGAATACTGTAAGGCAATTAAGCAAGTAGAAAGAGGGCAGCGTATCAAATATAATATAATTGAAGCAATAGCTATTAACAGTGATAACGCTGCTTTCAAAACAGCACGTTTCAGACGAGCGCTGATAGCTTATCGGAGATTCGGTACTCGTCCGTTAAGAAAAACCGGTTGGTCTTTAAGGGACGCTGTTTATTATGCAAAGAACAGTTATCATATTCATGAGGCAGTAAAAAATGAAGGTACATTATGATGCGCTTCCTTCTGTTTGTTGTATGATAATTCCATAAAGAGTATTGCTTCCAAAAATACGATTAAGGTTGAAGATATCTTTCAAAGGACTGACAATAAGCAAATAAAAAACAAAAAATCCATTGTTCTTGTGGAATGACGATTTTTTTTGCATATATTTGAAGTTGCTTAAAAAATGAACAAAAGAATATGACAGCAATAGTAGGAGTATTGAATAAACATGCTGTGGCAATAGCGGCAGACAGTGCAGTCACAATGGGGAACACTCACAAAGTGGTCAACAGTGCGAATAAGATTTTCACGCTGTCGAAGTATCATCCTGTAGCAGTGATGACATACAGTAGTGCCTCTTTTATGGGTGTACCATGGGATATTATCATTAAAGAATACAGAAAGCAGTTAAAAAATAAGTGTTTTGCAAAACTTGAATATTATGTGGGTGATTTTATGAAATATCTGCATAAAGAACATTTCTTTTGTGATAAAAAAACTCAAGAAACATATTTGCAATGGATGTTGGAATCCTTTTTTGATATTTGTTGTAATGAGATTTGTAATGAAAATCATATAGATAAAAGTGCTTTGGATGATACACTGATTGAACAAAAATTAGCGGATTGTATTAAAATATATAAAGCAGCCGATAAATGTCCTGATTTTGATTCGTATTCATTGGTGGACTTTAAAAAATATGCAGAAACAGCTATACAAAATTTTGCGAATGAAAAGAGTTTTGTAAATGTTGATTTATTGTCAGAGTCTTTCTTCTACTATTTGTCGGTTAAAATACTTACTTATTCCTATACAGGTTTGGTTTTTGTTGGTTATGGTGAGAAAGAAATATATCCATCACTTATTCCTGTGAATATCTCTTCATTAGTTGTTGATGGACATTTAAAATATTTTATTGATCAGACTAATGTTGCTAAAATTTCAGAACATGGTTCTTGGGCTGTGATAAGTCCTTTTGCACAAGTTGATGTCGTTCAAACCATAATTAGAGGAATCAATCCAAGTTTTCAAGATATAATTTATAATGTTATAGGAAAATCTATTGAATCTTATACAGATGCAATTACAGGTATTCTTGATAAGGATCCATCCACAATATCGGTATCAACAGCTATAAAGGGATTGGATAAGCAATCTGTAATCAAAGGTATTGCAACCCAAATAAACAAAGAGATGTTTAATTTGTATTCAAAGCCATTGATTGATACGGTGGCACATTTAGATAAAGAAGATATGGCAAACATGGCTGAAAGTTTTATATCTCTTACATCATTGGTTCGTAGAATGCAACCTGGAGAAGAAACAGTAGGAGGTCCAGTGGATGTGGCTGTTATTTCAAAAGGTGATGGTTTTGTTTGGATTAATAGAAAGCACTATTTTAAGCCTGAGTTGAATACTTCATTTTTTAGTAATTATTTTAAGTAAGGAAGGAGCTTGTTATGTATGGAACAATGACTTGCGGTTTATGCCCAGATTCAAAATTGGAAGGAACCCTATTGACAAAAGAGCAGATTGAAGAAATTTCGACTCGCATATCCAGGAATGTTTCCGAAAATGTATCAAAACAATTGGAAGAAGCTATTTCTGCTTTATCTTCCAAAAAGACAGATAAGGAAACAAAGAAAAAATAAATTATTTTAAAAAAGTCCGCCTCGCATTGTTATTTTGGCGGACTTTTTTGCGATTGATTTATTAGTAACGTATTAGCCAATATACTTTATATTATTGATTTAGAATTTTTTCATTTTTGAAAATGTTGCATTGAAAATAACTTTAGCTTCTGGGCCGCCGTTAATTTTAGTTCCACATGGTACGCTGTGTAAATTTGAAAAGCCAGGATTATACCATTTCTTCTGAGCAGCATGTATGTCTGTATCTACACCAATGAAAAATTGATGAAATTGGGGTGATTCTCCAACATTATGTGAACATATTAAATGATATTTCCATTCTGATGGTTTAATAATAGCACCACACAATCTACATTTACATTTGCCTTTACTTTTAATCCCCCGTATCTAATACGCAATAATAATTATGAAAGCAAGATTCACAAATAATGTCATGGAAGCGAGCTAAATGTTTTTTTCATTTTGTGAGTTTTAAGACTTCTCCGCATAATCGGCATTTTATTAAAGGAGCAGGTTTTGAATGTGTTATAATTTTATTTTTCTTATCCATTTTTATGTATGCTGGATCATTTAGAAATAAATTAACTCCAAAACAATTTAATTTTTGCTATTTTCGAAGGTTTAATTTCGAATATCGCATGAGTGAATGGTTTTGAATTAAAACCATCGTGTAGGCAACCTGCTTGTCCTGTTTCTCTTATTTTTCCCCTTTCATCATAAATAGCATAATCCAATGCAACCCATGAATCTGAACTTTCAGTACGATGGATTTCAAACGCAATGGTCAGTTGTCCGTATGTATCAATATAAAATCCCAAATTCTTAATTTTGGATTTTACTATTTCTTCTCTTGAATTATCGTATTCTGTAATTGATAAGAAAAAATCATCCGTCTGAACATCATTCATTTTTTTATTCCATTTACAGGAAACAGATGTTATATGGTTGTTGTTCATCACTAAAATCTACTGTATTAAATTTGCTTTATTTATTATGTTGATTAACTATAATCGCATTAATTATAGCATTAATTCGATGTGCAGTCTGTTCATTTTCACCAATATTGATTTCAAATAGCGGATGCGAAATATCTAATGTGCTAATAAGTACCGAATAATTGTGATAAATTTTATCTGGTTCTTTTCGATATTCTGTTGTATATTTTTCAGGACCTGCAAGCAAAGTACCTGCTGTTTTACCAAACGACCGTTGCATAGAAGAGCGTTTAATTTCATTCCATAAATCCCCTTGAGTCACTGCAACAACAGTACCGGCTTTTATTTTCGGATTATCTACAATTTGAGAGCTACTTATATCATTGAATTTTAACCATGATGATGAAAAGTATATTTCTTGTTTTTCTTTAAATATTAATACAGTCTTTTGAGGCTCCGATGGTACAATTGGGACTATAGCTTCTATTTCTCCATATTTATTCTTCATACTCTTAATCCATAGATCAAAGCTTTCTTTCCTTTTTTGCTTCCAATTCGTTATTGCACGAGCATTCTCAGTATGAAGCTGGGATGACTGAGTTGAATTTGTATTAATATTAAAATAAATCGAAACAATAACTGCAATGAAGAACAGTGCAAGTAAAAATATTGCCATATGCATTTTGGATTTTGTTATACATTCAGTTTCAATCTCAAAATGGCAACGGCATAAACGAAAAGCGTAGAGCCATCGCCTTTCGTCTCGTGGTTCACCACAAACCATACTCAGTAAGGCAAGCTCTACGCTATATGCAGAACCGCCTAACACTGAGTATTTAACCTTATTCTATTCCGAGGTGGTGATTTCGAGACGAATTAGGTCATAATATGTCGCTTATAAGCAAATATGCTGTACAAGTGTTGCAAAAGTAAATATATTCAGCGATACAAACAAATAAAATATCTGTTAATCACTGTTTTTATTACTTATTACAATTTTTCCAGAAACGGCTGGTGATATTCCTTAAAACATATCCATCCACTTTATAGAGACGCTGGTTGGTTTTAGGGGAGGTCAGACCGCCCAATTTCTTTATGTATGGACCCAATTTTAGGTAATCGAAATTCTTGTATTCAGCAAAAATAGAAAACCACTCCTGACCACTGTACCAGCCAATTTTTAAATGAGGATAAGACTGCCGGATATGCCCAGCAAGTCTATTAATTTCATCTGGCTCAATATCTCCACCCATAAAACATACGCATGTAATACCTGTATTCTTCTCTATAAGCAGGTTTAGTGACGATTCAGTTAATGGTTCTCCAATATCTTTCCATAAATGCTGGCTATGACACCCCTCGCATCTTATCGGGCAATTAGATATATTAATTGCCAACGTCACTTCATCGGGGACTTCTGCAAATACTATTCGTGTATCAACGTATTTCATTGTATCTGCTCCTTTCCGTTGCTATAAACTCGTTTAGCAGCTTCTACCTGGCGGTCTTGGCCAAAGGTTTTAATGGGGCGTAAATAGCCGATGACCCTTGTGTACTGAGTGATATGCAAACCTCCGCATTTGGGACACACAATAATCGGTTTCTTAATGATATGACCACAATCTTCACATTTGCTGTTCGGAACATTGAACGTGAAATAACTGGTACCGTTCTCAATGGCAAAGTCAATCAGCTTCAGATATTGTTCTTTGCTAAGGTGATCTTCCAAATTGATATGAGCGGCAGAACCTCCATCAGTATATTGATAAGTCTGTCGGCCATGCAGAATAAATTTGTCCAATACAGAGGTGTCATCGTGGGCATTATAGAAATAACTGTTATACAGGTTCTCGTCTTCGGGTACCCAATAACCGTCTTCTTTATCCCAGTTGTAGTTCTTACCGCCTAATCCTTCTGCTGGAACAACCTCACTGTTAAACAAGAAAGGCCGTTTGCGGTCGTGAACGGAATACAGTTTATTTTGCTCCTTAATCGTGCCCAATATTAATTGTAAGAATCGGATGTATTCAGGATTGTTAGACACTTGCATACCTAAGAAACGGGCTGCCTCATTCAAACCATTAATGCCTATGGTGCTATATAGTTTGGACATATAGATATAGCCGCCATTGGAAGCAGCAAACATACCTTGCTCCTCCAAGTCATACAACATTGTCTTAAATGCAATATGATATTTATACACCCTTTTTAGGATCTCTACAAGATAATCTTTAATGAAAGAAGTGTTTTCCACCCAACCTCCATGAAGACCGTATGCTTTTACACAGTCTTGGATAATCCTATTGATATTCAAGGTAATCACATTGCAACTTCCTGTCATAACGCCTGTAAGACCAGATGTAGGACTGAAGGTGTTTTCTGACACCTCATTCCTAAGTCGACAACAACTTGCAAGGCTATCTGCACTATCGGAAATATATGTAAAAAACGAATGTCCTTCTGCATACATCTCGGCGCACAATTGCTTGTAGTCTTGGTCAACGATGTCTTTTCCATCGTGTACCATCGCGAAGGTCTCTACGGGGAAAGTCAATACTTGCTTCAGGCGTATTTGGTTAAACCACTTCATAAAAAGTCGTTGCAAGGTATCAATCGCTTCCCATTCAGGTTTAGAAGCATCTGGGTAGCAAAAGTTCTTGAACAACGAATGGAAATATGTCTGGTCGTAGTAAGAGATGTTAGTGAATGGGCTTTGATAACTACGGTTGCCTGCCGGTTGATTCACACCCCACACAAATTGTTTGAACGCTTTTAGAATACTGTCCTTGACTGTACGTTGGATTTTACAATGAGAAGTAGATACTATACAGTCCAATTTCTCATACCACAACGGACCAAATTCCATCACAGCATAGTAATTGAGGGCAATAAAGTACTCGCCAAATGCTACAGCTCCTTTGCATTGTGATGAAAGCAAAAAAGCAAGATTGGTAATCTGCCCACTGAATGATTGTAAGTCGTTAGGTTCACTGGGAGTTACGCCATCAATATTACCCACACCTTCCGTCATCAAAGGATAAAGTGATACCGCTTGACAATAGAACTTGGTGGTAGGTACGCTAGCCTCGTCATGTGTGTATATAATATGATGATTGAGGTCTTTTTCATATTGTTCAGCAACCTTTGGATAGAGTTTTTGCAATTCATTTTTCATACGCTGCCGTTGGATTAAACGGTTGGTGGTTTTATACACCTCACCTTCCAAATTGGCTACATTCTTCATGGTCACATTGGCATTGCCATCGGTTTCTGAAGATGTGGCGGCATTATCTGAAGAATTACTATATCGGTCCATATAATCAATGCGCTCACGGATAAAGCGTGCCTCTTGATGTTGTTGGCGGTACAAGATAAATGCCTTAGCCACATCACAGTGGCCGGACTGCATTAGCGACCTTTCTACCATGTCTTGTATTTTTTCCACTGAAATCGGATTCTCTAACATAGCACAATCCAGCCACATCTTCACTTCTGTTACAATGGTATCGTCATACTCAACGCCTTGGCTTTCAAACGCCTTTCTGACAGCTGTTTCAATTTTGTTCAGGTCAAAATCCATCAATTGACCATTCCTCTTTAGTACTTTCATAACATTTACAAATTTTACAATCAGAGTCCGGGATTATCCACAGACCGACACTTAATAATAGCATTCATTAAATAAACCGGAAATAATGTTTCAGGGCACAGACGGTATCACTGATTTCTTGGAATGTGATGTACTGCACTTCATACCCATTCATATCGGTCACAGCCGGTTTATAGTCGGAGATAGAAAGATTGCGGACTTCCGATTTAAATATGTCGTATTCCATTTCTGAAAGAGGATGCTCGTTGTTGCTGAGGCGTTCCAGTAGAACTCTTACCCATACAGGAGCATAGAATTTGGAATCTTTACCTCTCTGTTCTATATCCAGTCTCTTTGCTTTCAATATATTCAATGCAAGTGGCAATATATTGCTCAGTTTCTGAAAGTCCCGTTGGGATTTGCCGGACTGGAAATCTTCAATTATGCTGATGGCTCCATTCAGTTGTTCGATGGTGATATCATTCTGCTTCATATTCCATGCCCTCCGTATTTTCTGTTTCTTCTATCTGGTACGGTATTACTGACTGAATGTATTCCAGCCCTCTGATTTGATGGATTAGGCTGTCTATGCAATTGCCCTGGATGAAATTAAGGATGATGCTGCATACAAGTAACAGAAATAATGCGAGGATACAGCCGTTGTTCGATTTTTCTTGTTTCATTATGTTTTAGATTTAATGAAACACTGCTTTAATCAATTTAGTATTAAAAATATACTGTCTTATTTATGGTTTCTTTTTATATCTGTAATTTTTCTTACTTCTCGTCTAAGTAGTTTTGAATGCCTACTTATGCTGCAATTATACATGATTTAATGGATAAAAACCACTGTTTTGAATCAATTTGAGAGTATTTAATATACTCCCCCTTTACCCTTAGCAAGAAGAAAGGAGCCGCCTAAATATTAAAAATAAATATTATAGAATAACCTTTTTCTTGTAAGTTTCGTAAGATATTTCATTCTTACAGACTGCAAGTACCACTTCGCCCTCAACCTCGTTGCTTTTTTCTTCGGAATACCGCTTGCTATTGCCAGTTGTCAGGGGGGACGGACATTGCTGGACTTATTTGCAACGTGTACTTCAGTCGGAGCCATTTTATCTCAGGAGAACCTGTCTCCCTGGGTTGGCACGGATAGAACCCTATATTAATAAGCCGCTTTTTACAGAAACGTAAACCACTTATAGTGGCAGTGAAAACTGGCATAAGATACTTCTTGGTCGCCCATTCCTCATATCTCCAGTGTCGCTGTCGGAACCTCTTGCTCTTACCATAGCTCCCACTTTTATTAAACCTGCAATGGGATGCGGATCTTTTCTTTTTACCAAATGGCTGGCTAAGAATTAGTAAAAACCGATATAATGGAAATCTTGTAAAACAATAAATCCCCGTGTCAATGTTGATTGAGCTACGGGGATTTATAAAAAGAAAAAATCCACAAGCTAAAGTGGTGGCGCTTGCGGATTTTTAGTATATTTGTCGAAGCCGGTAGGCTCTTGGCATAATACTCAATATGTATATTCGCTTTGTAGAGCCACCACGTTCAACATTGCGATGCAAATATAAGTGTATATTTTAGACTGTGCAAATATTTTTGTGGTAAAAACATGTATAATTAAATATTTAACATTTCTAAACATAAACTCTCTCTTCTTATATATTTATGTACGCACGTGAATACGATATTTATTGACTTGTTTGGTGTACATGTTTGTTTGTATGTATAATATTGAATACCAGTTGATTAATAAATATTTAATATACATATAGAAAAATATTTTGAAAATATTTTGATTATCTAAAATCTTTTTCTCACCTTTGCCAATGAAATATTTGATGTACAACATAAATCTATCGTAAAATGAAAACATGATTAGAGGAAAAGGAAAATTGATTAAGGTGGCGGGAAACACAGTGGCTGATGAATTTTATCGAGCGTGTGAAAAGCTGCCGGACAATGACAATTATTTGTTTGTTATTTGTGACGATACGAAAAATAGGAATTTACCTTATTTATCCTATTTTTTTTCCGTAGTATTAAAATACATTTCGGATTCTTTACCGGACCATCCGGGTACTACGGCTCTCTACAAATATTTTGAGGATATGTTTGCTCCGATACATACCGTCAAAATAAACAATAAGCAGTTTGAATATTGCGAATTAAAATCGGAGAAAGCAAGTGATGTCAACAACATTATAGAGAAGGTTGTTGAATATGCCCTAAAGGAATGGGGCATTGAGGTTCCCAGACAAGAGGACTTGAAAGACCCTGAAGTTAGGGAACTGCATAGCCAAGCCTACCTGAATCAGGAGGTAGAATGGAGCAATTTTATCTCTTCGCGCAAAAAAATATCTAAAGATGAGCGAAGAAACAAGAAAACTGAGCGCATTTGAAGCGTTCGCCCAAACCCAGCAAACGTATGCTGAAGCTGAAGAAAAAGCAAAACAAGAAGCCGGTTCCCCCAAAGTTGAGCGTTTTAGAATAGGAGAAGATGGCGAGTATTCAATCCGCATTTTGCCTTTGGCTCCTAATTTTGATGAAAATGGCAATATCTTGCCTATGGAGCGTAAGGGATATGAGTATGCGGTTCATCAATTCTTTTTAACTATTAAAGCACCTGCCAAAAAAGGCGGTAAGGCAAAGAAACTGAGCATTCCAGTTATTCGTACTACAGACAAAGAGGTAGGTTTTTCTGTTGACTTGATTGACACTTATCTCAAGATTGCCAAAGAAATGTATGCTGATGATGAAAAGTTGATCAAGTTCATATCAGACAACGCATACAGTGGCGGTCTCCGTTGGAATTACCAACACGCAATCATGGTTCTTGATGTTTCAAGTGATAAAGAACGTGCAAAAGGTCCGCAATTATGGCAATGTTCGCATAGCCAGTATAAGGATATTGATTCAGCAAAAATGCGTCTGTGGAAGGAATTGAGAGAAGATGGTGAACAAGAAACATGTCCGATTTCCAGCTTTACTGATGCCTATCCTGTTAAGGTTATTCGTAGTAATAATAATGGCAAGACTGAATATACTGTTGAAATTGGTCGTAAAACACTTAATATCAAAGAGGAGGAAGCTGAGAAATTGCTTGAACTTCCTCGTATTCCCGAACAATTGTATCGTTATACAAGATACCAGTTTGAAGCAACTTTGGTATTCTTGCAGCAATATGATGAAGAGCACGACATGGAAGTATGTAAGGAGCCAGACTTCATAGAGGCTGTAGAGAAACTGAAAGGTGAGCTTCCAGCAGATGATAATTCACACTTTGATTTAAGTGGTGCTGCTTCTAAGGATAGTAGTAAGGAAGAAACTACTATTGATTCTTTATGGGCCGAATATGATGTTATCGTTGACCAAGATTTGAATGAAAAATCTGATGAATATCAGGAGCTTCGTGAAAAGATTCGTCAATTTATCGAAGATAATGGCATTGATGTTCGTATTTCTCGTTCAAAGAACAATCAGCAGTTGCTGGAAGAAATTGATGAGGCGTTAGATGAAAAGGCTAAGAATAAGCCAAAAGAAGAAAAGAAAGAAGAGACTGTTGCACAGCCATCTCGTCGTGCTCCGAAACCTAAAGTTGAAGAGCCGGAAGATAAACCAGAAAACGGTGATGAAAATGATGGTGATGTCAAAACGGAAGAAGAAAAAGTGGATGAAACACCTCGCCGCCGCCGTGCTCGGCCTGGTAGAGAAGAGAGTGAAGAAGCTCCAGCAGAAAAAACTGAAGATGAGACATCTGAATCTGCTACAGAAGAAGAGGCTCCACGTCGCAGACTTCATTCCCGTCGTTTAAGATAACTCAATCTTTAGATAATAATTGTGTGTTTCAGAGGGGGCATTTGGATATGTCCTATGCCCCCTTATTTTCTAATCTTAATCATAGACAGGTATAATGAAGGACGCTATAGCTTTATTAATCAATGACATCCATGTTAATAAAGACAATATTTCTGACTTTAATCAGAATTGGGATGAAATGCTTACAATATGTAAACGTGAAAATATCGCCGACATTGTGGTCGGTGGTGATATGTTTACTTCAAGGGCATCACAAACGCTTGCTACGCTACTTGCTGTCAAACATGCTTTAGATAAGGCTGTTGCTCAGGGCATATATGTAACTATTGCAGAGGGAAACCATGACCAAATAGATCAGGAATCATTTGAGGGCTATAATCATTTATGGGTAGGACAAAAAGGCATTGAAGTCATAGATGTATATAAGGTTTTGATGTGGGAGGATTGTGATTTTGTTCTGCTTGTGATGAGTTATTTTCCGGAGGACGGATCATTTTTGGAACGCATGTGGCATGCAGTCCAAGACACATTGCAACAGTACCCGAATATTTCTAAGAGTGATATTGTCCTATATATTCATCAGGGGGTTCATGGGGCATTAGGGGAGTTTGAAATTTCCAGTGAATTGCCACAAGAACCATTGCTTGGCTTTAAAGCAGTATTGTGTGGGCACTATCATAATCGCGTAAAAATCAAGAATACAAATATTGAATATATAGGTTCTTCACGCCAGGGGAATTTTGGTGAAGATGAAGAGAAAGGATACACTATATTGTATTCCGATGGTTCTTATGGATTTGTGAAGAATGAGGTTAATACCCGTTATAAAACAATCGAATTAAATGCGGATAGGGCTGATAATTTCCAATTTGACAAGGATGAACGGTACAAGTATAAGGTCAAAGTAAAATGTAATGAAAAACAGGCTAAACTTTTTGACAAGCAGAAGCTATTGGACTTAGGTTTTCATAAAGTTGAAGTGGTTACTGAAAATATTGTGTCTAAAGAATCCGCAGCGTCTGGTATTCAAGAGAAGTATGACAAACAAGGAATTAAAAAGGAGTATCAGAATTATTGCAATGAAAATTCAATAGACAGCAGACTGGGTATCAAATATTTGGAGGGTTAAGCTATGTGGAAATTATTAGAAATAAAAATCAACAATATTATCTCTTTTCGTGAAGCGTCACTCTCCATAGAGCAAGGGGTTGCTACGCTTATATTTGGCAAGAATGAGGACAATTCCTCTCAGCCTTGTAATGGTTCTGGAAAATCATCATTGATAGAGGCTATCTCTTTTGCACTCACAGGTGAGCAGTTGCGTAAAGTAAAGAGCGTGGAGGAAATCATAAACGATCACGCTGATGATGCTTATGTGTATGTTAGGTTGGGAAATGATTACAATAACACCATATTCACAATAGAGCGTACCATTAGTCGTAACGCTCCGCAAAGTATTGAATGCCATAAGTATGATTCTTTTGGTGAAGAGATTGAGATAGACAAGACCGTTCAACCTACAGTCTTGGATTATAATAAGTTTATTCTCAGTGAGATTGGATTAACTAAGGATGATATTTATAATAATTTTATCCTTTGTGATAACAAATACGAGGGTTTCTTTGATTGCTCTGACAAAAACAAGAAAGAAATAATCAACCGCTTCAGTAATGGCATTATCATTGATGATAGTATCGCTCGTGTACAAGCGGATATGCTTCCTGTGGAGTCTGAACTTACAGAAGCGAATAATAAAGTTATCAATGTAAAAGGTTCTATTTCGGCTATCGAAAATGAGCTGGAGCATGTTGACGAGAAGAAAGCCAATGCCAGACAGGAACGTGAAGTGCGTATTGAACGGTTGGATAGGCAGATACAAAAGTGTCGTGATGATATTGAGGTTGCCGAGGACAAGCAGCGGAAAGCGGAAGTAAGACTGGAATTGTTGCATAAACTTCAGGACGAGGTACTGGATTTGGAAGAATCCGATTTGTCGTTATTGGAAGCATATGGTCGTGTAAAAACAATTTGTTTAGAAAATGAACTGGAAGCTGTCAGTGAGTTTGACGTTTTGTCTGAAAAATATAAGAACCAGTTAGTTGAACAGCAGGAAGATATAAAGGACATAAAAGCCAAGATTGATGATGCGGAAACTATATTTCTCAAGCGTAAGGATGAATACAGAAAATGTTCTGACTTATACCAGAGTCATCGTGACGAGGAATTAAAGCTGAGTGCCGATGATGTGGCTCTGAAGGAAAAAATCAATGGCGAAATTGATAATATAGAGAAAAAGCTGGATAAAATCGAAGATGATATTAATTCCAACAAGAAGCGCCAGGCTGAATTGGAAACTATGATTGCCCGAAACTCTGCTTTGATGGATGGTGTAATTATTTGTCCTAAATGTCAACATAATTTTTTTGTTGATGGCGATGTTTCTGTTGATGATGTAAGGAAAACTTTGATCAGCCTTCGTACTGAAATGGAGGAGAAGAAAACAGAAGTCAAGAAGTTGGTGGAAGAATTCGATCTTATTGATGAGAAGTGTGAGGCTAAGAGTGAAGAAGTAAATGCTATCGTTAAAAAGGCCAAGAACCGTACCAATGCACTTGAGGAAGAGTATCGTGCATTAAGAACATTATCTTCTGAAGTTGACAATGCGGAAAGCAATGTGAATAATCTTCGTAAAAAATTGGTTGCTTCCGAAAATGAGCTTGACCGTTTGAATGGAAAGATAGAGGTGATGCGTAATCGTCTTTTTGGAGAAATAACTAGCATCTTGGAGGGCCGTATCATGAATGGAAAAAGCTATATAGAGCAACAGGTTTCTTCCATTACGTTTGCCAAAGGGCAAATGTGTCAGTATCAGCAGTCAAAGAAAGAACTTGTTGAGACTCCTGAAACAGATTTTGCGACTTCATTGAAAGAATCATTGGAAAAGTATCAGAATGAGCTACAAAAAGCAGAGGAAATTGCATCGGAGATACAGTCTGAGTACAATAAGCTGAAAGAGCAGGAACTTAACTTCACAATGTTCAAGTCGTACATAGCGAACAAGAAGATTGATGCCCTTTCTCTTATTGTGAATGATTTCTTAGAAAAGATTGGCTCTGATATCCGTTTAAAATTAGAGGGATTTACTGTTACAAAGACCGGTAAGTTTAGAGATAAGATTTCTGTCCAAGTAATGCGTGATGGCATTGATTGTGGTTCCTACCATAAGTTTTCTGGTGGTGAAAAGGCACGGTTGAATCTGGCGTGTATTTTGTCATTGCACACTCTTACAAATTCTAATTGTGAGGATGGTAAAGGCTTGGACTTCATTATTATAGATGAGCTGCTCGATAAGTCTGATGAGGTTGGCATGGCGACTTATTGCGAAGCATTAAATAAACTTGGCCAAACAGCTTTGCTTATTACTCAGGGTGGCATATCTGAAGGATATCCGCATAAGCTATTAATAGTTAAGAAACAAGGTGTTTCAACAATCCTTAAATAATAGTATTATGCAGAAATTGACAGAAGAATATGTAAGCCAACTCAAAAGAGGTGATATCATGGCATTTGATGTAGCCACTCATTGTGGTTACTATACTCTTGGTGATTATGGAACCGCTCATTTCCCAAATACAGAAAAGGCCCCTAAAAAAATGGGGCTTGACTATGCGCAACATAAGGCTTTTAGAAAATGGCTTATAGATATTTTGACCTCTCATAATATCAAAGCTGTTGCGGCAGAAGATGTTGTGTTCGGTCATTTTGTGGACTTCAGAAAACTTTGTGAATTTAGGGGTATTTTGTTTGAAGTATGCGAAACGCTGGATATACCAATAGTGACTTTTAAGCCATCTGACATAAAGAAGCATGGTACTGGTAAGGGTAATGCGGATAAAAAGATGATGATGGAGTTTGCAGAAAAGCGTTATCACATTGAGGTAAATGGTGACGATAATCTTGCTGATGCGATTCATATCTACATGTATTTCATTCATCGGTATAAACTTTAATAAGTGGCGGTATGATTGGAATTTATTTAGAAAATCAAATCAATAAATGCAGTTTATGTCATCAAAAATGCCGTTAAAACCGGACAAATCAACTGTTAAATGTAAGCAGTTAAGTCCAAGTGAAAAAGAAATACTTTTCAATAAGTACATTGTTCCTAATTTCAGTAGCATAAAAAGTCTTACAAGGAGATATACTGACCATTATCAGGATGTTGATGAAAATTACAATTACTGTCTGGCCCAATTATTCAATTACATTGGATCATACAATCCAGAGCAGAAACTTGATACATGGATTCATATTTGCGTCAAACGAGCGTGTTTTCATCAAAATAAAAAACGTGCAGAAGATGCTTCACATTGGACCGATATAGAAATGTGTACCAATGAAGACATTTATCAAAATGGAACGAATATGATTGTTGATGCGGGATTCGGAACATTGATAGATAATATATCAGATCAAATGTATAACGCATTAATGCAAATACCTTCACAGAGATTATCTCCATTTATGATGTATGTACAAGGACATCGTATAAGGGAGATAACTGCTGCAGAATGGAGAATGGGGCATCTTGAAAAACGAAGTGAAGATGTTGTGAAAAGTCGGATATATTGGGCTAAAAGAGAATTGCAATACATACTCAGACAATATGGAATTACAAGAAAGAACCGTAAAGGTCCGGAAAATGATCGAGACTGTAGTGAAGAGGACGATTAATCCTAAATGGAGGTTTACTCAAAGTGGTATTGCTGCAATCTATTTACAAAATGGGTTGCAGCAACTACCCTCCTTGTTCGGGGTATCGGATATTGATGATGAGAGAATTGTAGATTATCTCATTTATCAGTTGTATCGAATGCGCTCATTTATTGCAGATGGTTCATGGCAGTATACTTGGTTGTTTTCTAATTCTGCTATGGACAAATTCAAAAAGCAATTTTTAAGTGCTGACGGAAAATCTGGAATGAATTATTATATCAATCAATGGTTGGATGAGGCAGAATTATCACGTAGTAAATTAACAGTGATGATAGCACAGCCAAAACCTAACCCATTAAGAAAAATGATTTATTTGGCTTCAGAAGAGCCGATAAAAAAGAGGTTCCTGAATACAGAAGATGGACTGGCGTTATGCCAGCGTTCGACTACAGGTTGGAGTCCGCTGTCTGAAACTTGTGGACAATGTGATTACTGGGCTGAGTGTGGAAAAATGACCGCTAAAAAGTACCCAGAACTTATGCGGTTCAGAAAAGAAGAATATGGCAGGAAAGAAAAATGATAATGTATTGACATCTGAGTTTTTGGCAGAATTGTATAATTGTGCCATAACGAACAATCAAATTTGTTCAGTAGTGTCAAGATACATGGAAGATTCGTTTCTTCCAGATCAACAATACCAGATGCTAAATTCTGCATTAAAGAGTTATTTTGCAGAGTATAAGACCGCACCGCAATATGGTATCATTACGCAGCGTTTATCCTCTTCAAGAGCAGTTTCAGAATTACTGGAAGAGATTCGTGAAGTGGCGACAAGCGTAGATATGGACGGTATCAGAGATCAGTTTGAAGAGTATTTGAAATTGGTTCAGTTCAAGAAGATTTTTAAGGAAGTTTCTAAAAAATATGAGGATGGTGAGCGTATCAATGCAATGATGTCCTTTACAAGAGAGGCCATGAAGTTGCAGCAATTTTCATTAAAACCGGAAGAGTTTATTGATATTGCTCAAACTTATGAAGAACGATTGAGAGAAAATAAGGTTCGTAATGATAATCCTGTTTCTAAAATGGTCAATAGTTTTTATATTGATGGATTGGATGAACTGAATCAAGGTAGAAATTTGCGAACACAGCTGTCGTTATTCCTTGCTATGTCAGGTGTTGGTAAAAGTCATATAGCACGTTGGATAGGATACAATGCTGCATATATAAGTGGACTTGATGTATTACATATCCAATTGGAAGGTGCCGCATCAGAAACAACAGATGCTTATTCTGCAATGTTGAGTGGTACAACAACTTATGAATATGAGAGCGGAAAGGTCAATAATCATACATTAGAGCATTTAAAAAGTCTGCTTGATACTTATAAAGGGACATTGAAAGTAAAGGCTTACCCTAAATTTGGCAAAGAAGTATCGACTACAGATATTAGAACTGATTGTGATAAATATAGGGAAAAATTTGGGAAATACCCAGATGTTGTGATTGTCGATTCTCTTGACCTTTGTACTGATTCTTCAGGAAAAAACTGGGATGCGAAATCATTGCGACATAAACGTATCGCCACAGCACAAGACTTAAAAGACCTTGCTGGTGAAATAGATGGCTGGTTAGTTGTAACGTATCAGGCTACGATTGAAAATCCTGAATGGGTGAATGATGAGAAGAATGTGCTTACAGCATTTAATACATCTGAATGTAAGGGGTTACAGAGACCTTGTACACATCTTATATCGTTGAATCAAAGCAAGAAGGAATATCGCGAGGGAACTATGAGGCTTTATGCTGATAAGTTTAGATTTTGTAAAAAGGGAGAGCCTTTTAGGATTGCTTTAGACTATGAGCATGAAGTTTTCTATGATAGGGTGCGAACATTAAATTTACCGCAGGAATAAATGATTAAAGCAGTTAAATAAGCTGATTACACACAATGATTATCACACCAGAAATGCAGCGTTCCATTACAGAAGAGCTGCTCTATGACTTTAGAGGCAAGATGGACGGGTCTCGCCGGAATATACTTATACAACATTGTCCTTTCTGTGGACATGACGGTTTTAAGTATGGTATTTATGTTGGAAACAATCTTGGAAAGAAGCGCTTTGGTATGTCTAATTGCTATCATTGTAACAGACGATATGGTTCATTGAAGGAAACTCTGAAAGCACTTGGAAGAGAGGATTTACTTCCAAAAGAAACAGCGCAACTTGATGACTCAGAAACAGATATTTCATCCATGTTTGACGATGAAATAGATGATGAATTGGTTGACGCAGTAATGCCGAATGGTTATAAACGCTGCTACAGAAATAGCTATTTGAAATCACGTGGTTGGGTTATGGATGATTATGAATATTTCCCGGTTGGTACTAATCGTGGTTTTGATAGAGAGTACAATGATTATATTATTTTAGAGGTTCGTGATGAGGGTCGATGCGTTGGATTTGTTGCACGTAGCATTCTTAGTAAAGATGAGATAGATTCATATAATTCCAGACATCATTTTAAGATACGTCGATATAAAAATTCAGATGAACGTATGGGTAATGGATTTTCTAAAATGTTATATAATTATGATGCTATTGAAACAATGACTACTCACTCTGTAATTCTGTGCGAAGGGCCATTCGATGTTGTTGGGCTTAATCGAAAATTAGAACTTTATGACAACAAACATATTGTTCCGGTAGCAACTTTCGGCAAAAAGATTAGTCAGGAGCAAATGTTTAAGTTGCAGAAAAAAGGTGTTGAACAAATTGTGATAGGTTATGACAATGACGCAAAAGAAACCACATCCAGAATTGCTATGGAATTGGAAAAATACTTTGACGTACTGATTGCTGACATACCTAATGGCGTTGGTAAAGACTGGGATGAAATGGATGTTGAGGATATCTATGATGTCTTTGCTTTTAATTTAAAAACTATTCGTGAATTTAATCTTGGATAAAATGAGTGAAGCAGTAACATTAAAAGAATGGCTTGACAATCATCATATAACTTATTCTCTAAGAAAAGATGTATTGGTTATTCCTGGATTTGGTAGATGTTTAATTCAGGAAAGTTACGACCATATTTTCAAACAGAATAAAGATGGGGAGACTGTTTTTAATTCTATTGAAAACATATCATATCTTTTGGCTGATGATATTACTTATATCGTTTTTCCATTTGGTTGCAGATGGTTTTATGTGGATATCCGTAATGACCCATTGGATTTACAATTTCAAATACTTAGATATGTTGGTGATTCTCCTGTATTTGAACATAAATGTGAATTTTATCCGCTTGGTATCCACTCTGGATATGAATTACTAAATGGAAGTGGTTTATTGAAAGATTGGTGCACAAAAACAAAATTTTTAGGATATAAAGGTTTATCTGTTGCGGATAGAAATACAATGGCAGCGTCTTTGGATTTACAGCAATCCGCAACAGAAAAAGGTATTAAATATTGCTTTGGCTATTCATTGACAGTAAATACTGGAAAAGATAAAGTTGGGGTTAAAATATATTCGGCTACGCAACAGGGGTTTAAAAATATGCTCCGTATTCAAAAGGCAATAGCTGTTGATAATATAGACACCAAAGAGATTAATCTGATTGATTTTTTGAATTTGGCAGATGGTAATACTTTGGTATTTGATAAATGGTCCGGACATTGGTTGACCGACAATAAGGGGATTCTTCAGGATTTTATTACAGCTTTTTCTGGGTGGGTGTTTTTTCAAGTTGATACAACTGAATATCGTGCAGACAGAATAGATTCAACTCTTCTTCAAAGTCAAAAGGCATATTTTGATAATTTTTATTTAGGTGATTTAGAGTATTATATGGATGTCCGTCCAGTTTTGATTCAAGATGTATATTATTTGGATAAAGAGGACTGGAAAACAAAAATCATTCTCAATAAAATTGATACTGGTGCGGCACATGAACAATCACATAATCAATATTTGAAAACTATAGACGAATTGTATAATGAATTTAGATCTCTATTCTCAGACCGATATGATGATGATGTGTTTTATGATATGTGTGAATCCACTGCCGACATTATTGAAAATGCCACAGCTGCTTATGATTTGAGTGATAACTATGCTCCCAAATATGATATGACTCCACAGGAGCAGGCTAAATATGGCAATACGCTTAATATGTTTCACCAATTAATAGAAGAGGGGTTTAAGAAGCTGGTTCCAGAGGGGGAGGAAGAGCGATATCGTAAACGTGTTGAATATGAAAAATATGTCATAGAGAGTACGGATAACGTAGATTATTTCTTGATTCAGAGAGATGAGTTGAATTGGGCGCAAGAAAATGGTATTTTGACTGGAATTGGTCGTGGATCTGCCGGAGGATGTTTATTGTTATATTTGATGGGCATTACATTTATTGACCCACTTAAATATGATTTGATTTTTGAGCGTTTCCTGTTACCTGAGAGAGCCGGTCTTGTGCCTGATAAAGTAACAATAGTGGCGGAAGAAATTCAGTCTTCGGATTATTTTGAATTGGCTTTTGAAAATGGGGAAAGACTCTTGCTTGATAAAGATGCAGAATTGGTTGTAAATCGCAATGGAGAGCAATTGATTGTGTATGCAGATGAACTGCAAGAAGGTGATGATATTCAGTTTGATAATTGTGATTTACTTCACACGTTGCCTAATATTTTGCAGTATGAAAATTCAATCCATAATCAGAAAAACTAACACAGTATTAGTGAATGACTGTTATGCCGGAGATGGGTATGTAAAGCGTAATCATGGCTCATTGCCAGATATTGACTCAGATTTTAATGCGGAACGTAGAGATGAAGTTAAGGCATATTTAGAGAGAAGATATAATAAAAATGGGTTGCAGAGAGTGTTTTCGGCCGGCACATTTACTACTGAAAAAATAAAATCAGTGATTAAAGATGTGGCCAGAACTTATAAAATTTCACAAGCCACTACTAATTATCTTACAGCTATTCTTGATGATAATATGACGTGGACGGATTTGATGAAAATGGCATCAACCGATAAGCGCATGAAGGATTTTATAATGAAATATCCTGATGTATTTGAAGAGATTTTACCAATTATGGGGCAAGCACGTTCTGCCGGTATTCATGCGTCCGCACTTATTATTACTCCAGAATTTGTTAAAGGTGAGCGTGTCGAGTGTTTTGATTTGTTGCCGATTAGAAAAATGGGCGATCTTCTTGTTTCTGAGATTTCTGGTAATGATATTGATGCAATCGGTATTCTTAAAAATGATGTTCTTGGTATTAGGGAGCTTACAAGACTTTCTGATACATTGAATCTTGTAAGCAATGAGTATAATGTGCATTATACTATATTGGAAATTGCATCTAAATATTTGAATGACCCGAAGGTTTTTAAAATCATTCGTGAAGGTAATACTCAGGGAATCTTTCAAATGGGGGGTGAAGGTATTACAAAATTTATAAAGCGTCTTGCTCCCGATAATGTCAATGACCTTATTGCATCAGTTGCTCTGTTTCGTCCTGGACCGTTGGATTCTGGTGCTGCTGATAATTATGTGCGTGCTAAACGGGGTGAGTATGAGCCAACGTATTTATGGGGGACGTATGAAATCCTAAAAGATACATACGCCCAGATGGTTTATCAAGAGCAGATTTCCCGTGTTGCTCAAAAAGTAGGTGGTTTAAGTTTGGGTGACGGAGTGAATCTGGTCAAGGCTCTAAGTAAGAAAAAACTGGAAAAGGTTCGCAAATTCCAAGATAAGTTTTTCTCAGGTGCTAAACGAAACGGATGTCCGAAAGAAGCCGCAGATCAAATCTGGAGTAATGTTGAGGACGCAGCCAAATATTCATTCAACGCCTGCATAGGAGGACACGAATATCTGTGGGGGAAACATAAAGAGAAAGGGCGTGGAACCAGAATCAATATTGGTGATATGTGGCGCACAGTACATGATTATGAATGGGCTAAAACTAATGGTAGATTATCTCTTAGACGTAAATACATCAAGTATGGATATGGCACCTGTTGGTCGTTGAACGAAGAAGATAAGTTAGTTATAAATAGAATTGTTGATATTCGCTATCAAGGTGTCCGTCCGGTATATCGGATAACGCTTGCAAATGGTGCTACTATTGATGTGACGGATAATCATAAGCATCCGACTCTTGATGGTAAAAAACGTACTGACCAATTGGTTCCAGGAGAGGATTTTATGTTTATAAGAGTTGGGTGGATAAAAGAAGATACATCATATCGTTTTACGGATAGGGGGCAGCAAAATAATCCACGGTATCATTCAAATGATAATGTGGAATCATATATTGTCAATATCGAAGCAGGTCGGTGTGGTTTTGTTAAACGTTATACCAATTATACAAAATTGGAGTATTATGAAAAAAATCTCAAAAAAGATTATTGTGAAATATGTGGTTGCCGAAATAAACGTTTAGAAGTTCATCATATTAATGGAGACCATTCTGATGTGGGGGAAAACTATTCAAATGTACAAACGACCTGTGTTAGTTGTCACAAAAAAGCACATTATCAGATGGGGCGTACAAAAATGGGACGCAAAGGACTTGGAACAGCTGTTGCACAGGTTGTATCTGTTGAATATTTGTGCAATATGGATGTATATGATGTTGAGATGGCAAATCCATATCATACTTTTTTAACCGGGAAAGGTGTTGTTACCTGCAATTCTCATGCAACAGCTTATGGTTTGACTGCTTATGTCGGGGCATGGTTAAAAACATATTATCCTACAGCTTTTTATACTGTAGTTTTGCGAGACCAAGACGAAGATAAAATGGCGGTTTTGATGAATGAGATAAAAGCTGTTGGAGGAACTGAAATTGAACAGCCGGATATTAATATTTCAGATGAAAATTTTACGGCAGATTTTAAGCATAATAAGATTTACTGGTCTTTGACTCGTATAAAACAGTTAGGACCAAAAGCTGTGAAGTATATAGTCCAGGAGCGTAAGCTATATGGTGAGTTCTATAACTTGGATGATTTTATCAAACGTATATTTAAGAGTAAATTTAAAAGTTTTAATGATGAAGGTACGGAAGAAACCAGAGAACGATGTCCAGTTACGGCACGTAGTGTTAGGAACCTTATTTTTTCCGGTGCTTTTGATAAGTGTGAGCATGTTGGTTCTGTGCTTGAACGATATGGATTGCTTGATAAAGCCGCCACTCTTTTAGGATTTAAGTTGAATGAAAAAGAAGTTCCAGAGGATATGCGTGATAAGCATTATTTTTGGAGTAAACAGCAAATTACGATATCAGGTCATGGTTCCATTGATTATCGTAGGATTTATGATAATATGGAAAAGCCAAAGTCTTTACAATCTTATAAATACATTGAGTTCAAAGATTTGAATAATATGTTTTATGAACTTAGGAAAGGAGTTATTTGTGCGGCTATTTGTTCTGTTTCGGACAAGTCATATAAAGATAGGCGTACTGGTGAAACAAAACATTTTGGGAAAATAGAATTGCAACAAAATACGGAGACTAATATTCTGACAATTTGGGATGATTGGGACATACTGAAAAAGGAGTTTAAAAATGCCGTAGGACACATTATTGCCATTGTCGTGAATGTGAAATGGAGTGATTATGATGAAAAGAATACACTTCAGGTTGGCAAAAGTTCATTTTTTAAATTGATATAATATGTCATTTCTGATTGATATACGAGAAGAACTTGATGAGCAAGTTCAAGAGCAAATCCGGAAATTTAGAAGGGAGAGTGCCGCTACGGGATATAAGGGATGGTATAGAATACAATCGGCTATTGCAAAGGCTCGTGATTTGACGATATATCATGATAATATAAAGAATTATATCATGCCTAATCTTTTTGATGATAATGGTGATGCAATCACATGGTATCATTGGAGAGACCCACAGCAGGTACAAGTGAATATGATTAAACGAAATTTGAAAATAGCATCACATTATAGTCGAAAACGTGGAAAAGTGACCCCAACCAGACTTAAAGTGTTGATGAAAGAGATTTTACAGTTCAGAATTAATGAATATTTAAACCCAATAGAAAATATGGAGAAACTTAAAATCATGTGCATTATTGGTGGATCTGGTTGTGGAAAAACGCTTGCATCCCTGCATTTGAAGTATCATAAAGATGCGAATGTCATTTGTTCTTTCACTACCAGACCTCCAAGAGAAACGGAGGTTGAGGGTAGGGACCATCATTTTATTGATATAGTACCAGATAGAACAGAGTTAATTGCTTACACTCATTTTGGGGGCGCATATTATTATGCTACTAAATGGCAAGTGTTTGGGCCATGTACGGTCTATGTGATAGATGAAAAAGGGTTGGAAAATCTACGTAAGGATTTTGGTGATGTATATGATATATATACGGTTTTGATTAAGCGAGATAAGTCATTACGTAGAAAGTCAGGTGTTGATGAAACTCGCCTACGTCGTGACGAGCGTCGAGATTTAAAAGATGAGAATTATGATTATGTAATTGAGAATAATGGAAAGAAAGCCGATTTATTTTCAAGCATAGAAAGTATTTACGAAGAAATTAAAAATAAATGATATGGCAGCACCTACAGAAAAAGTAAACATTGTCACAGCAATAGTATATGACTTTGAAACAGGAGGTACGGATTGTACAAGATGTGCGGCAACTCAAATTTCGCTTCATGCAGTTCGTCTTGATACATTTGAGGTAATGGAAAAATATTCGTCTTACATTTATCCATATCATAAAAAAACTGATATTGGAAAACCGAAACGAAAGGTGTTGAAAAATAAGTATGATAATGATGATTCGGAATTGATGGATTATGAAGATGTAGCATTAAAATACTCGCATATAACGATGGATATTCTATACAGTATGGGAAAACCATTAGAAGATGTTTGTCAAGAAATTTGTGATTTTATAAAACGGAATACATTTTCGGTGGCGGCGAGCAACAAGCCAATTATGGTAGGGCAAAATCCATTATTCGATAAAAAGTTCATGCAACAGATTATGTTGTATTCTGGACTTTGGAATGATTTCTGTAAATTGGTTCGAGGAGAAAAGGATTTTTGGGGAAATTTCCAACCGGCACAACTTGATACTATCATTTTATCGCAGCTAACTTTTGATAATGACAAAAGCATTACAACATGGAGGCTGGAGTCAATGGCAGAACGATTTGGTATTGATTTGGAAGACGCACATGACGCTGATGCCGATGTAACAGCGACAAGGGAGATTTTGAGGATCGTTACATCCCGGATGCGTGAACAAAGTACTGGAGGTAATGCTATTGGTAGTTTGGCTACTGAGAAGCAAGAAAAATTGAGAGACCATTTTAAAATTTAAAACTATTGTAATATGAAGCATAAATTTCAATTTGACAAAAAAACTGGAACTATGGTTCCAATGACAAGTACAGCTGTTGAAGAGATTAAGGTAAACGAACAAGATAGTGCACAGCAGTTCCAATCTGACATACAGGATAAAAAGCCAATGTTTGCAGAGGGTAAAAGTATTGCAGTGAAGTCCGGTGCTATTAATACTCAACAAAATCAGATTGTGAAAATGCAACGAGTTGACACTCCAACACCGATTCAATTGATAAATGAAAACGGAATCCCTGAAGCCTATCTTGATTCGGTTACTACAGGAGTGATGATGTTTCGTGAACTTCAAGATTATGACATTTGTCAAATTACAGATGAAAAAACAGGTAAAGTCCTTGCGTACATAGGAGGTTATGCGCTTCAAATAAATTTTAATATGGCAGAATTGAATACTATAGAGCGAATAGACCAGTGTTTACAAGGAATGGTGAAGCTGTTCAGACATAAAATAATGAATCAAGCCATTAATAATAAGTCTTCTGGTGATTGATTTTTGGACTTTGTTTGTGAGTATTCTATTATCTATAAAAGATATATTCTTGTTAAAATTATATTGGAAATGAAAGATAATAAACTCACGGACTTGGAAGAAAAGTTCTGTTTAGTATTTTCCTGTGGGCCATCGCCATATAACGGAAATGCTAATAAAACGTATGACTTGGTTTTCAATGGTTCTACTGGTATGCTTAAAGACCCATTGAAGGACAGTTCAAAAAGGGATGTGGAAATAGCTCTTGCTGCAAGAAAATTGATGTTGCGTGATGATATAAGAGACCGCATTGACCAGATTCAAAGTGAAAGTGTGGTCAATGCGGCTACTCTTAGACCACGATTGACCGAAACATTATTGAAAATAGCTGATGAATGCTCTACTTTGATGTGTGCGGATAAGTTTGGAACCCCATTATCACCCGCCGCTTTGCGTTCTGTAGCTGTCAATGCTATCAGTAAATTGACTGATATGTATGGAATCAAGGAGGATATTGCACACAAGGTGATGCTTGAGGGCACCAATGGTGATGGCATTGTGTTTAATTTGGTCATGCCAGAATCAACCAAGGGGAATGAACTTGGTGAAGTGATTGAATAACAATAGTAATTATATAAGATGTTTTTAATTATGAACTCATTAATGGTTGGTGATAAAATTACTATTCGATATTCAAAACAGCTTGATAAAAGTGGCAATAATATCTTGACTAATAAAACTGGCATTGTTACAAAACTGATGAAAATTGGTAAAAACATAATTGGCGTATACGCTGATGTGAAAGTTATGCGCCGTATGAGGAATTATTATGTGCCAGTTTGCTCTATTGAAGGTCCTGATGAAATTGATAAGACGAGAACATTAAGCATTTTAAAATCAACAATATTGTAAGATAAAATGGAAATAGATTTGGCAAATGTAATAAGTGCGTGTGGTACGGTAGTTGCTGCTTATTTAGCTTACAATCAGTACACAAAGAATAAAATTACAGACTTGAAAGTGGAGTATTTTAAAAAAGAGGAAGAACGTAAGTCATACAAAAGAAGTGAGAACACAGCGAAGGTGTTTGGTGAGCTATGGAGAATTTTATATGAATTAAAAGCTGATCGTGTGTATATCGTGCAGCCACATCCTCTTGGACATGTGGCATTTCTTTCAATTCAGTTTGAAGTGAAACGAAAAGGGGTATCCGGTATGCTGGACTCTATACAAACACTTCCAATGAGTGAAGTGGCAAATTTTTCCAAAGTCTTGGCTGAAAATTTGTTTTTGTTTTATACAGATATAGACAATGAAGTAAAAGATAAAGTTGCAAAATCACTGCTATCTGTTAATGGATGTAAGGCTGTGGCCATTAAACGGTTGAATAGTTCTGCGGATTGGGTAGGAAACATTTTTTGTGAATTTACTGACAGGCAATATCCGGATGAAGAAACTATTCATCATGTACTTCATGAAGCAGCTATTAATATACAGTACATTCTTCCTGAAGTAAGGGAACGCAAGATCTAATTAATATAAATAAATGAACACATTAATTTAAAAACAAATTATATTATGAACACATTGAAAAAAGGTAGTCGTGGAAATGATGTCAAAACACTGCAAAAAGCATTGAATTTGATTGTTGATGGCATTTTTGGTAATTTGACTGACGAGGCTGTTAGAGAGTTTCAAAAATCTAATGGTCTGAAAGTTGATGGAATTGTCGGTAATAACACTTGGGCAAAACTTGGCATCAAAGATAATGCAGAAATAAAAAAGAGTATTCGTAATATTAAAGAAATAATCATACATTGCTCTGATACCCCAGAAGGTAAGGATTTCACTGTTGATGATATCCGTAAGTGGCATTTAGCTCGAAATTTTAGTGATATAGGTTATCATTATGTAATTTATAGGGATGGCTCTGTTCATGAAGGGAGAGATGTCAATATCTCAGGTGCCCATTGCACGAATCATAATTCTATTAGTATTGGCATTTGTTATATTGGTGGTCGTGCTGCGGTAGGAACCACACCGAAGGATACCCGTACTGAAGCACAGAAGAAATCGCTTATTGATTTGCTGAAGAAATTGAAAAAACTCTACCCTAATGCCACAATTCATGGTCATTGTGAATTTGCTGTAAAAGCTTGTCCGAGTTTTGATGCTAAACGAGAATATGCTAATATTTAAAAGGTAATTATGTTGAAGATATTGCTTAAAAAGTTTTGGCCATATATCGTTATTGGTATATTGAGTATGGCACTGTGGGGGAGTCTGCATAGGTCTGTTACATGGCACAAACAGGCAGATATGCTTGAAACTACTATCAGTAATTTGAATCAGCAAATCAAGTTTACTGAAATACGATTGAATGATTCGATAAAGGTATATCAAGCGGAAGTAAAAAGTCTGAATGTCACACAAGATAATTTGAAGGCAAAATATGACAAATTACTTAATGCCTCGAAGTTAAAACCTAAAGATGTCAGTAAAGTTACTGAAGTTGAATCAATAATACATGATATTGATACAGTGCCGGCTGTTGTGGATTCATTTGGAGGTATCAATGCGAAACTTGAAGATAGGTTTGTGAAGATAGATGTTGAAGTATTGCCGAACAAAAACACTATTATAGATTATGAAATACGTGATAGCCTGACAATAGTTAATGTGCAGAAGAGGCGATCTATACTTTGGGGGCTGATCAAGTGGAAGAGGCCAAAGGGTATTCGTGTGATTAATCATAATCCCAAAGCCACAATCGTTAGTTTACAAACAATAGATGTTATCGAATAATGGGAAAGAAATTCATAAAGCCAATAACACCTGAAAAGCTAAAACAGCTTGGTAAAGGTTCTACGGATAACTTGAAAAAGGTAAAAGGATTGTAGGAAAACTTTTTGTTCATAATCGTAAAGATGTTGAAATGATGCCGTTCTGCTGTGAAGTAGGGCGGCATTTTTGTTTCACTTTTGAGAGGTTTTGATTATTTAATACTGCTGTTTTTGTATTCGCAAATCAATTTGTTATCAGTGCATTTATTATATAAATCAACAGGAGGATATGCTGGAGGGCGAATGTTTTTATCTGTAAGAACTATTATTATAAAAGACCAAATTGATGAGAAGCAGTGTTATATAAATCAATGATATATGGCACGGTTAGAAAAACCAAGAGGGTTAAATATTACCTTTAAACCCTCTGAAAGGCAGTACGAATTATGGAATGCGTTACAGCCTAACCATTGCGACGAATGCGGTGGAAAACTCATTATGAAGCCTAATGGATTTGATAAGAATGGACATCAAATCTATCAAGCTACATGTGATAAATGTGGTAATACAGATATTCCCGAACAAGTGCTTGGGGGCGGAAGCGCAGGTGGTGGAAAGCAAATGTCTTTAGATTCAAATATATGTACACCATTTGGTTTTAGAAAAGTACGGGATTTGAAAATTGGGGATATTATTACAGACCCAAATACTGGAGGACAACAAAGGATAATCTGGCTGCATCCTATTTGTGAATGTCAATATTATAGAGTATATTTTGTTGATGGAACCTACTCTGAATGTTCTGAAGATCATTTGTGGCAATTGCACGTCTCTCGTAAAAAAACAAAGAAAAAGGATGAAAATGGCAATGCAATGAATGAGAGGGTATGGACTACAAAAATGATAGCAGAGTGGATGCAGGAGAAAGAAAATGGAATTAACAAAGGAGTAAATTTGATTATCCCATTAACTGCTCCGGTTCAGTTTACTATGGCTGGAAGATACGATTATGATAAAATCATTGACCCATATTTCATTGGATGTCTTATTGGTAATGGTTGTTTCACTCGAAATATGGTGGATAATGGCTCTGTTGAACTTACAACTATGGATGTTGAAATGGTTGAAAGAATAGCTGAAGCAGGCTTTTCTTATACTTCCATACATCAAAAAACAGGTAATAAAGCAAAGAATTATCTTTATCGTAACAATCGTCTAATTGAGCATCTTAATAGAATTGGTCTTGCCGGTCATTCGGCAGCAGACAAGTTTATTCCTGACGTATATAAGTATTCGACAATAGAAAACAGAAAACTGCTTATGCAAGGTCTAATGGATACTGATGGGTATGTAGATGATCGTGGGCACATGAGTTACACTTCTATTAGCAAACAATTGGCTGAAGATGTGGCTTGGGTTGTCAGAAGTCTTGGTGGGAAAGCTACAATTACTTCCAAAATACCGACTTATACTTACAAAGGAGAAAAGAAAGAGGGGCAGAGAGCTTACACTGTTTATCTTATGACCAAATTTGATACTGAACTTGTCTATATTCCAAGAAAAAAGGAAAGAGCAAGAAATGGCTTTAATGGAGGAAATTCTGAACTTGGGAAGAGAATTATTGGGTGTGAGAAGATTGGCATGGTGGAAGGACGTTGTATTACTGTCGATAATCCCAATGGGCTCTATGTCGCAGATAATTTTACCGTTACCCACAACTCTTACATTGGTTGTTGTTGGCTAACCCTCAGTTGTATGCAATTTGAAGGAATCCGTATGGTTGTTGCCCGTAAAGTTCGTAAAACACTTTTGGAAACAACGTGGAATACTTTAAAGGATGTGTTAAGGGCTTGGGGGCTAAAGCAAGATGTACATTATCATATCAATAACTTATTATATACAATTACATTTTGGAACGGTTCTGAAATCATTGCAATGGACTTGACACCCAGTCCTGGCGACCCGGATTTTAACTCTTTAGGTTCACTTGAAATTACAGGTGGTTTTATTGATGAGGTATCTGAGGTGTCGGAAAAGGCTGTTGAAGTGTTGGCTTCTCGTATTCGTTATAAAATAGCAGAAACCTTTGTTGTAGGAAAATTATTCATGTCAACAAATCCTTGTTTGACATGGGTAAGGTCAACTTTCGTAATGGATGATGACGGAAATCCCGTAACATTGTCTAAAGGTTATCGCTATATTCCTTTCAGCTTGTTTGACAACCCCAACGAGCAGTTTCGGGCAATTTACTATAACAAATTGAGCAAGCTTCGTAATAAAGCGGACAGAGACCGTTTGTTATACGGTAACTGGTTATTCACTACCAGCAATAAAATGGCTGCCTATTGGAATTTCGATGGCGACAAGCACCTTGTTCACAATCTTAGGGAACAGGTTTATGACCCGATGAAACCACTTATATTAAGTTTTGACTTTAATGTCAATCCATATATGAGCTGTTTACCTATGCAGATAGATTACGATAATAAGAAAATCTATATTTTCCCGGAGTATGTAGGTTATCCGAAGGACAAGAGAAACAATACACCGACGTTCACAAAATGGATAGCTGCCCAGCTTGTTGCTGACGGTCATATTGGTGGCGTGCTTATGACCGGCGACCCGGCAGGATTGGCCCGTTCGACACAGACGGAAGATGGCGTGAACAATTTTACCATAGCTAATAAGAACATGACAAACGCTGTCCTTAAACCTAAGATACAGCTTTTGAGCAAGCAACCTGCTATGGTAACAAGATTGGAGTTCGCCAATGAATTATTGAATGGATATAATGGATGGACGATAGCTATTGACGCTCGATGCCACAGGTTGGTTGAAGATTTTGTCTATCAAAAGAAGAATCCTGATGGGACCAAAGAGAAAAAGAAAATATTGAATGAAAGTGGGGAAAGGGTAGAGCGTTATGGTCATTTTTCTGATTGTTTCGATTATGCTGTGATATATTATCTTGGGAACGAATATTCAAATTATCGTACAGCGACAGTTGATATAGTAACCACGATTGATATGGGTGAGACTGTTTATGGAGATTTTGACTATTAATAATAAATTAAGAATACAATGGCATATTTACGTTTCCTGACAGATAAAGATTATTGCTCTATCGCTACGGAAGAGCACATGAAGCAAATTATTAGGGATATCCCTGAACGAATACCACAAGCCGAACAAAGAGCTGAGATGCAAATGTTGGAATATCTTGACCAATATTATGAAATAGAAAAAGTGTTGGCAGTAGGTAAAAACATCCGTGAATATAATATTTTTGTGTCTTATCCAGGACAAGTATGGATTAAGAAGGATGGATATATATTCAAAACACTGACTTGCATCAATGGTTTGAAGAGGCCGACCAAAATTGTATATTGGAAACAAATAGTCGAATTTATTGATCCGCTTCTTATTGATAAAGCAAAAAAGTATTCTCAGCTACGTACCTATTCAAAAGGAGAGGTTGTAAAATTTGGAACCGAATATTGGCAGTGTGTGACACCTCATGGATATGAGGCCGGAGATATTCATATACCTGGCGCTATAGTTTGGAAAGAAGCTGAAATTATAGCATGGGAGCCGAATCTTGAATGGAGGAAAAATATGGTCTGCTCTTTTAATGAGAAATTTTATCAATATCTTGAAGAAAAAATGGAAGATGGTTCTGAAGAAAGTTCTGACGAGTTTTCAGATTCGGAATTGGTATTGACGCCGGAAGAAGATGATAAATGGGGACTGATAGGGGATTATTCAGAAGAGCTTGAATATGTGTATGTAGAAGATTCGCATGATTATGTTGTCGCTGAAGAAACTGTATTTTATCCTGTAATGAATCCAAATCCTGACGAGTTGATAGAGGGTAAGAACATAATAAGGGATGATCCGAGAAACATCAATATAGTGGCTCATATGAGCCGGATAGCACTATACCATCTACATTCTATCATATCTCCAACAAATATATCAGAAACTCGTAGGTGGGCGTATGAAGATTCGATTACATGGCTGTATAATGCTTCCAAGTTTAAAATTAATCCGCAACTTCCAAGAAAACGGGAACATGATTCTAATTTGCCGAAAGTGGACTGGGCCTTAGCTACGTTTCAAAAGGATTTTGACCCAAATGAAAATGCTTGGTTGATATAAATATGATATATTTTTCTCTTTTTTCTGTTAAAATATGGCAGTAACCCTTATTGGGACGCTGCCATATTTATTTTTTATTTTATCGAAAAATAATATTAAAATGTAAATTTGATAAAGATAATCGTGTTTAAAATTCAAATTTTATATGTACATTTGCGGATGAAAACGCAATGTTTTATTACAAATTGTGCATTGAATGTAATGAATTTATAGTTTTAAAACTGTGCAATTAACTGATTTTTAAAGAAATATACATATAGGGTGAGTGTGTCCCGTACGCACCGC